GGTCACTTGTATTTATATCCCCATCAAAGGTTGTGCGATTATATGTAGCCCAAGGAGTAAACATTGTTCCAAACTCACCGTGTGACTTCCAAGATTCGTCGTCTTGTACCACGGCATAAAGGCTATCAACATGGTCAATGTTTGTAGTACGCTCTACATTATCTGTGTGGTCAATAATTGCTACACAATCACCACGATTGTAAGCAACATTTAACATTTTCTGTACAAGAGCTCCAGAGTTGTATTCGTAAACAGGATAACCGCCAGTAGTCATATACTTAAACGAATAATTACCTTTATCCATTAAACCGTCACTTGAACCTGCGTCAAATATTTTACTAAGAGCACTATACATTGTTCTAATGTTAATACCGTTAACCATAACTCTATACGTTTTCGACGAATCAAAAGTTGGAGAAATGTTTTTATCCCAAACAGTATCTTTGACAACACCGTCGGTAGCCCACTTTTCAATCCATTCATTACTATATGTTTTATATGTTACTTTATCTTCGGTTACCTCTTTAATTTCTTGTAAAGTAAATTCATAAGCACCCTTCGGCCAATCGGTAGGACTATCTCCCGTAATTATTTGATAATTATTTGGAGTCCCTGGTTTTCTCTGGTAATACTTATCAGCCACATAAGGGGTTTCATTTGAAACAGGTTTCCTTAAGTAATAAGGAATTGTAGTAAGAGCTGAATAGAAAACCTTTGAAGCGTTACCTGTAGATTTAATAACTCCATTATCGATATCTTGACTATCAATAGTAGTAGTCACATATACAAAACGTTCCATTGTAACATCATCAATAGTAATGTTTTTAATACTTCTCGTATAATAAGTGTTACTGCTACTATATACTTTACCGTTGGCTACTTCAAAAAACTCCGGCATAGAAGCAGACAGACAATCTGTGTAAACTTCTTTTTGTTCCTCATAATTAGTATAATTCTGAGCCCAGTCTTCCGGTTGTGTACCACTTAAAGTTGTATACTCAGGAATGTCAATGTCAGGATTGACACGTTCATATAAAACATTAAGTCCTTGACTAAGTAACTCTTTAGCCATTACATAACTAGGGTCTAAATCATCTGTGGTAAACATAACACCACTGTAAGGTACAGCTTCGTTAGCAAAACCTTTTCCCATACCACCTATGTCCTTATAATACTGAGTCGTGCTAAACTTTGGGGCTTTCTTACCACACATCGTTTCAAAACTTGCAACATCAGTAAATAAGGTAGGTTTGTTTATTCCAATTACATTCTTATACTCCTGTTTTGTAAAATTGTTAGTAACATCTACAAAACCGGGAATATAGGCAATATCCGTACTCTCGGAATTTTTACCAGGACTAGTTAAATCGTGTTCAACAATTTCAATCTTTGGCATATGTCTTCTCCTTATTTTAATATAACATCTTTCATAAACTCTTCTTCTGATTTATCTGATATGACACATTGTGTGCAAAGAGAGATGGTGTCTTTGTATCTCACATCAAACAAATATGCGTCATCGACAGTTAAATGAATTGTATTCCTTGTAAATTGTCCTGAAATTAGTCTTTCAGGAATGTTTGAGTTGTCTTCAACTTCACTGCTCATACGTATATTCGCATCATGATGAAAATTAACCCCTTCATAAGGAATTATGACATCTAACTTCGGATAGTTTACAATATTAAATACAATGTTTCTTGTAAATTCATCAGCCTCATCGAAATACCTTGTGTATATATCTAATTGATAAGGTATACTTATAGGTATAGCGTTTAACTGATAACTTCTTCCTCCCGCTATAGCACCTAATTGTTTACCGTCATAGCTTAAAACTCTTTTTGTCGTATCAAGTACTGTGTAACCTCCACTTCTCGATAAACTTATTAAGGGTAACTGAATTGGGGAGTCATTATTTTTGTCAGCAATTACTTGGAACAACCTTTTAACATCATTTGGACTAACTAAATTTATTTGTGTATCCTTGGTCCATTTTCTTAATTTATTTATTATTGCATCATCGTACAACTTAATAGACATTTTAAACCTCATTTACATATCGCTCGTAATATTCATCCAAATTATTTTTAACATAATTAAACGTGTTAAGGAATATATGTGTACCCTTTATTCCGAAAACACCGTCCTCGATTAAATTACAAAGCGAGATAATACTTATATTAGTGTGGGGGTAATTTTTAACAGGGTTAATATATAAACGCCATCCACCTTTTATTTTCTCGAAGGTAAAAAATTTTACTGCTAAAATTATAATCTTCCTTAAGTCAAACGGTTTATTTATACCATCGAATACATTAGTTTCATTAAAATATTTATTCAAAGGTATAAACTGTTTATTATCAAGGTTTTGTAAAATCTCAATATATATTTCACTTGTTAACCATTTAATAAATTCTTTATCGTAATTATTAGAGATAATTGTTAATGTCATTAGCTTTATCATCGTCGTCAGACATCTTGTCTAACGCTCTTATTATACCGGCGGTTATTTCAACTTTGTCACTGATATTACTGATTACTTTCATATTAAGTAACGTACTTCGTTTATCCTGTTTTACAGCTGTTGAATATTCGTCATAAGTTATCCAATTACCATCGTGAAAAACTAAATATGTATTTATTAAATTACTTTCGAGAGGTCTGTCAGTGTGCTCTTTCTCTCTGACAAATATTATATTACCTTCTACTTTTTCACTTCTAGGAATATCCTTCAACGTACTATATGATTTTTGTTTAAGGATTTTATCCTGCATAGCTTTTGTTAATCTTAACTTGTCGGTTGTCAAATAATTATAAGCCGTGTTTACATAATAACTTTTATTTTCTGTTGGGTATTCAATTTTACTAGCCCTATTAAAATATTCCGATACCCATTTTTTAACTACATTTGCTTGTTGTGTGTAAGGTATTTTAAATCTTTTTATCGCATCGTTCAATGTATACTCGTAACTAGTTGAACTAACTTTATTAGAATGTCCGGTATCATCAGTTGACCATTGTTCAATTACACCATATATTGTGTCAATACCTTCGTCACCCGGTTTTCCGGCTGGTAGTATATCTCCCGAAATTGGGTCTATAAATTGGTCCTCTGAAATATATGTTGTATCCGTAAAGTATTTTGACAACTCTTTTTTATCCATTACAATTTCAAACGCATTTAGGGTATAGTCGAACTCAGTTTTTGGCCTGTTATATAATGACTCAAGTCTTAAGTAGTCATGTGACAAATCAACTTTACCGCTTTGAATATAATCATTTAATAACTTGAAATTATCCTCATAACCTTTTTTAGGTTCAAACTCTAACTGGTCAAGGAATTTCATGTACGGATTTTTACTTTCGTCTATCCCGTAAAAATCAAAATTTTCAAATATAGCATCTTTAATATTTTTTAGACCTTTGTTTGGATATGCGTTTATAATTTGTTCGGTTATATTTCTTCTTGTTTGTGTACTTCCTTTATTCCATTTTTTAAAAATGTCTTCAGATATTGAAGGGACAGCCTCTAATAATACTAGTTTCATTTTAATTGTACCCCTCTTCTTTATTTAATAAATTAAATGAACTATGTTCATAATTTTTGTTTTCGGATATGTAAGTGTTCTCATACTCCGGAACAATTTCACAGGTTATTGCTGCTGGATATACCATTGAATTTGTTATTTTTACACATCTGAATAATCTACCTTTACTATTGTCTATTCCACTAGGGATTATAAATAGTGCCCCTACTTGTATTTCAGGAGTGTCATATGCAATATCAATTAAAGAGCTACTTTCTTGTAACTCACTTACCCAACCACGTTTTTTCATAGTGCTTTGTGTAGGATGTTCTTCAAAGATACAACCGATAAGTAAAGGTTCTTTGTAATTACTATCTATTTCAGAATAGGTTGTCCAAGTTTTATCTTCTCTTGGAGCCCTATATATTACTTGTATACCTAATAACTTTACCATTTCATCGAAATATTTTCTATGTATCTTTATGTCAGGAGTGAGTAGTTTTCCGTATTTTTGTTGCATATTATTACTCCTTCTCTGATAATATCTCTGTTAAAAGATACACATCGTCACCATGTTTAGCTCTATAGTCATAAAAATTAGTTTCAATGTTGAAAATAATTTCAGATATTATTTCTGAATATTTGTTTTCCTTTAATTCAAGATAATCTTCAAGTTTTATATTTTTGTTTATACTATATGTAATCAATTCAACAATATATTTACCTAGTAAAGCGTCCCCAAATGACTTTTCCAAAGTTTCTTTTACAATATCATTGTTAGCCTTTGTTAAATCATCATGCGCGGCCTTACTTACGATAGCTATATTTGTGATATCGTTAAAATCAGAATTACTTGAGGTAGGATGAATTCCATTTATGTGATGGGCTTGAAAACCTTTTTTATATAATTGTTCCCCAAGTGTTGTTTTAAGAGCTTGTTTTCCGTAGGATGTTCCCCAAAAACCTCGAGGTTTATAACTCCTGTTACTTAGTAAACTTAATAGTGAATTATTTTCATGTAAATAATCTTCAAATAAGTTTTCATCTAAATATAATTTCAAAGTTTCACCTACTTGTTTATTATCAATTATATATACAAGAAAAGAGGTAGGTTATTTCCTACCTCTTTAAGTCTTTACAGGTTTTTATATTCTATACTCTGTAGGTATTAAATCTTGTGCCTCTTTTATATTTTTCATTATTGCCGCTTTATGAACTTTCCAGTAATTATCAAAAGCATCAATATCGTCAATTGTTTTTTGCATAAGATTTTGTACGTCTTTAAAATCAGTAACTTTATATTTAACAAGTCTTTTAATGTTAGAGACATAGTCCATTGAAGTAGGGGCAGCATAACCTTTACCTAATAATTCCGGTTCGTCGTATTCTTCAGATAAAGTATTGTCTACTTCTTCTTTAAAACCGTTTGCAAACATAGCTTTTCTTTGTGCGTCTGCTTGTTTTTTTGTTCTAAATTTTCCGTGTGTACCTTCAGTACCTTTATTTACCCATTTATCGTCTTTTGTTTTAATTGTATCCTCATGTAAAGAAATATCTTCAACAGGTTCCATAACAGCGTCAACCCCACGAGACTTTAAATGGTCGTAGGCCCTTTTTGCATCATTATACGAATGATAAATATAACCAGCTTCTTTATCCCCTACCATATACTGTGTCTCTTCATCATCTTCTTGAAGTCTTTTACTAACAGGTTCCTCATTTTTATGATTGTAACTCCCGTTTAGATAACCTTCATTATGTGATTGTGAGCCTACATAAAAACCAAAATTTTTTAATTGTCGAATCAATTCATCTGCGACGGGTTTACTATACTTATCTATATCATTAGGTTTATGTATCTTCCGCATATCAATTTTCTCAGAAGCTGTAGCTTCATTACCGTCCCACTCTACTGTAACCTTTATTTTATTATTCTCTAAATAAGTGCTGACCAGCTCTACACGAGAATAAGAAAGTGCATTGATAGCATCTACAACATCTTCTGCAAATTCATTGATATCGTCTCTTGTAAAATACTGCGACGGGTCGATGTCATATGCTCCACCATAGTCGCGAGCACTTTCAATGACATTTTTATGCTTTGGAGTAGTACCTTTTTGATAAGACTCGTTAAATTCATTGTCTTCTAGATACATATCAATTGCAGAAATAACTTCATCTTTGATGGTATCTATGTCGTTTTCGTCCGAATTTGTTGTAGTATCAAATGCTACTTGGCAAGCTTCCTCTGCAACACCGTCCGATAATTCATAAATTAAAAATTGAATATCGTCAATAGTATCGGCGGACTCAACAGCTTTTTTAAAATCAGTAACTTCATCAGGTTCGGGGTTGTAACTTTCGTTAACATTTTGTTTATACTCCGGTTTGAGTTCGTCTATAATACAGTTTATAACCGAATTAAAGTCACCTGTATTAAACATTTCTGTGTAAAAATCACAGTCAGTAATTTCCCACCAGCGCTTATCGGGAACCATACTTTCTATTCTATCTGCAAATGAATCGGCTATACTATAAAGGGACCTATCATTACGAATACAATAATCTAAGGTTTCTTTAAGAGATTTACGAAGTTCTTCCTCAAAGGTAGGTTTTATCTCTACCTTTGATACCTCAACTTCGTTTAATAAATTATCTATTGATTCATTAAGTTTTTTAATACTCATAAATTCACCCCTCTTTAACAATACCCTTACAACGAACCTTTTTGTTTTCGTCATTTTTTGTTCTGTAATTGTAACTTAAAGCTTCACAAACCATTTTACTATTTGTTTTTAATAAGAAAGGGGCTGCGTCCTTTGTGATATTTAAGTTTTTTCCTTGAAATCCTTTATGGTTCTTTGTGGAAATGTTTTCATTAAAGGAGAATTTAGTATTTTTAACCTTACCACTTGTAAACTTAATTAAACCTTCAACGATTATCTGTTTTGGAGAACGGGTAGATTTCGTAGCTTTGAAAGATTCTACGTTACTATAATTTTCCTTTAAGTAATTTTCACACAACTTACTGAAAGATTCATTGAATTCGTTTTCTGCAAATTCAGTCTCTTCTTCATTATCGTTGTCTTCTTCTGATTCATCATCAATTGAATTTGTTTCAATATCTTGAATTGTCTCATCGTCTAAAGGTTTTATAACTTCTTTGTCTTCAAAGTGTTTATCCTCAACAGGTTCAGTTGTAACTGTAACCTTTCCGTTATCTTCTGAAGTCATTGTGGTTTTTGAGTCATCTGTAGTAATTGTTACATCTTTTACACATTCTTTTAATGATTCATTCTCCGCTCTATTATAAGTATAGCTGATATAACCGTTATCCAGCAGCTCGTCAGCTTTTGAATTCATTTCATCTCGACTCGTAAACTTTAATTTTCGTCCCTCCCCATTTTCATCGACTTCATCCATGATTTCAATTACACCTCTAAAAGGATAATGGTTATAGATATGAGTAGAGAACACTTTATCATGAGCTGTCTGTCCAAACAAATCTTTAGTATCATTATCAACAGATTCTTTTAATGATTCATCAAACCAACTCTTGTAATCATTTTCAAGAGAAGACACTACTTCGTTAGCAAGAGTTTCATCATTATACTTATCTTTTATTTCGTTGTAGATTGTGTCGTAAGTATCTGGAGTGTACTTTGATTGATACTCTGTAAACAAGGTGTCACGAAGGTTGTCTTCTTCTTCTGTTTCTTTTAATGATTCGTCATACTTACCAGCAATTACTTGATAGTCACCGTATTTGTCCTTAACTACTTGAAGACCTGCTTCTTTTATTTCTTTATTTGTCTGATTAGATATTTTACCATAACGTTTCATATCATAATCAACCCATTGTTGATATTCATCAATATCTTTACCGATATCTTCTTTGATGGATTCTTTAACACCTTTACCTTCACCTGAAAGGATTATACCGTAAATATACTGTAATGCTCCAAAATCATTCTTCTTTTGCATATTACTTTTTATAGTTTCAAGATAATTTTTATCTCTTACCTCGTCAGTAATTGAATCTAAAAATTTTACGATTTCACCTTTAGTAGCCATTTTTGATATTTTATCTTTATTTTTTACTAAGATATTACTTAAACTACCTTTATAATCTGTTACAGTAGCTTCGTTAAAGGACTCTTTAACACTGTTAAGTATATCTTCAATATATTTAAAATTCCAACTACTAGAAATTCTTTGCTTCAATTTTTCAATATCCGTCGACATAAAATCGCGTTTGGAGGCTGCAGAGGCGTCTCTTATAGCATCTGCAGTTCTATTTGAAGCAGAAATAACATAACTTTTTAATTGCCTAAATTGATAATCGGGTATTTTCATAATATTAAGGGCGTTATCCTTAATATACTGTTTAACCTTTTCCTCATATTCTTTACATGCTTTATTTATAACTTTAATTCTGTCCTCTAGTTGTTGTGGGTCTACTTCTTCTACATTACCTAAGAACGTAGTAACATCGTCATAAGCAGCATCAAGATTCTTTTTGAAAACTTGAGGGTCGAAGTTTGCTACAGAAACACCATTGAAATCATTCACATGCTCATAAGACGGAAATTCCTTGTACTCTTCATAATTTATATTTTCCAAATGATGAAAAGCAATTGATATATATACATCACTACCTGAGCGTAAATATGTTATTGGAATTAGACCTTTGTAAAGATATGCTTGGAATCTATTACCGTCGTCGGTAAAATCGCCTTCACGGTCTCGTGTTACCCCAGGAATAGAAGATAATCTAATTTTATTGTCTTCATCTAAAACGGCTTCATTTATGAAATCATCTTCAGATACTTCGAATGATTTATCAATAATATTAAGTAAATTCTGAACCCTGTCGGTAGTAGCTTCATTTAATGATTCATTTTTTACCTTTGATTTTATTATGAAAGGAACACTGGCTTTACCACCATAACCTGTATCATAAGAAATATTATGGTCTTTAAGATATTTTTCAAAATCTTTTACATCAGTCCATTTTACAGAAAATCTTCTAACACCAGAATTTAATTTATCAACATATTTAGCAAAAGTCTCGTCAGATGTACCAATATGATGACTAAAATCTGTGTATTCATCTGCTAATATTCTTATTCTTAAATTCCCATATTCAGGTAATTTATAATATTTGTAATATTCATCTGTACGGTCATACATAAGTTTAGTTCCTTTTGGAATTATAACTTCGTCACCTTTTATCAATTCAGGATAATTTTTTAACTTATTGAATAAAGTTATATTATCATCTTCAATTGCCGATAAAGTATCATATTCATAGTCATCAGTAAATTGAAGTGTTGTAGCTTCATTTAATGATTCTTTAATATCATCTTCTACTTTTTCCTCGGTTTCAGTATTCATAGGAGCTACTTCACCTATAACTTTAAAGCCATCTGTAGAATAACAATAAGGACATTCCATATCTATATTAGCGTTGTTTGTTTCGTCATCAATGACGACTTCGTCCTTGTCTTTATAAATTTTTGAATGACAAACGTTACAATCAATAATGACTTTACCAATATAAGAATCTTCAATGTCGTCTTCTGTCTCGGCGTCCATATCGAAAATAGTTGTCTCGTCAACATTGTCGTCAATGTTTTCGAAGTCGGCAAGTTTCTTTATACCGTCTGCAGAAACGTCAAAAGTTTCTTCATTCAAAGCATCAAGAGCTTTGAAGGCTTCTGTTAAATAACTCATATAATATCTCCTTAATAAAATTTTATTTAACTACAATAATTTAATACAATTGAACAAATCAATCGTAACAGTATATAAGTTGCGTATTTGTTTGTAAATATGTTCTTAACTCACTTAATTCTGTGTTACCCTCGTTAAGTAATGTTTCACCGTCTTGTGCCCACAAGGCGTTGGATTGGGTGAATCTACTTCTTATTCTACCGACGTATATTTTTGATAAGGCTTTAGAAAGCCTCATTATAACATCAATCCAGAAATCGGAGGTGACTTCCTCAACACTATCGTACCTTGGAACATATTCAATAGTTACACTGTCCCCTATATTTAGGGTTGTGTTTATATAAAGTTTTTTCTCACTGTCTTCAAAATAGTACGCCAAGTCAGTCGATAAGGTATTATGTATTTGTTGTACAGTACTCCAGGAAGAAAAATTGTAAGCATAATTTTGAAAGTTATACATACTTCCTAAACCGTTTGTAAATTGATATAATCCTAATTGAACAGGGTCTGTACTAACAGTACTACTATTACCTACATCTCCACTTATACCTGTGCCAGTAGAACGTAAAACTTTAGTGACAGCGTTAACCTTATATTTTGTTAAATCAATACATCTACTATAAGGTACAGTTATTATTTTTGTTGAACATATATACCTTTGAACTTCTCTTAGTGCTGAATTAACTATTTTCTGTAGGGTGCTATCGTCTACTTCTAAATCTAACACACCTCCAGTAAGAGCTAACTTTATTTCATCTACATAAGCGTCCATTTGCATAGTTTAGTAAGCTCTCCTTTAACAAATTTTTACAACACTTTATACAATTACTTCCCAGTTAATTTCCATATAAAAGTTTCTTGTCCACTATCAATGACAGGTAAGAACCCGTGAGCTAACATGATAGTATCGTTACTACTAGATTTCCCATAATAACCATATTGATTACCAAATAACTGGTCAAACCCTCTTTGTCTAAGAAGATTATCTGTTATATGTTTGTTAGTTTTAGGATTATACCAGTGCCTACTTAAAGTTGTACCCTTACTCGTAAATCCTAGTTTGTGATAAACTTTCCCTTCAAACTTTGATTTGTCACAGTATGATATAATACTTTTAGGAGTAAATTTAGTTATAAAATGCTTAAATAATTTTTCTTCACCTCCTACAACATAATAAGGACTACATAATCTAATTAGTTCGTATTCGTAATTCTTATTGTAACGAGGTTTACCAAACGTCATTACAGAGACTAATTTTTCATTATTGAATAATCCTAATCGGATAGTATCTTTAGCGTATCCTTGTAAATGATACTTATTAAGGAATGTTTTTACTGTTTGTTTATCAACTTCTTTTATTACACAATCCCTTGCATAAACTTTTTCTCTTTTAGATAACAAGTTAACTATCTTAACTTCGTCATCCCAATCCCAAACATGAATACACCTATAATTATATTTATTTGCTAAATCTGTTTTAATTTTATGATAGTTTTCGTCTAATCCATTTTTATTTCCGTAAGGAATATAATATGTATTATGTGTAACAGTAGGATTTATTTCAATTAAAAAATTACCTACTTTAAAATCATAACTTTTTGTTTCAAGCACGAATTCTCTTTCGTATTTAATACCGTTATTATCTAATATTTTTGCAAACTGATTGTTCGGCTTTGTAAATTTCTTTTTACGGTGTGTTGAAAGATAATCTAAACATAAAGGATTTTCAATTCCGTATCTTTCAACCATTGTTTGTTTTTGTTTTATCAATCCTTGTTTATAAGATTCTTCTAACGTTCCATAATTAGTAATTCTTGTTTGTTGTCCTTTTTGCCAGTTGTTTATGTTATCTGAAGGGTATATTTTATACTTAGTAGCCCAACTTAGTTTAGCAGCTTGTTTTTTACTTTTATGACAATCAAAATAATCAATTATTTTATCAAGCATATAACTTTTAACATTATATTTATCCATCATATACTTACGAGAGTTATTGAGTACCAAGTAATCGTTTACAAACTCTTCTTTATCAATATTTTTTATTTTATAATTAAAAGTGTCGGTACGTTTCTCAAATGATTTTTTAATACTTTCGCTATGTTGTCTACTATATTCTTCTAAAGAACCGTACTTTTCAATTATTTTCTTTTTACGGTGAGCGTCTTTATTGTCTTTTGTCCAAAAATTCTTACCTACACTTTTAAGATGTATATCACAATTACTCTTATGACCTAAAAATGATTGTTTATTTTCAACTGTTTTTCCACATTCACATTTATACAACAAGACAAACACACCTTTCTACTAATATTTAGTATATTATAATTTACAATATTGATTAACTAAATTTAAGTAACAAAAAAGACAGGTATGTTTCAACCTGTCTTTATTTATAGGTTTAATTGTTAGCTGTTAACTTTAACATTAAGGTTGTTAACATTGGTATCAAGTAAGTTACCTTTAACGAGGAGGTATGAATACTGTCCAACTTCACCCTCTTTAGTGTCTACAACCTCGTCTCCTACTTTGTTGTATGTTGATAAGAGCTTCATATCGTACATAGTACTGAAACCTTGTGTCATTGTACCATCCGGTAAACCAAGTAACTGTGTAGGAACAACAGCCATATAAGGAGCATAAACAGCAGCACTTGTCTGGAGGTCATTACCATTTACACCAAAGAAGAATTCTCCATCAGCAAGAGCCGGTGAAACAAATACTTTTAAGCTATCAACAGTACCTGCAAAATACGGACCATTAACTACTGCAGCAGGAGCTGGTGTCCAACCCTTAACAAATGGGAGGATTGTAAGTACATCAGCACCACAAACCATGTAGTTAGGAGCAAACTTCTGTGTTCTCTTGTAAATGATAGCCTTTGCACGAGCGATAATCTCACTAAATGCTTCGTAATACTGTGAACGAGAAATTGCCTTATCGTCCTTATATCTTTCAAAATTAAGATTCTTATCAATCTCTGCACCATCGCTAAGTAACTTAACACCTTCAGTGTCTATTTCATACTGTAACTCGCCCTGTGCCTGAGCTGCAAGCTGTTGACCCATATCAAAGCCATAATCATTAGAAGCCTGGAAAGCTGCAATCTGGCTGTAATAAATAGCAATTCTACGAGCGTGAGCATGAAGGTCTACAGAAGCCATTGAAGCCTTAAGTGTAGGAAGTGATGTAGGTGTTTCCTGTTGAGGGATGATAACATTGTCATATATATAAAGTACCTTGACAACGGCACCAACAATAAACTTTGTATCATCCTTATTAAATGAGACTTTACCTGTGTTTGTATCAAAACTAACAGACTTATCAACAACTTCGCTACCAGCTGCAACAACCTTATAGTGCGTGTTATCAATCATAAGCTGTTTAATTCCAAGTACGGGAGCCCAATCAAGAGTAAATGACTTGGAAGTGTCAGTAACAATATCACCCTCAACTACGGTGTGTGATTCGCTAATGGTGTCAGATGTGTAACGAGCACGGTCCTCGTCCATCTTGCCCATATGATAAGGACTATTAAAGAGGTCATTAACCTTTACGCCACCCTTATCAATACCAGCAGAATACTTAACATAAGTAACATAACCTGCAATGCTTGTCATAGGCTGAACAAGCATAATCTCGGGAAGGATAAGATTCGGTACAGCTAAGTTTGTGATATTGAGACAAAATCTCTTGTAATCTCCCATTGCACTACGCTGTGTAGCAGCAGAAGTTTCAAAAGCTTCGTTCATAAACTTAGATGTGTTTTCAAGCATAGCTGCTAAAGCAACTTTCTTTTGTGCTGACATTGCAGCACCATTATGTGACTTTTTATGAATCGACTCAGCTAAAGCAATACGCTTAGCATAAGATTCAAGTAAATTCTTTGCCATAACTATTTAATTCCTTTCAAAAATTTAATTTAATAATTTTAATAAATCTTCATCTAAAACATCATCGGGGTTTTCATACCTCTTAGTTTTTTTACTTTCTGTCATGACTATTCGACTACCATCTGTAACTCCAAAATTGAATGGTAATTTACTCATGTTCATCTTATAGTTTCTTAACTCGTCGCAAACTCTATCAATGTCATCAAATGAATAAGATTCTTTTAATTTATTCTTAATCTCGACATCTGATACTCCCAGTTGTGAAGCTTTATTTTCAATATAGCGTTTCACGGCCTCTTCAGAGGACTTACGATACTTTTCTACAAGTTTATCAGCTTTTTTCAAATTATTTTTGTACTGGGCGTTCTTTGCTTGTGAGTCTCTACGTAACTCATTAAGTTCTTCCTTTAACGAAATTACTTCTTTGTTGTCTTTTGACATAGCTTCGTTAACTTGTTTTTTACTTTTACCAAGTTCTTCCGTTAATGAAACTATCTTTTCGTCTTTGGTGTCAATATTGTTGTTTAATGTTTTACAACTTGTCTTTAATTTTTCAAATCTTTTGTTTAATGACTCGTTTAAGTTTTTAAGCTCAATAACTTCATCATCTTTAGTTTCCAGCTGTTCCTTCATCGACACCAACTGATTTTTAACAGCTGCATACTTTTTTACATTTTCGGATAGTGTAACAACAGCATTTTTCAACTTAGCTACTACAACTTCATTCTTAACATCTTTTGCATAACAAACTGATAGTTTTTCCTGTAGCTTTGTAACTCGTTTAGTTAAGGCTGCGTTTTCCTTTAATGCTTCCTGTAAACTTTTTAATAAATCTTCTCCGGCATTGTCGGCTTCGTCATTATGTTTGTTTACATCGTCATCCTGTACGTCACTTATTGTTTCGTCTGATGACTCTTTATAGTCTAACCCAATTCTACCTAAACACTCTTCCATCGTGGCCCTGATTTTAGGAGTTTCGGCTGAATTAAGTTCTTCATTTAATGTTTTATACAATGTTTTATTACCAATTGATTCATTTACATAATTAAGTCGAGCAGACTCTACGGCAGGAAGTAAAACAGCGTCCCAACACTCACACTCATAAGTGTCTTCATCAACAACTTCTGTTCCGTCATAATCTTCATAAGTATCTCCACTACCTCTAGAAGATACGCCGATATTACAACCATAGTCACACAAAGTTTTTAGTATTCTTCCACAAGGTGTATTGATTATATCAAACACACCATAAATAACACCGTCGTCACTCTTTTTAGGAAACTCGGCTAAACATAAAGCGGCTTTAGTAATATCTGTTTCTTGTCGTCCTTCAGGATGTCCTAATTCACCTAAACAGACTTTATTTTCTATTTTTTCTTTCATTATAGGATTTTCAAAAACTTTTTCCCATAATGCAAGTGGGTATTTTCTACCGTTTCTTGTAGGGTTTTTACCGTCAGCTATAACACCTTCAAGTCTTCCAAGAATACCTCTACTCTTTTGCTCTTCAGGAGTTAATTTCTTATATGTAAATTTATTGATATGGTTAAAACTTTCAAGCATTCTTTTTACCCCTATTTTAGAAGTTTATTTTTCACTATTTAATACAATTTCTGTTTTTATAAAAAATTTTAATTTTTAGTTGACGAACTACCAAAAAATATCATATATTAAATGTAGAGGTAATGTGTCAGGGGGTATACTTAAGCGTTTAGTAAAACTAAACGCTTACACTAATAAAATTTTTAATTTTTAATACTCTCTAAACATTTAATATCAGTTTTAATTATTCTAAGTAGTTTTATACATAAAGTAATATCATAAGTTTCGCAATAATTTGTTATAACTTTTGTTATTTCACTTATCCTAGAATGTTTTAAAAATAGTTCTTTATTTTCACACTTTTTTGAAAATAAAAGTATTTGAGTAACAAGAGCTGATAGTGTTGTTAACACTTCCTGTGGTTCGTCAATTTCTTTAACAATATTTTTGTATAACTTAGATTTCTTATTATTGTAATTATGTCTTAATTGTTCATAAAATTTACACAAATCTAGTTGTCTTTTATTATTGATAAATTTAAGTACGTCAACGTTTATACTGTTACTAGTAACAGTTAAATTTATCATTTTTTGTAATTCTTCCTTTGAAATTTTATCATCAGTTGTCAAATCAGTAAGAAGAAGTAAACAATCATTTTTAGTTATCATTATAAAACTCCTTTTAGGTATTACCTACTAAGTTTATTGTGTATCATTCATATCGACTCCCAGTTCGATTGGACTTGGTAATTTGTCGTCACTTAATGCAACTTCATTATCACTTTTTTCAAGTGTCTTGGGAGAGCCCTCCTGAGGGAGTATTGTATCATTCAAGTCTTGTTTTGGGGAATTGTCAAAAGACATTTTCGGTTCCCTTGTACTACTCATCTCATCTTCAAGATAATCATTGTCATCCTCAAGGTCAACTTCTTCAGAATTTTCTTGTTCTAATTTATCTATTTCTTGTTGAATTATTTCAATAACTTCGTTATCGTCAACAATATTTTTAAGTAATACCTTAAGAATTTTAAGTTTTGAACCCGTATCCTCTATGTCAGATAACATGTTCATTATGTCAGAAGTTAATTGAACTTTATTACTTAAATTATCTCTTCTATCAATTTCTTCCTGTGTTACGGGGATTAACATATGTATCTTAAATTCATTGACATAACTATCTAATTGTTTATCAATTAACAAAAGATTTATAGCATCCGTTATTGCTTGAATCATTGTTGTTTGGATACGTTTAATCATTTTAGCATAACGAGAAGATATTATAGACAATGAGGAACCGCCATTAAATCCTGTGCTATCATCTGTTTGTGCGAAAAACTGTTTCGGTACTCTAAGTGCCCCATATAACAAATTTTGATAATAGTCAAGGTCAGCTAAACTTTTTACATCGACATCTCCCCCAATTTGAGAAGTTGTTACAGCTCCCTTACCTTCATGAGTGGGAATATAAACATTATTCTCAATAGGTCCAGGGTTGGTATATTCAGCCATACCAGTATTTTTGTTTATTGCGCTTTTCTGCTCAATAAGACGCTTAACATCCATTAGAACTTTAGTGACATTTTCTTTAGGCATATCACCGACTTCAATGTTAATCATTCTTACTATTGAAGATTTTGTCAATCTATTTAATAAAACAGAAGTTTGTAAAAGATTTAATTCTCGCCATATTTTGAAAATGTTACTTAATAATGAATTACCTCTTCTAACTTTATATGTTTTAGCATTTAACTGACTTTCATAATCTTTATTATTAAGATAAATATTAACGGTTTCTTCTTCTCTACCAATATCATCCTCTAAAGCTGCGTGTACAAATTCTGTGGCAGGATACAATTCCAAATCTTGTTGTTTGAAATTATAGACAAAATTCATATATTGTGTTAAATCATCTTTTTTAATTGTACCCCCTTGTATGGGAGTTTTCACATAACCTACTGTTTTACCAAGTCTAGTTAACTCAAACATTTCAGCAGGATTTGCTACCATCTCTATATATGTTGCATACCTATCAGATTTTTTGTAATCAATTATTTTAAGGTTTTCATTAAGTTCCTTATTCTTTTTGTTGTTATTAAATAACTCGTCATCATAATCTGACTCACGATATAACCTTAAATAAACATCACCGTAACGACATAATGAATATGTCCATTTGAAAATGTTTTTATTGACATTCAAACTATCTAAAAGAAATTCAACATACTTAGCAACTTCAGGCCTTGACGATTCAACCCAAACAATATCCCCATTTTCATTTCTTTCCGTAGCGTCCTCGGCATATGTCTCAACTACGGCACTTATTGTACCGTCTTCACACATACTGTCAATCATATTATATAATTCGTTTCTATTTGTAGCAGTTTGAGATAAACTATTAAACGAGTTAATATCAAACTGGGAAGAAGCTGCGGCTCCTATTATATTTGAGTATAAAGTTTTATCTAAGTCAATATCCCTTTTTCTGTCAGGAACAACTTCAGATTTTATTTTATTATTATAAAGTTCATCGTCTTGCACAAAAGCTGAGCCTACATTGTTCTTATCAGACATAAACACTCTATTACCTTTCTATAAAATATCTATAATTTTTCATACAATTTACCATACCATTATACCGTCAGAAATAAACCCAGAACTAACAGGTACAGAAGGTCCGAAACCAAAATCTAAGTCTTTAGAATTTTGTTTAGGAATTGTTTTTTGTGGTCTAAATAAATTTTTTAATTCGTTTTCAAAGTCAACTGTAATTTGTTCTTGAGTTTGATTAGTAGAACTTGAAGCTACACTTACTAATGTATCAATGTCCTCTCCATACTCAATAGAAAATTCATCAGCGTGTAACGAGGCATTATAAAGAGAGCCACACACGGCATCAGCACTGTCCTTTGAGTTTATAGAGGAAGGACTATGGTCTATTTTACCGGAATTATTATCCCTTTCAAGTCCTATCAATTCTTCTTTAAGTAAAGTACTTTGATAAAATTCTATTCTTTCTTCATATATTGTAGACCTTAAGTATTGATAAGGTTTACAAATTCTGTCCGTATCTACCCGGTCCACCGAAATTATAGATGTATTAAAACCTTCAGCATTCAATGTTTGCTGTAATTGTGCTGATTGATATGTATCCGTACTGACCCCCGCAACTTTAAATCCTTGTTGTTTTAACCAACGTATAAAGTTTCTATTTTTCTCAAAGGATATCTGATAACCTCGTGGGGCTTTAACCGAAACATTGAAAGCTACTGTGTAGTACATATCTTTAGATGGAGGTTCACCCTCAGTAGGAGGTTTTTTACCCCTTTGAAAGACTCCAGCAATGCCTGTTTTATCTCCACTTAAAGACATATCAAGATGAATATAAAGTGGTTTTGTTTTCAACTCAGGTTTGATTCTACTAACATCAAAAAAGTCCCAATATTGAGTTGTATCTTCTTTAGCGTTACCAACTTCTATTATTTCTTTTACAAAGGCATTTTGATAAGTCGTTGTTTCAACAGCGGCTAAACGAGGTCCTGAAATGTATCTGTTAGAGCTCGTTGTTGATATACCTGCAATATCCGTTAAAGCAACATCAATGTCTTCTATAAAGTTTTCATAGTAACCGATTGGTACCTCAATTATCTTGTAACCTCTATTTCGTACTTTGTTACACTCTTCCTCTGTAATGTTTAATGGTAAAACTTCGGAACTAAGGAATTTTGAACCTACTGCGACTTTAAACTTTACTTTACTGTCTTTATCTTCTCTTATGACCCATTGTGGTTCATCTACAACATATGTTGTACCCATATCCAATTTTCTTTTTGTTTGAATAAATGTTTCCATATAGGACTGTTCGGTTCTTTTTGATGAAGCTACAACTAGTAAGGTAGGATTTTTATCATTCTTCATAAAACGAGATTGCATACGGGCGGCAGCTGTATTTACTAATAATTTAGCTTTTTCTTTTTGTTTATTTACATCGGAATTAGGTTGAAAGGATACTTCATCAAAAAAGGCCCAGAAAACTGCACGTCCAATTATATGTCTACTTTGGGAACCACATATAAGTTCAATCTTTTTACCGGGAGACCAGGTAGGATAATTACCTTTTGAAAGTGTGCCGTGTTCTAAAAACCATGCAGATGATTGAAGTAGTTGCTGTAATTTGTCCCATCCAACACCCTCTGCGGCGTCTAATGTAATGTTCATTATTGCAAAAGATATCTTATCAATAGGTTGTAATCCGTAATATAAATAAGGGTCTTTTAAGCATAACATACGATATAATTCGTAGGTTCCAGTTAATATAGCTTCAAGTGATTTGCCTAAACCTATACCTCCGGTAAGTGCTAACGTGTTATATCGTGCTGGTTTCAAAGGGTCTGGAAATATCTTTTTTAGCACATCAACCCAATAGGGATATACCGTAAACTTTCCTTCTTCATTTATCAAACCTTTACCGAGATACTTTGGGTCATGTAAAAATGTTTCAATATCTACAGGTATTTCTTCATAGTCAGAAATAAGCAGTTCATTGTATGTAGATGAACTGCCTTGTTTAGAATATTCAGAAAGAATTTTTAACACAATATCTTTTTCTTTTTCCGATAAAGTATTTAATACATCAAATTCGTTAGATATCATCTACTCGACCTCATTCAAAGTTACAGATACTTCTCTAACCATTTGTCAATGTCAAAGTTTTGGTCTTAAATGTCATCAAAGTCATCATCTTCGACATTCCTGTCTGGTTCAATTTTTATTTCATCCTTACTGAAAGTGTATTTTCCACCTTCCGCAATTATCTGTATGTCTTTTCCGAGTTCCTTTATTTCAATCTTAATATCTTTGTCGAATATATTTGATAATTTATACTCAACCTCTTCCACAAAATAATCTAAGTTAGTGTATTTATAGAATAACGACTGTCGTACTCCCTCTTTTACAAGTCCGTTCAATCTGTCTTGACTTCTTTTCTCTTCAATATGTTTTTGTAGTTCTTTATCAAAGTAGTCAACTACTAAAACAGGAAACTTAGTATCCCAAGAAGTTAATTGTGCGGCAACATACATTCTATGTCTACCCTCTTGTGTGTTATGGGCGTAGTTAAGAAAGGTTATCGGAAATTTCTTTTTAGCTTCTAAAATTACTTTTTTAAGATAATTTATAGATTCTGTATCAGCTTTTGTTTGTCTAATTTGTTTTTCTGCATTATTACCAAATATTTTACCACATCCTTCAAAATATTCTTTTGGTGTTAACATTTTGATTTCTGTTTTTAAGTTTTTCGCCTTTTTACCATATTCGGGGTCTTTAATTAAGTCGTCATAGAAAGACATACCGGTTTTAGTTTTATCAAACAAGTCGTTAGCTGAAACAGTCTCAGTACCATAGTCAAAGTAGTTTGTACCGTTAACCGTAAAGTCATTTTCAAATAATTTTTGTCTTTTCATTCTCTTAAACCTCTATGACTCCTCGTCAGGGAGTAACAAAATTTCTTCTTTTTTATGTGTAATAACACCGTTACCTCCAAGTTCGTGATACGTTTGATAAGCGTTAAGGAATTCTTCTTTCTCTAAGTGGGAACACCAACCTCTACTAGTATATTCAGCGTGATTGACTACTAAAATACCACAGAGAGTGTGTCTAACGGCGTCCTTTACTAACAACATGTCATTGTCTTTGGTTTTTATTTTTTGTTTATAATTCTTTATTTTAGCTACACAGTAACTGACAATAGCACAAAGAACCGCCCAAATAATCTTTTCAATTAAATTACGAAGTGAATCATCCACTGGTTTTGACCGTCCTTTATGTTTATTTAAATTCAGCAGTTTTTTCGGTTACTTTATTACTGTCTTTTTCAAAGACTTTATTAAATTCAGCAAGGGCACTTTCAAGTAAAAGTCTTAATTCAACCTCAGTACATGTAATACCTTGTTCATTTAACATCTTTGTAGCTGCTTCAATAGCCTTTTCTAATTTTTCAGGACCGTTGAGGTCTTTATAACACTGTTCAATTGCACTTACAACTGTTTTTGCAATTGATTTCTTTGTTTTGTCGTTAAGAATTTTATTTGCAATCTTCTTAGCAACAAGACCAATATATGTAGCAAGTGCTGTTAAAATACCTCCTAGAATTTCTGTTCCATATTGAGAAATTACTTCTTTAATAATATCCATAATAATATACTCCTTTATATTATAAATAGTTTTTACATAATTTTATACAGTTATTTATTGAAAGATTGTCCTTTAATGTATACGTATACATTAACAACCATATTATTTTGAAAAGCTAACGTATCTCCCTGAATGGTATAATCAATAATCACATTACCCACAGGGGTTACAGTTACGTTTTTTATGTTAATCTTAACTTTAGTAACCTGTTGAAAAGGGTAGAGAGGATTTTCCGTAACACTAAGAATACAACAATCAACAGAACTGAACTTAAAATCCCCCGTCTGTATTTTACCTGATATAATATTATCTGTATTTTTAGAGTCTAAAGTTACTTTGAAAGTGTGTGTTTTTTCGGTATAACCTGATTTGAAGTCAATTTCATGTGTAAGTAAGTCAGAAGACACTAAGAATGAGTTGTCTTTTTTAACGAAATCAACCATTGGGGAACCACTAACAATTGGATAATTTTTAATTCTCATTTTTACCCTCTTTATACACAATATTGTAAATGGTAGTAATTAACTTGTCCTGTAGCATCAGTTGAAAGAGCAGAATTACAAAACAGTTCATACGTTATAATTATATCATTTCCCGAATGCTTAACATCCTTTATCAATAAATCAACAAAAGTTTCATTATTAGCCTTACCATTAGCATTATGGTTACCAGACACACAAACAATGTCTGTAATATTACTTGGACAAGGAATTGTTATATAACATTCCCTACTATAATGTCCTCCGGTACTACCTGTATCGACAGGTAATGTACCTATTGTTTCATTTACCCATAAATCTACAATTCCAGATTTCCATTGTCTAAAAGTATATTTTACAGTTCCACCGGTTAACGATGATGTCCCTTCTCCACTCCCAGTTAGTCTTATAAAATCGGTTAAATCATAACCGTCTATAGATAAATTTACTAAATTAGCCATATATTTGTCTCCTTAATAAGGGTATTCATTAAATTGTTCTGTTGTGACCATACAAATATCGTTCGATGTATTGTCCGGTTTGTAAAATTTTATTTGGTTATAAATAGGGGTAGTTGTAGATTCATCATGTATCGTTGTATCAATTGCATACGCAGATAAATATAAATTTGTATTATATTTTTGCTCTTCGTAAGGGGTAATACTAACATAACCCCTTACTGCGTAACCGCTATCATCACTTGAGTAACCTGTTACCAATGTCGTAAAATATTGTGTAGTATTAGCAGGAATTTTTATCTGTTTTATAAAGGAGTATTTATTTACTAAGGTAACAGTTATGTCTATGTCAACATCGTTTTTGTTTATAAACTTAATCATGTAGTTCTTTTCTTCCAAAATGTAATTATTTTTGTTCAATTTAATTTCTGCAAAACGTAAACTGTCAAGTCCCTCATTATTATTTTTGTAAACACCTTCTAGGTAACATATAGGTTGTTTAGAACAAGGAATAATACGGTAGGCGTTTGTATTCACATTAGCTGTTATTGATACTCCATCAATGGTTTTTTTCGTAAAGTCTAATGTAGGGATTAAAATATCAGTATTCATTGTTTGATAATCGGTTAAACTATTTAAGCCCATGTAGTTATTCTCTACAAAACCCTTTGAAGAGTCCGTATTCATTAAAGATATGTTAGAACCTTTTTCAAAAGAAATACCCTTTTTCATATCCTGTTCAATAAACTCATTTGCAAATGTATACCTATTTTTAGCAGACAATATAATTCGTTTGGATATATATTGCCTAATAGGTAGATTAAATGTACTTAATGTTATTCCATCGGTAACATTTTCAGTATTTAATTTATCACATAACAAAGGACTACAAACTATTTCACCTTTTCGAGAATCTAAAGTAGATTCATTAAAAATTTCACTTAACGATGTTTCACATAAGAACCCTACTATTTGATTATTAGTGTCTTTAATAATATTTGTTATATGAAAATTTGCGTATCGGTAAGTGTTATTACTTGTTTGACACTTAAATAATACCGGTAAACTGTCATTATCAGCAGTAACCAAATCTTCGGGAAAAGTATTAAATACTGCAACAAACCCGTTTTTGGGACGTATTTCAATAAAACACCTTGAATAGTCACAATAATTTACATCAACAATTGGTTCAATGTTTCCGGGACTATTTGTAAACGAATGTGTATTATCAGTTGCTAAATAATCGACAATTTTCAAGGTATGACTTCCGTCACTTTGGATATTTTGTACATTCACATAATAGTACACTTCTACTCCCGTTTGTTGAGTAGCACTAATTGTTTTTGGATATATTGTGCCGTAAAGCATTATAGTAGCACTTGTTACACTTGTTACATTTATTGTAAGTTGTATATCAAGTATTAAGGGAATACAATCGCTTGAATTAGATTTAATTATTCCTTTAATTAACACTTCAGAAGGTATCGTAAATGTTTTTTCGATTGTTTTAACACCATTGTACACTACAAAACGGTCTGTACCGTCTTCTATATCTATACCATTTAAAGAAAATTTTGTAAAACTAAATGTTGAAGGTTGCTCGTCAACAGTGATTCTTAAACTTACGTTCAAATCATTAGGACTATATGTAAATTGTCCTGAACTATTATTTGTATTTTTCCAAGAAAATTGTAAATTTTCATTAAGTAGTAATTGTACATTAGAAGCTGTCATGCTATATCATCCCTCAGGTAAAGTTTATCACAAGTGCTTTGTAGGCTTCGTCCCATTCAATCGAATAAAAATCGGTAGAGGCATTTAATTTCTTATTCACAGCCTCAGTAACTACCTTATTCTGAACAGGGTTTGTTGATGTTGAAGATAGTGTGGAGTCAATAGTTATTTGTCCTCCTCCACCCCCTAATTCAAGATTACCTCCTCCAAGTAACGAATATCCATTTACAGTTTTAATGTTCACACCCGAAACTAACTTATCTTGTTTATTGTCAACATTTGCTTGTGTTGCAATTTCAATGTTTCCAGGTCCAAGTATGGAGGAACCGTTTATAGTTTTAATACTAGTACCACTTACAAGTAAATCTTGTTTTGTTCCAAGCTCTTGTCTAAATGTGTTCTTTAAAGGTACCTCGTATTTAGTTGTTGTATTTTCGTAACCTATTTGTAAATACTTAGCTTCCAATTATATAACCTCCTCATATAATTTGAAAGTTATGTTATTAGCATCATACACTGTAGCATCTCGTAAATTCATTAAAATCTCATTTGCTTGTGTAACCGCTTCATTAACATATTGAGGAATTTCAACAGTTTCAGTCTTTTCTGTAAAAGTAACTTTAGGTAAATCAAAGTTACCTTCCCCTAAAACACTAGTATTGTTTATCGTTTTAATGTTTGTACCACTTACTAATGTTTCTTGTTTACCGTTAAGTGCTTCTTGTAATCCTTGAACATTAGTAATAGTAGGTCTAGCTCTTGAAACAGTTATCTTACCGTTTATTTGTGTAACTTTTGTAACAAAATTATTAGCTAATGCATTATCAGAAACATCAAGTCCGTTAATAGCATTAGTTATTTCATTATTAGTCTCAGTTTTTGTATAGTAGTCACTAAGGTCTACATCATTAAGTCCTGCGTTTATCCATAAACCATTAGTATAAACGTATAAAATAATTTCAGTTTCAGTTGCTGAACCACTTGGTGAACCTATTACAGTTATTAACAAACCGTCATAGTCTGTAGGTTGTCTATTTAAATTTGTTACAATATATTGTGTTGCGTATGTTTGTACCTCTGTATAATTACAAATACATTCGGCATCTGTGTTTCTAATTCTGATAGAAGATATTGAAGCTACAAGTTCGTCAACATATTTCTTTGTTGTAGCAGTATTCGAAGGACTAGATTCCGTAACAGTGTCTTTAAGTAAAATACTTCCGGTAGTAACATTTCCTTTTGTACTTACAGTAAAAGCATTACTTCTTGACACATTTTCATTTTCGGCTGTTCCGTTACCAATGGCAAATAATGTATCGTCATTTGTTGATTTAAGTGCTACATAATTACCTATAAGAAATTGTCCTTCGACATCACCTGTTTCATTACCTTGTCCAAATACAGCTTGATATTTACCTTCTGTACTTAACAGGTTATTTGTTCTTCCGCTACCCTCTATGCTTATTGTAATGTTATGTATTTCATTTGTACTATCAGGGTCGGGTCTGTAACCTGCTAACTGATTAAGAACCAGACTTATTTGTTCATTACTTAATTCGTATGACTTATTCGCCACTTCCGAAACATAACTATTTATACTTCTATACATATTCTCGTTTAAGTTTTGTGCATTCAAACGAGTTACATTGTTAATCCAAACAGGTTTAAAATTTGGAGAAATAACATCATTAGATGATATAGTCTTACCCGACAAGTTGTTTATCAATTGATTATATGTAGACAAATATTTTTCACCCCTTCAAGTGAATTCAATCTCAATATGTTATACAAGAAGACAATGACTGAGTTTGTTATCAGCCCTTGTCTAATTTACATTCACGCACACTGTTCTCTGTACCCGTTATCCAGAAATCTTTCATAGGAAGTATAGTACAAACTTTTGTTTTTTCATACAGTAATTTAATAGTAAAATAATATTTACCTGTTTTCAAGTATTCTGTATCAGGAGGATTAAGAGTAAACTTTATGGTACCTTTTTCATCTATGAAATTACTATTATCATACGTTTTTCTAATAATAGCATTTTCAAAAGATTCTCCAGGTTGTATTATTGCACAATATAATCTATCATCATTTTCTAATTTATATTGTTTTGGTTCAAATTTTGTACCACAGTTTATATTGATGTTATACTCAAAGTAATCTCCCCTACTTAATGTAAAACAATTTATGTCATTTTCTATAAACATTTCACTGTTTCCTCACTTAAATATTAAAATTTATTGTTTTCGGCTTGAGGTAAATTTTTAGCTGTCCATTTACCCTCATCAACAATTAAAAACTTACCGTCGTCCTCAATAGAAACGGGAGGTAAAGCTATTGCTTCTAAAGAGTCAATAGCTTTGTTTATATCATCTAATTGTTTTTGTATACGAAGGTTTGGACTACAACAACTATTATTTTTCATAAAATAATTCTCCTTAATTTATTGTCAGAGGAATTTTTTTAACTGTTTTTGTTTCATCGTTTTTAGAAATGATTACTTCTAATAAATACTGACCTTGTAAGAGTTGTGGATATTTTTCGTTTGATATAGGTAAACTCCACAAAGAATCGTCAACAGTTACCTCTTCTTCTTCTATTATAGATTCTTGTCTAAAGTTAAGTATTTTTATTTTAACTGTAGTATCTGTTGGATTGAATATAAATTTAATCTTTTCTGTACCGTTTATACAGACTAAAGGATTTATTTCTTCCCACTGATATACTCCACTAACAAGTCCGTAACATTTCCAACATTTATGGTCTACTGTATTGTAAGCTAATTGACAACATTGTCCAAAAGTTTCAGGGGTTGGTGTTTTTCCAGACTCCTCATATATTATTGAGTCAAATTGTACAAATAAAAATAAATCTAAAGTATCAGTTAATATAAATTTATCATTTACGTTCCATTCTAATGATATAAGATTTCCGTATCTGTCAAATGACTTGTACGGAGGGTTAAGTTGTATCTCCCCGTTAATAGGAGGAAAATCTTTTGTTAAGTTATATTTAAGTCCGGAATCACTTTCATTATAGTTGTCAAACATATGTGTTATCGGTAATTTTTCGCTCATATTTTCACCTCTACTCATATAATTATACAAGTTATTTACGAATATAGAAATAACCCTCCTGAGCTCAGGAGGGTTATTGTACATAAGATATTTACATTATTTTGAATACGTAGGCACATCAGGGTCATAATAAGGTTCATCATAATCAGTGTCCTTAAGATATATTCTGACATAGTATTTATTCTTATTAGCTACATACTTATCATAACCCTTTTTGTAGTATCTATGATACTTTTTAGCCATTTCAACAACTTTATCTTGAGTAACTTCATCAGGTACCCAAGCTCCAAGATAATCTCCTTTGTTATCGGTCGAGTAAGAAACATCTCTTATATCAAGATTAAGTGAAGGAGCTTTTGTAGGAATATACTTACCGTTAGACACTTTATAAACTCTTTCACCGTCTGTTAACTCTAACTGTATGATGTCAAACAAAGGTTCTCTTTTCTTATGATAGTAGAAGTCAGGCTCTTTATTCTCAACAATTTCTTTTTGAACACCTTCCATAACAGTTTCATTGTCTGTTATATAAGAATAAGTTTGAGCAAAATCGTTTAGTATATCAGAAACATTTCCAATATCCTCTAAATCCGTTTCTGAAAGATAATCGTTTACATTTTCTAACTTAGTTAAATCATCTAAGAATTCTACTATGTCGTCAGCAAGCTTTTCAGCCCTTTTATATAACTTAACGTCATTTACATCTTCTTCAAATAATGATTCGTCAAGATTTAATTTTTCCATTTTGGGAGTACCTTTCTGTTTAGTTTCAGTTTTTTGTGATTCTTTGGTAAACTCCTTCATAACTTTGTCCTGTTCTTTGAAGTCTTTTTCAAACTTCTTTTTTCGAGCAATACGTTGGTTTATTGCGTCAGCGTAAACCTCGGGAACATTACCTTTTGTTTCTATAGTATCTTCGGGTACTTCCATATTACAGTTACCTATAATAGCTTCATTAAGTTTACTTCTTTTATACATTTATTTACTCCTTTACTTACTCCTTATAAATTTATACCTGTAACATTCTAAAAACCGTCCATTTACTTATCCTCCTATTTAATTTATATTTATATTATATGTTATAAACAGGAAAAAATCAACCTGTAATTGATGATATATTTTTACGATTGTTCCAAATTTCTATGCGTTCACTTGAAGGTAAATCTCTAAGATAGTAGTAATCTACATAATCTTTGATTTTATCTTTACTCAATGTAGGTAATATTTCACGAGCTTCTTTCATCGTAGTTCCAAGATTGTACATTATAGCTGCAATTGCAACTTCTTCGTCAGTACCAGTTCTGTCAATACTTTGAAATACACTTTCAACGTCATCTACATCATCAGCAGAATATACGTTATTGGTAGCTATTAATTCATCAATGAAATTTTTAGCCGCTTCTTTAGATGGATACCCTGTGTCCTCTAACTCTCCTTGTTTATCGTACACATTGTACCCATATCCAGCCCGGTCTAGTCTAATCATATATCCCTTATACCTTTCATTTGTAACACCAATACGTTTGTCTGATTTATAGTTTGCAGTTTCGTCGCCAGAGTTAACGGATTTTGGGGCTACCTTATCCATCTCAACCAAAGCTTTAGCTTTACTCATTGCTTCCTTCAAATCATTTACATTGTAACCATCAGAAGCATTATCATAAGTATCAAGCTGCTTGTCAGCTTCTATGTTACCTTTTTCAACTTCGTCAGCACTCGGGTCAAATAATTTAGCTAATGTTTGAAGTTGTCCGACGTGAGTTTGTTCTTCTGTTATTATGTCTTTCAGTACTGGTATAATGTCAAACTGTTGTTCAGCCTCTGCAGAAGCTATTGCTGAATTATACATATCAATAGCATCATATTCGGAAATTATAAGATTATTTATAAGACTTGACATCCCGTGGTCTGAAGGTGTTTGAGTTTCTTGAACGTCTTCTTTAATAGGTTTCTTAAATCTTTTTTTATCCCTTGTACTTTCCTCTAATTCATCTACGTCATCTGCGAAGCCTTCATAACTGTCAAACCATTCTTGAGCGTCTTCATCATTCTCAGTCTCATAATCATGAGTACTATTTTCCGGGGTGTAAAAATCCGGGTCACCAAAGATAAATATGTTTTTGCCTGTGAGAGTGTCTTTATACCAAGTATATTCATTATAGAAACCGTCTGAATCTAAAACATCTTTACGTGTAACTAATTCGTATCTGTCTTCATTAGGTATATAAAGGTCATCAAAATCATCAAAGTCTTCACAAATATTAGTAATAGAAGAGTTTGAAGGCCTACTTCCCTGTTGTCTTGTATATGTCTTATTCAAACTATTGAAGATTGTTGCAGGGTCTTCGTTAGTGTAAATCATCTTAACTAACTTTTCTTTTTCCTGTTCCGTAAGTTTACAAGATTCATAAAGTGACACTAAGTCATACTTACAGTCAGTGTCCATATCCATTTTATTTAAAGATTCACGAATTCTTATAAGCATATAAATAAAGTCCTTTCAAAATTTATTTTTCAACACTTTATTATACAATTAACTAAGGTAGTCAATATCACCTAAGTCACATACTGGACATTCACCACTGTCATTAAGTTGTGTTCCACAATTATCACACTTCTTTATGTGTCCTTGTTTGATTATTTCTCCAATTTCGTCCTTATATATCTTTTGTGTGTCAGGTACTTCTTCAAGATAGTAATCATCAAGTGTTAAATCACTATTAGTGTAGAACCCATAATTAACTTTGAGTCTGTACAAAATATTATTGATAGCTTGTTTTTTAGACACTGCTTTAGTAGTTATGTTATTAACAACATCATAAAGTTGGCCAAATCTGAAAATAGGTCCGCTATAAGTATACATATTTGTAGTATCCATAGTATAAATCTCTCCTAACATTTACCAGATTCGCTTGTAAAGCGATTTTATTCTCTTAGAATATCTTTTTATTAACTCAAATACAAAATTTGTTGTAACAAAAATGGACTATGAATAACATAGTCCACTACAAATTACTTGTTATACCTTTTCTTTAAAAGTTTAGGTGTGTAAGTATTTTCCCAATATGACAACTTGTCCTGTGTTGGAGCCTTATGCATTTCATCCCAAACTATCTCACATCTATCTATCCTAAACCGTTTTGTTGTCTGCCAACTTGACAATTCGTCCTTTGGCATTTTAACAATATACCAACCGAAACTATTTTTTGACCAACGTTTTTTACAGTTATTCATACATATGTCAAAATCATGCTCAACAACACTTTCTTTCCAAGGACCCATTCCTACATACTCAAAATTGTTCATTTACTTATCCTCCTATTTAATTTATATTTATATTATATGTTATAAACAGGAGATAATCAACTAATTAGTTATTATTATCTTCTGTAGGAATAGTAGGGAATTTAATGTCGAACGGAAACCCGGGTTGCTGTGGTAAATCTCTCAACTCTTGTCTATATTTTGACCAGTCACTTGTTAAAATTTTCCCGAGCGATTTAAGAAAACTTAACCAGGAGGAAAAAGAAGAGCCTGAAGGAACTTTTATATCAAATCTGTCAAATGCTACCCTACTATCACTTTCTTTTAACAAGTTATCCCTTAACTTACGAGCAAGACTTGCGGCTAATTCTTCGTCTTTATTCTCAACCGCTTTTTCATAAGATTCTTTGATAACATCGTTCATCTGTCCTGTAATTCCCTCACAGATAGTCTCAAGTCGGGATATTCTTAATGTGTCATTATTCTGGATACTCATAAAGTAATTACTCCTTTAAATATGTTTATAATTAACCGATTGTACAAGCAGGAGCTACCCCAAAAGAGTGTTTAGCAGAATTAGCTACTATACCTCCCGCAGCGTTAACTATTTTAACAGCACTTGCTAACCCCGTACTGGGAGAGCGTGTCCACCATATTTTTGCTACGGTACTTAAGTATTTAATTCTGTTTGTATTTGTAGCATTTGTATAGAATTCTAATACCGAAGAATCATCATCTACAATAGTAGATGTACCACCGTTAATTTCTTTTTGTGACAATAAATACATGATATCGTTCAATGTGTATTTACTGTTTTTAGGGGTATCAGAATTTACAGTTTCATATATATTATTCGTACTACAAGGAAGTATTACCGTTGTTAATGTGTTCTTGAAATCAGTCGGTAGCTCGGTAAGGAAACTTTTTACATTTTGTTCATATATTCTATCAAACTTTGTCTGCGCTGTCAACCAACCTCCGGGAGTATTTGAATTACTATTTAACCAACTTCTAATTCTTGATTGTTTATAATTATTACTACCTACTGCTGCTCTATCATAAATATTTATGTCAGTACTGGAACCATCATCGGAACCTAAATCAGTTCCCTCACTCCCTTCAGATATTGTCACACTCCACAAAACGGTATTTGAGGAAGGTCCTGAATAAGCTTTTAATGTTTTATCTGTATATTTACCATCGTAGTTTCCGTTTAGAACCAGTTGTTGCCCTGCTTCTAAAACTTGTGTTGTTGTGAATTGAAACGTCTTACCTCTATCAGAAACTAACCAAGGTTGTCTGTTACATGTAAAATGATATGTGCCAGCAGGTAAATCAGTATCGGAACAGTACCAAGCTTGTAAACCCTCAAACGCCATGCTTGTTACACAATTATGTGTTTGTAGTGTCATAGTATGTGCTGCGGGGTCAGAAGTTTGTTTAAAGTGGTCATGTGCTACAACATCCCACACAATATCCCCATAAGAATCATGTTTAGTTGTAAATTGTGTTCCAACCGGAAATTTTATTCTACCATAACCCGCTTTTACAACTTTTTGCACATCTGACCATGTACTTGTTGGAAAAAAGGTAAGTAATTTTTCATCAACATATTCTTTAGTCACTAAATTTATTGACATCTAAGATTAAACTCCTTTATTAGGTATTGAAATTTTTTATTTGTTTGTATTCTTCCGCAGTTAAAAACTTTTTAGCAAGAATATTTAATGATTTTATCGGAATAGACGATTTACCTTCTTTATGTAGTTTGAATTGAAGTATGATAAACTCTTTCATTGATTTTCCTCCTTAATAGAAAGCATCATCAAATCTGCAACAGCACTTTCAAGGGCTTCAAGTCTTTGAGAATCTGTTACTTGATTTTGAAGGAATGCTCTTTGCTTTTCGAGTTTATCATTAAAGTCTTGGATAAGCTTCATCGCCGCTTCATACTCGACCTTGTTATCTTTCTTGCTTAGCTCCATTATTCTATTTCCCCCTCTACTGTGATTGAAAATCCTGTAAGCATTGCATCTCCTGTTAAAATCAATAATTGTGTTCTCTTGTTGTTAGCTTCATTTGTTTTGAAGAATAACTTTTTATCTGTACTCTGCAACTGGGAGTAACACTGAATTGGATATGTAGCTTTGATACCGGAGAGGTCAAATGAGTTTGTAAATGTAACAGAATTTATCGGTTCCCAACAAACTCCAGTTGAAGTACCTTCCATATTATATGAACGTCGGTCATCTGCAACTGTTATAAAAACATCATTCTGGATTAAACCTTCATACCTTGGATGTTTTATTTGGGAGAGTTCAGTTGTTGTGCTTGTATCAATGATACAAGCAGGGTCTTCTGTAAAACTAAGTACTATACCTACATTGTCTCCAGAATATATAATCTCTTTCGCGGTTAAAGAATTATCTGATTTGTTGATTTCAGTTTTTGTGCAGCATCCTATAGTGGTATAATTGTTTCCGGTAATTGGGTTACCATCAGCTGAAATTATAACACCTGTACCCCACGCACCATTACCCGAATAAATTGGATTTGGTGAATTCTTTATGTCCATATTGACAGCTCTTGCAGAAATTTTCATTCTTAAATTTTTAGTATTGTTGGGGATGTTACAACTAATAAGCAAGTCATCAGGATAAGGTTTTCCAAATACCACTGTGTTGTTTGTAGTATCTACGGATATACAATGAATTAACTTATAGTTGTCGCTTGAATTCCAAGCATTGTTACGATTAAATTCTAATGTGTCATCAACAAATATATCATCACCATATGTCAATTTAAATTTTGTTTCGGCAGTATCAGTATACTTGATAAAGTAGAAAGTATCAGCTTTGAGTTTATTTACATTGCCTGTTATAATCGTAGGTTGGGTATCAAAAGGCATTGCAGACGTGCGATATTCCCATTTCCACTTTTTATTGTTGATATAATTGTCCCAGTTTATATACTTATTAGGAATCTGATTTACGTGGTCTACCATATTCTTGAAATTTTTGAATTTAACTTGAGCTACAAAGTTTTCATTTCCACCGTATCCCGGCCCAATTACAAAACAGGCGTTTGGAGTATTGTGAACAACGCCGATATCTTGTTCTACATCAGTTATCTCTAATGTAATACCGAATATAATACCAACATTTTCTACATCTTCTCCCATTCCCATTAACTCATTAGGAACATCTGCATCTACCGTTGTATATCCATCATCAAACATCTCTCTCACATTTACGGATTTAATGAATACATTGGTACCTGAGCTTTGAAGTTCTTCACCGTCATAAACTTCGTATTCTAACTGTTGTCCGTCCGTAAATTGAGATAAATCAGCATCAGGCATTGGAACAGAACAATAAATTCCTTCGCCTGTTGCTTCATTCGTAATTGGAATTGTAAATTCCCACACATCGGATTCAATCTTTTCGTCATAGAACGGTCTATTCTTAATATAAGCAGAATTTTTACTATCATTTATATTCCAATCGGATTGAGAATTTGCTTCACCATACAAATCGTTACCTTTATAAATTCTATGAGTATCGGTTGTAAAATATAATGCATTTGCTGATTTAGTTATATTGTCATATTCTGATTGTGAATATTTATAAAATTCTACTTTATCTTTTGTTACCATATCATTACTCCTCCTACAAATCACACTGAAGTATCGTTCCAGTATATTGAAGTGTCTATATTCTCCAACTCTTTTTTAATATTGTCAAATTCTTCTGTGATAACCTTATTTTGTAATGGATTTGTCGAGGTATTCGACAACTCGGAATCTATCTTAACAGTTAACCTTTTTATTTCTTCAGCCATTTCTGTAGGTGTCATTTCAGGTAGTGACTTATCAACATTACGAATACTGTCACCTATTTCAGTTAATGTTTCTCCATTTATAGTATAAATACTAATAGTAAACACCTCTTTTTGTTTAAATCATCAATATTTTATACAATTAAGTCTATTGTGAAAAATGACCGTGGAAGTTTTACTAACCACGGTCATTGGTGTTTTAATAATTAGTATTAAACGTAACTTTTTACTATTAGTCCTCTGTGTTTTCCTCGGGGACTATTTCCAAGTGTTTAATTGCCCATGCACCATTTTCACCTGTCCAATAGTGATGTGCCCACTCTTTAAGCCATTTTTCTTTATTGTTTCGGTCAAAGGTTTTATTGTATCTTAAGTCAATAATTTGTTTGTAAAATTCTTTACTTTGAATAGAAACGTAATAACCGTTTCCGTAAGTGTCGGGGTTATACCTAAAATTACAAGCGAGGTCAAAAAATAGTTCACTCACCATCCCTTTAGGTGTATTGGGGTCCGTGATGGTCACTTTCATTCTGTAGTTCATTTTGAAATCTTCCTTCCTTTATTTTATACTTATATTATAATATATAATTACATAACTATCAACTAATTATATCTACAACAGTAGAAATTATTAGGGATTATCAATCTGTATCATTTATAATTACAAACCTAACTTTTTAAAGTACTTTTTTGTTTTATTAAACTATCACATTCTAAAGGTGTGTCAAATTCTAGTTTATCTATTAACTTATATTTTATTTGTAAATCTCTATAAGTTAGTTTTCCGTTAACTCTATTTTCTAATATTTCTTGTTTTAATTCTTTAAGTTTCTGAATATCTAAATCTTTTAAGTAATAGAAATGTTTATTATTAGTTTTACTAGAATGTTCGTCATTGTTTAGCGAAGATTGTAAATCTTCGTCAAATACTCCTTTCAGTACTTTATCTTCTTTATTTATTATATCAGTATTTATTTGTCCTTGGTTTTCAACATGTAGAAGTTCAAGGTGTAGGTTTTCTACACCTTGAAAATCATCGTCTTGACAAGATACATCCTGTGGTTCTTCGTACACGTCATATTCATACTCTATCCTACAGGAAGAAGTTTCGTTACCGTATTTTTTAGTTACTTTTAAATAACCTAGTTTAGTTAATTCTTTTAGTGTAGAACGGATTGTAGTTTCTCCAGCTGCTGTTATTTTACATAATCCTTTTATCGTATAGTCCCAATCAGGAGGTAATGATAACATTAAAGACAATAATCCTTTACCCTTTAAGGATAACTCTTTATTTCTTAAATGATGATTACTCATTACTGTATAATTGTTTGTTTTGTTAACTCTGAAAACTGACATATCATATCTTTCCTTTTAAGTAAAAAATAAACCTATCTAAAAGTTGCAAACAAGTAATCATGTATACACAAGATTAAATATCTTTTAGATAGGTTATTAACAAATATGGAATTTTATCTATATATACATTACTTGTTTGCAATTATATATACAGTATGTTTTGCTTAAATTTTTATTTTGCGTCTATATTACAATTTATTCCTTGGGATTATCTAAAAGTGCTTTATATCTGTTTTCATAACATTCACATTCTTCTTTTGTTTCAAATTCAGTACCGTCATTAGCAATGTAAAGTGTTTTCTTTATCATGACTTTTTACCCATTTATGGTCCCTCCAGTAATTAATTCCGAATATGGCAAACCTTTAATCCAGTCAATAAAACCAATAGACCATTCGTCTAGTTTATGGTTTTTACGAGATTTGTAAATATTTGCCAGAACTTCATAATTAAGCATTACTGTACGTTTCTGGTTATAAGAGCTAGGTAATAACTGAATAAGCTGCCACCAAATCGACTTGTCGCCTTCCTCTAAATACGCCAATCTATAAACATTTAGAGCATCAATTATAGTGTTCAGCAGTTTCAATGAATCCGGTTCTGCGTCATACCGAAGGTTTTCTTCTGTAAACAAATGTTCATGACTGAAATCATCTACTGTAAATTCTTTTGCGTGAATCTTATGCATAGTAGAACAAGAGTTAGCAACTGTGCCGACCTTATATGTGTCAAATTCTTTCCACCAATATAAAGGCGCAGTAATATCCACATATACAGTAATCATTCGCATAAACTTACGGTGGTCTGTACCAGCGTTGCGAAGAGCCGTCATGAGCTTCTGGTCATTAGGACCGATTGCTAATTCGTAATAATAATCAGTGTCTTCGTCTACAAAAATATAATTATCTCTAGGCCAATCTGGGCTCCAACCACTATCACTCTTCTCCCAAGAGTTCATAGGATTTCTCATTCCTCTTATAGCAGACTCCCAACCAACGACTTCTGTATTTTCGAATTTAATCATTACTTATTTTCTCCTTTATTCTCATTCCTCTGAACAATCTTTCTCTATGTTTTCAAGTCTTTCTAGGACTCTAGTAAATATCCGGATAACATCAAAATAATCTTGTTCAGAAAAAGCATGTAACAAACTCGAATTCATTAACTTCATCAAATCTCTTTTCTGTATTACGGAAATAGTCTCATAATTCGGCGTTATGTATTCACTCATTTCTTCACATTTTCCTTTCTTATATCATCCCAACCTCGCATACTATTGTATAATTTTATAATAAATTTTCTACCGTTTTCGTCTAACAATTCAGTTATTCGGTCAATTTGAGTTATAGCACATAGGTAATTGAAATTATCTTTAACAAATCCGTTTTTGTTAAAGAAATCTGCTTGTTCTTGACAATCTAATTCCCACAATTCATCTGCTAAATCTTTTCCACTTAACTTAATTTCTATGGTTTTAGTTATCATTTTTCATCTTTCCTTTCTCCGTAACTACAAAAATCATACTCGTTCATAGGGAATACGGTAAATAGTCTTGCGCATACATTCCCTAATAATGCATTGTCAACAGAATAGTACTTACAATATTTGCAATAAACAGCAGTCTGGACTGCTTTTGTTTTATCCTTGAATGACATACACACTTCTGCTAAAATACCATCCGGTTTAAGTCTTGATGAGAGATACTTTTTATGATTCTCTACACACTCGGCATAATTTACACAATCAATACAAGTCTTCATTTGTTAACTCCTTAAAGTTTATTGTTTGCCTCAAAGTCTTTTTTACGTTCGGGAGCACCGTCAGCGTAACAACATATAAAATGTCGTGAATATACGGAAAACCCACTTCGTGTTACTTCCTCCTCAGCCCAATAACTTGAAATTTCTCTTTCGCCGATTTCAGTATGTTTTTTCGGGTCAAACCTTCTGCAAAGCACTTTTCCATTATAACCACTAAGCACCTTCAAATCACTTTCACAACCGTACTTATAAAACTCTTTTACAGTCACTGTTTATCATCCTTCCTTTAATGTTCTATTATATTATAATTTATTTTTTGTTACTGTTCAACTAATTTGTTGTAAAAAAAAATAACCAGCTGGAAGGTTCTTACTCTCCAGCTGGTTTTATATTAACTGTTTTTAATTTGTATACCGGTTCAACAGTTCTTACACCGGTTTTATATATTAACATCCTTTTCCGGATAAGGAATGTTTTTGGGACTTGAAATTTTAGCCTTATTTTAATTTATACTTTTTACTATTTGTCCTAACAAAACAATCATTTTTATAAACTAAAGTTATATTACCTTACCACGTCTTGATATACTTACCGACTTCGACAGAGAGTTTCGTGCTGATAATTCGGGCGTGTTCGTACTGGGCTTTCACGCCGGGAACAAAATCTTTGGTAATTCCATTCTCAATGTTCTTCCGATTCTGAATGAGAAGGTCTGCTTGGTACAGGTTCAAGAGCCGTACCAATTCTTGTTTTTCGGATATCGTCATTTTCTGTACTCCTTTCTGTGGATTGAATTCACAAAATTTTCTCTTTTTTGTAAGCTAACAAATTTTGATTTAATCGTCTGTGAGTTCTTCATAAAGTCTTTCTAATTCATCCCATTCTTTATCGGTTGTACCAAATACCTCAAAATATTCACACTCATAACATATATCTACTTTAAAATATTCACCTGAAAAAATATTTATAGTTAAGTCCCCACACCAATTGCGAGTGTTGAATATTCCACAACTTGCTTGTGGGCATAGATTTTTGATAATTTGTTTTACTTTTTTAAACTCTTCTATTCTGTTCATTTCCAATGCTTTCTACTCCTGTTCACAATCGGGATTATCCCAAATATTACCTATAACCTCAGTACTGCAAGGGTCACCATAAGCAGTCTCAATTGTTATAACAGCAAGAGGTTGTGTGTTGATAAGGTGATTAACTTCACAAGGTTTTACATTGACAAAACACATCTCCCATTGTAATGTCTCTTCGTTAAAGAATACTTTTCTTAATTCGCCACTATAAAGTTTTATAATGTCTCCTTCAAATATTTTATTGTCATTTTTATCAGTCAGTCCAGTAAATTCACTAATAGTTTCAGGGACAATATCATATACCCGAAAATTATAACAAACATACGTATCTGCAATAGGTATACCTTTATCAATTATTCCGTATCTGTCAGGGTCAGAGAAACTTTCTTTACCAAGTTTGACAAGAGAGCCCTACATCCAATTATTATTGTGTTTTGACTTACCTCTAAATAATATTTTTCTTATTTTTGTTCATCCTTCCAACTACTTTCTGTTTTCAATCTGTTTGTAAAACATATTCCGTTCCACTCAACATACAAACAATTTGCACCACCGCAATTATATTCTTCACACTCGTCTGTCCGTTTACCCCTAAACAAAATCACTCTCATTCTTCTTCACCAACCATTTCTTTTAATACACAGTTAATATCTGTTGTTACAGAAAGCCACGCATCAGTTGATAGGTCATCGTTAGAATTACAACATTCTCTTATTCTTTCAGCAAACTTTTTGTAGGTTTCAGCTTTAGTGTGTTCATCTCGGTCTTGAATAGATATATAAGCATCTCTTGCCACAGATACCTCTTTCTTTAATCTTTCAATTTCCGATTTTTGGTGTTTGATAAGGTCGAGAGTCGCGTTTAACACTTGTATATACTTTTCTTGAAAACCTGTATATAGGCTCAATTCAGTTAAGTCTTTTATAATTTCCTCATCATTAAATTTATTATCGGTCATTTTAATAATCTCCCCATCTAATTTATACTCATATTATATAGTAAAAATAGATTACAATCAACTAAAAGGGTTTGTGTTTTAACATAAACTCTTATTTTATTTTAAAATGTCTAGGTTATTTTACAATCCTTAAATAAATCATAGAGCAATTATAAAGCGTTCTTTTCATATATCTTTAAACTCCTCAATCATCTTTTCAATCATAAACTTTGGAATATAAACTACACCGTTTTCTTCATGTGTGTCAAGATAAAATTCAAGGGATTCTTTAATATGTTTCAAGTTTTTATCTTTCTGTTTGATATTTTGTTTACTTTGTTCCTCTTTAAGTGCTTTCTTTTTTACATAAGAGTAAATATCACATTGACATTTATCACCTTTACAATGACAAATATCTCGCTCCTTAGTTCCCCAGCATTGTCCTTCTTTTATAACAATAAGATGGGGATTATAAATCCCTCTTTCTACTTCGTGATAACAGTCACATTTTTGCATTACAATCACCTATGTTTCAGTGTGTCAATTTCTTCTTTGAGCAATTGAATTTGTTTTATTTGAGCTTCAACAAGACTTTTTAGTTCTTTAAATTTTAACTTTTTCATACGATTATCATACTCAATATCTAGTCCAGCAACTGTCCCGATAAACATTATAATAAAACCAACAACCATCATAAATGTTCCATATTTACTATATTGACAAGTATCAACACTTTGCAAGACTATTGCAAGTCCACAAGTAAACAAACCGTTAGCGTAAAACATACTAATTATCCTCCTTTACAAACTTAACTCCATTGATTTCGATAGCATTAAACTTATCAATCTTATCTTTATCAATAGTAATACTTATCTTATCGTCATTTATTTTAATGGATTTTGCATTGATAGTCAACTTATTATATTCTGGTATTCGAAGAAAATTTGTATTATTATACAAATCCTCATCAACCACCGAGTCTATATTTTCTGTAAAATTTATCCTATCAGTACTAGTTATATAATAATAACTGTTGTCTATTATTTTACCAAAGGGGTTGTTCCTCGCGAGCTCGTCTTCGATACCAAGTGCTTTTAACTGCTCCCCAGTAAGCTCAGCTTTCTTACCATTGATTACGATATAATCATCCATTAGTTATTCTCCTTTAAAAACTTATCAAATTCAATCAAAAAGTTACATTTGTGGGGGTTATAATTAGAACAGATAAACTCTTTATTCCAATATCGTGGACATTTAGTTTTACTATCTCTATAGGGACAAAGCGTATATCCCCAACTATCCAGATAATTAAAAGGGCAGCTATCCATATAATATGGAAGACTATCAACTATAAATTTCATATTCAACCTCCAATTTTCTCAATAGTTTAGTAACATCTTCACAAACATATCCACAAGCTTCATCTTGCATTATGATACCACAATTTGATAATCCATCATTTATAGCGGAAAGTATTTCTCTATATGCTTGTTTCTTAATGTTGCTTTTATTAGATGAACTAACCGTAAATGTATTTATACCAAAAACCTCGTTCTGTTTTATCGATGGAAGAATGCCCTTGTTAATAAGAGAAATTATATTCTCTACTTTTTCTGACATTTCAAAACCTCCGTAACTTTTGTTAAATACTATTTTAATTAGTGTTAACTTTAAAATTTAAATTATAATAATTTATTTACTTTATATAAAATTATAATATGTTGTTAATCTAATATCAACTAAAAATAAAAGACATACATAACAAAATGTATGTCTTAATTATTTAATTACCGGAACTACCAAAACCTTTAGAACCTCTTTCAGTATTTTGTAATTCATAAACCACTTTCAAATTATCAATATTAGCAACAGGAATAATTACTAACTGTGTTATCTTATCCCCACATTCAAATTCCTTTATGTTTTTTGAATTGTTGTAAAGTTTTACAACTATACTTCCTGTATATCCTGAGTCAATTACCCCTTCACTTGTAATACCTTGTTTAACATTCAATCCAGATTTAGACTTAAGAAATCCTACATACCCCTCCGGTATTTGTACATGTACTCCCGTATCTATTGTTAGTGACTTATTACCGGGAAGAATGTATTTTTGTGCACCGGTTTTCGGTATTCGTAAATCAAAACCTGCATCTCTTTTGTAAGCTCTTTCAGGTAAATAAGCTCCTTTGTCAAGTTTTACATTTAATTCCATTTACATACCTTCTTTAGATTCATTTTTAAATTCTTCAATTATGTTGGTAAGTTTTTCTATTTCAAGTTTATTATAAAGTTCGTTAACTTGTTTAATATTTTTCATAATATTAACCTATAAAAAATAGTGTAGTAAAAACTTACTACACATATTATAATATCAAATATTATTAACTTTCAACTAACTTTTTATTTTAATGATAACATTTGTTATATATTATCATTACATTGTTTACGGTAGGCCATTTCAGCTTCAATAGCGTGAATCTTTACTTTTTCATTCTTGATATAATGACGAAGTGATATTTGAATTAAGAATGACCTTGTTGTTTGCAATGTCCTTTCCCAATCTTCAATTTGTTCAAGAAGTTCTTTTTTCTCTCTTTCCAAAGCTTGGTTAGAATACTTTTCATAGTTTTTCATAACTTTTCACTTCCTTTTTGTTTTATTTATGGCGTCAGCGATTGGACTTGAACCAACACACCGTTAAAAACGACTACTCAAGGATTAGCAATCCTCTACCTTACCAAATTAGGTTTACGCTGACAAATGGGAAAGTTTTTAATTATTAGAATAATAATTATTATAATAATAATCAAGGAATTACCAGAACTTTCAAACCTTCAGGAGTATATACTCTTTATCGTTTGTATTACTCTAAAAAACTAATCGGGTATTCTGTACGAAGTACTTTTTAACTAGTATGAATAAAGTATTCGTACAGAATACTTAGAAAAACTAAGATAAAGTTTATTAAACCCTAACTTTTTTGATAAAATAAGTGATATTAAGTCTTAGAACTTGTTATTCCGCAGAATCAATCATTCAACTTAACTTGTCTTTTGTAGTCACTTAACTACTCAGGTTCTTTGTCAGCTACCTCGACCCCATCACTTAGACATCGTCCTTTCATACTTTGCCATTCTTAAGATAGTGAATTAGGACTTGGCTCCTCAAGTTGGACTTGAACCAACGACTTCTTGGTTAACAGCCAAGCGTTCTACCAACTGAACTATTGAGGAATATTTAATGGTGACGACAAGGAGATTTGAACTCACTATTATATGCGTGAAAGGCATATGTCCTTACCTATTAGACGATGTCGCCATATGATGTAATTAAGTGGCTTTCACGCTGACCCAGAGGGCGGATCGCTTGGTTTCCACATTCCAGATAGCTTGTACTTGACTGAGATAGCTATCAGTAATTCTCGGCTCTTTTATCTCTGGATTATAGAGCAATAAGCGTAGTAAGGTACCGTACTCCAGAGGCTTGAAGCTGGTGAAAGGACTTGAACCTTCAACTTATTGCGTACAAAACAATTACTCTACCATTGAGTCACACCAGCATATACAAGGTCGTTAAGTTTCTCGAATAGCGGACGTCCCTTTAACGACCTCTCCGTTCTCTCTACACATGGTAGAGGAACAATTACTTGTTGTCTGGATTTTGACTATTTTGGTTTGGACAAGTAACTCAAACCTCGGGTTTACCTATAACGTCGTTCCCTTATAAACCACGGAATGTTTTCGATTACATACAACGCTATCTTTTGCCATCCAAGCAGGGCGAGTACTTCCCTTGCTATCTCTAATCCGCTTCAACTATCCTAAAACAGCCCGCCCAATTAGTTTTGGCTCTGCGATAACTTGATAGCTTTTAGTTTGTTCACCAACTGAACTTCGGTGGTACAGGTAGTGGGACTTGCACCCACACGGAGTTTCCTCCACAGGTTTTTAAGACCTGTATGTCTGCTTATTTCATCATACCTGCTTATAAATTTTATGTTCGATTACCTTCTAACGAACATTAGTATTAAATATTAGTGGTATTTAATACTTTTCTCACTCACGGCTAACCCACTAAGTTATTTGTAGGAGGAAGATTTCGCATAATTAAACTTGTTACAGATCGACATCTGAATTTAGGGCTCGAACCTAATAACAGAGGCTTAACCATTTTAGGAGCTACCTTGGACAAATTTTACGCTATATATCCATCAAGCGGCTGGTACCGATGACCGGACTTGAACCGGTACGAGGTTTCCCTCACAGGTTTTTAAGACCTGAGTGTCTGCCTATTCCACCACAACGGCATATAATCTACACTCTTTATTTAATGTGTCGAGTGCACAAACACATGGTCGAGATGACAGGACTTGAACCTGTGACTTCTGCACCCCAGATGCAGCGCCCTACCCAACTGGGCTACATCTCGATAATGTTGAGCCAAAGGGCTTTCACCTTTGGGAACAATGGTTGGATTTGCACTGCAGTTGCTTACCAACAGTCTTTCCAGGCGACTAACCATTAACTTCAGTTACATTGTTTTTTCATATTAACATATTTTAAGAAATTTTCTTTTCGGTCGAAGCTTTGAAAACTCGAATTTCAACCTTTCCCCTGACATAACGGGGACGTGCTATCCACTACACTAAACTTCTAATTTCTGCTATTATCAATTAAATTATTGTACAGATATAACTATAGTATAAGCTGTTCATCTAACTCCATTTAACTACTGCTGCTGCGTCCTAATACTAGTACCCGTAAATGGGTGATACAACAATTCACTCTATCTAGATATTAGGCTTCGTAGCACTTATACCATATTTTAATTTTTGACCTTGATAGTTATAAGTATAATTTATTTTTAATAATTTAACCTTTTGATACGTCTACTCTATAATGAGATTCAATGTAGTCTAACTTATTCTTAAGCTCTCTAATCTCATCAAGTTTGTTTTCATAGAGAGTAAATACGTCAGGTTCGTCGTCATTTGAATTTTCTAATTCTGACTCCTCGTCATTTGCGTGCTTAAGTAACTCTCTAATGATATCCTCCAATCTATATGCTTCAGATTCTGCGGTTTTAAGCTTCGTTTGAATTACTTCATATGTATCATTATCAAACTTACGGATTTTGTTAGTCATTTTAGAAAGTCTGATAGCATACTCAAGAGCATTTCTTAATGTAAGTAGCTCGGTGTAGTCCTTACCTTTAACATCATAACATGCAACGGAACACTCTTCATATTTGTAAAGGACGGCATCACACTCTTCTAGAAGTCTGTAAGCTTCAAGGTACGTAGGATTAAAGTTTTTTAAATCAATGTTCATTATTACATTCTCCTTTATACAATTATATATTAAATGTTACAATTTTTCAACTAAAATTATTTAATTTTTACTAATTATTTTAGTTTTTTATTCATTAAAGTTACTACATGTAATTTAATTTATATCCATATTATATGATATAAATAATTTTATATCAACTAAATTATTTATAATAATATACAATTAAGAACTAATTTTAATAATTTTATCACCTTTATGAGTTGCGTATTTATTATTGAAAGTAGCGAGAAGTTGTTCCCAAGAAAGAACCATGGCATAGTTTTGGAAGATTCTACCATCTTCCATTCCATTACAATGTCCTACATAACTAACTATTGCAGATTCTTTGCTTCGAGATTTTGTGGTATAATGACGACCGTCTAAACGCGTGATTACATAAAACGTTTCTGGTCCGTTACCGTTATAATTGTCGAAAATTATGTGATTAGGGTGAAGTACCGACAGAATTTTGTCTTTCACTTCAAGTACATTACCCTCATTTTCATCAAGATATAAAGTTACTTTCATTTAGTATTTTATTCCTTTCTCCTAAGTAATTAAAATCTACTCACTCTAACAATATCACATCAGTCATGTTAAACATTATATAGCAACCGCAAATCAATTTGACAGTATTAAATAAACGTCATCAAGAAATCTTCTCTGCTTGGAATCATTTTGTTTTCTCCTTTGATTTGTGTTTTTCTTCAACCATTTTTGCATATGTAAAACAGTGTGATAAGAATTTATCAAATACGAAAAGGTTGTTTGCCGAAAAGCACGAAAAATATATCGCATCCTCGTCGTTATACAACTCGCCTTGATACCTTTTCCATATCTCTTCATAAGCAAAACTCTTTCGCAAATATGTTAATTGTTCACTTGCATCTATAGGGTCTGGATATTCTTTGTCAAAATTAAAAGGACTATAATTTTCGTTATAGATTTTCTTAATCTCACCAACATCTTTTGTTATCCATTTTCCGAATATTTCTTCAAATTCTTTTACTCCGTGCCAATGTGAAGCCTCATAATCTTGGTCGCCAGAATTTTGAAATTCAATTGACGCATCAAATAAGTCCTTTACAGCATTTGGTACTCCGAAGACTCCAAGAAGATGATATTCATTATCATAAAAATATCTGAAGGTAAATAGATTACACACCCAATTATTTGAGGCATTAAAAACATCAGTTTCTTCTTTTATGACTAAATCCGAATAATTCTCTGATAAATCAAAAAGATGTTTCTTTACGAAAGGACAATAAATGTAATTGTCCTTTGCAATTTCTGAAAAATCAAAATACAGGCGTTTTTTTTAAGTTGCGAAGGAAAGGAATTATGTCCTTCTCTTCCATTTTCTTAAAATTGATTTCACACCAATAACTCATTTTATTTTCTCCTCATATCAAAATTACTGTGATGTTAATCTTACCTTAACACTCCTATTACAATTTTCTTATCTATAGTATAAGATATACTAAAGTATTATTCAACTAAATATCCTTTAAAAGTTAAAATTCCCGAATTTTAATGTTTTGGAATTAGTTTAATTAACATACTTACGGAGGATATTATAAGTATTTATGATTAGAGATTAACATAGTTACTTACTAATACATTTGGATTACGCCCTTTACCTAGTTTTTTCCATTCACTATCATAAATGAAGTAAGTACTTCGGTCATCTTTTTTTGAAGTTATGTAAAATTTATCACCTGTAGAATTTTTAACACTTATCCAAATTATTTCATTCCCATGTTTTTTCATGAATATTTACCTTATCTACTTAATCATTTAGTGTTTTATTGTTTATATAGGTAATAATAATATGATTATCAGCAGTGTTAAATACGTTTACTATTTTAATTTTGTTTATATCTTGTTTTACTACCCAGTCTTTATAATACTCTACAGTAGTAAATAGTTTAACATTATAAGTATTCATAAACTTAGTTTACCTTTTCAGCCCCGGCTATAATTACTCGGTATTCGGCTATCGATATTTCCCCTGGTTTAAAATGGGCCTTTTTAGCTACTCTCCTTGCATTACCCTTTTTGTAATAATACTTCCTACCTTTTGTGTTTAATACTAAAGGTTGTAGCGTATTACTATCTACAATAGCGTATATCCTATCAAGCATTTTATATTTCAGTCCTTTCTACAAGTTCAAATTCCGGAATTTCAGCGTGTCTACCGAAAATGTCGACTTTATCTTTTAAATAGTTTGTAGACTTTTCAATCAATTCATGACATCTCTTCTCTGTCGTTAAATAAGGAACTGCCGAAATTTCCCAATCATCACAATCGTTATAACCTTTCAAATAAAGTTGTCTTCCGTAAAGGTTTGTTCCAGCTAATATTATATATTTTTTATTGTCAAAAGTTTCTGTACTTTCCCACAAACTTTTCTTTTTTATCTTACTTTTACTCATTGTCAATAACTTCTTTATTTGTACAAGGAATGACAGTGTTTAACCAATCATACTCATACTTAACAGCACTATCGAAGTCATCAAAGTTAAATAACTGTCCTGAAGATGTTACATAAAAAGGTTGAGAATTGTTAACTATAACAACTTTTACATTTGCGTTAGCCATCTTCTCAGGTGTCATTTGTAACATTATTCTTCTGTAGTTTGTCATTTCACGATTGTCTCTACTTTCTGTTATCAAATCATTTTTATTAGAACTCATCTTTAATTCTCCTTAATAGTTATTTTCATACCATTCAATTTTATCCTTAAGTTCGTCCACTTGCATTAAGGTAGCTTGTAAATATTCTACAATGTCCATTCCTTTGAAATCTCCACGAGCCTTAACAAATTGTTCGTAGTCGGATAAAAACTTTTCAACGTCACTTTTCAAAATCATTCTAAACTTACCTCCTTCCCAATTTCTCTAACACTTAAGAATGTAGGAAATTGTAGACTTTCAGTTCCGTCCTTATTCTTTGTAACTTCTTTATATTTAACTTCAATAACTCTACCAATGATTTCTTCAGGATGTTCCCAATAGTATATCCTTTGTTCGTCAGAAAGCCCTGAACCTACGCCAACTTCGTTACCTTTAAAATCAACTATAAATTTACCAACTCTATTTTCGTTACGTCCTGTTCCGGCTTCTACTTTAATAACTTTCAAATCGTATTTGTAGAATTTCTTAACTTTTATAAGATTCTTTGTTCGTCTACATTCATAAGGGGTATCAAGATTTACCATAACACCTTCCCAATCATGTTCTTCTGCATATTCGAGTGCTTTGTTAATTTCGTTATGGTTAGTACCTTGGTATAAAAATTCAACGACATCAATATTGTTTAACTTATAGTCATCTATAATTTTATTAAACATTTTTAATATAGGAAGTCTCATCTTATAGGTTAGTAATGATTTTCCGTTCTCAAATTCAGTTGTTTTAAGTAAATCAAATAGAACTAATTTAAGTTCTGATTTGTTTTCCTTTTTAGAATTTGCAATACCTGTACCTTTTTGAAACCTTTCACTATCAGTAAGTATTCCGTCATCTTTTAAAAGTAACTCCCCATCAAATACATAGTCTTTATAATTAGTAGGAGACATCATCGTTTGAATATCTTTTATAATATGTTCACAACCTGTGAATTCTTTACCTTGACGGCTGTATAGATGTCCTTTATAGTAAAAACATCGTGTACCATTTAATTTGTGACTAATGCTTATCCAAGCATTTTCCGGTATTTTACAATTCTCTATACTTGTGCCAAGCATTACATCTAATGTTTTAATAAAATCTTTACCGTATATTTTATTACAAGTTGTAACACTAACTCCAAGTCTTAATGATTTAGTTACTATATCCTGTAAGAATTTCTCTAGTACGGCTTCATAACATAAACCTTCGCCCTCAATAAGCTTTTCAATATAGTGATTTACATAAGCGATATCTATATCTCTACCTGTAGTATTCTCTTCAAAGTATTTAAGAAAATTTTCTATCCGATAGTCATAAGACTTTTCAGTGTGAACAGTATAACTAACATCTTTCTTAATCTTACTTGTGTTTATTCCTGTTACTATCATTGGGTCAACAATGAATTTTAACACAGTCTTAAATATTTGAACATGTTCTTTTGATTTAAGAAAAGCTTCTTTTTCAAGTCTCGATGATGTTTCTTGTAAGGTTTTGAAATCTAAATATAAATTATACAATTCACTCATTTATTTATAACCTCATATAATAGTGTATGCTTTATAATTATAAAGAAAGTCTTTAAAAAAGGTTTATAACCTTTTTAACTTATAAACATATTATAATATAAAACATAATAAATTTCAACTAATGTGCTTCAACGTCGGCTTCGTGAAGCAAATCAATATATTTTTTGAGAAATGTCGGTAATTGTTTGTAGTATTTCGTTTCCAAATACGGTTCCATATGTACATTAACTAACCATGAAACATTTATAACAGTACAAAGGTCATCACCTTGAAGAAGTCCCGGAATTAAATAACTACCTACATTTTGGTTGTTGTAATAGTGTGCTATAGTTGTTTCTTCTTGTTTACTATTATGAAAATCTTTTACAAAAGGTTTGCCACAATCATGATATTTCGCAGCAGTAATCAAATATTTACTAACATTTTGTTTAGTAGACATTATACGTTCACACTCATTACAATGTTCTAAAATATTTAAGGTGTGGTGAGGGTTATCGTGTGGTTCATCCATCATTGAGTATACTTTATCTTTGAACTTCTTAATATCAAAATTCTCATCGTTTATTAAATAGTTAATATGGTCCCAACCCTCGTCGAAAAACGGTGGTTGATAAAGTTTTACAAATTTATTTATAACATATTTACCAACATGTCGTTCACGATGTATATCTCTATCTATACAAACAGTTATAGGTGCCCACACTACTACGGCATACTTTACAACGTAAGAAGGTAATTTTGTTAAAAGTTCTTTACGTTTTTTACGTACAACATTGGTTGCATCATATATTACATTAACACCTTTGTCTAAATTTTCAAGTGTTCTTACTAACATTTCCTTAAAAACTTTATTATTGTCTTCTTGTGAACTCGCATTCCCAAACAACTCTTGTCGTATCACATCAGAGGATATTATGACTGTACCAGGTTTTTTACGTTTTTGTCCGTAATAACTTTTACCACTACCGGGTAATCCTATTAGCATTGTGAACATTGGGAATTTCATACTTAATTACACCTCTCGTAATAATCGTCAACAACCACACTACTTACAATACTTTTAGTATCTACTATGTTTGATTGTCCTTCGACAATAGCATTAAATATTCGTGAAAGACATTCATCAACATATCTTTCGTAGTTAATATATTTATTTCTATGTGCGAATAGAGGACAATAAAATACAGTGACAACATCTCCACCCTCAAGAGTACAGATAATATTTTGTGAACTATTTACAAATATTCTACATATTTTGTCTATTCGAACACACTGATTGTCTATTGTTTTTAACCATTTTCCCACTTCAGCAACTCCTTTTCCCATTTGGAAGAATTCCAAGTTTTCATATACTCCACTGGATTTTTATCATAAGCGAAGAAAAGATAAGACCTTACCCATTCCGGATAACTATTAACTAACTGAGCATATTCTTTACGAGTATAATTTTGAGGAAGTTCCGTCCTAAGTTTAACCAAGTAACTAAACGCCATATTTTTATAATCAATGATGTCGGCTTCAACGGATGCTAACTCTTTATTATAATCCGTACAATATGTTAGAAATTCTTCTCTTTCACCTTTAAGTATAACATCTATGAGATACTTTTTCGTAACAACATTATTATTACGCGCATAATGAGCTAAAACATAATTAGGGGATTTTATTTTTATACGATTATTTTTCTTATCATGAACTACATAACCTTCTTCATCCCAAGGTAACTCTTTTGAAGCTAACACAACGTCCTCAAAGGTTGAAAGATTATACACCTTTGGAATTTTTACCCCAACAGTTAAAAAGTCTTTTGTGCATTCCGAATCGGTAAATGATGTTAGAAGGTCTTCTACATTTCTTTCTCCTAAAAAGTATAAACAGGTTTCATTATAAGGCACAACAATTCTGTTATATGGGCTCACTAACTCAAAAATATATGTTTGTTTTTTATGTTTTTTACAAATTTTAATTAGTTTAGTTGTGTCCACCGAACTAACAAACAATTCACCAAAATTTTTATATTTAACACAATTAAGGGGTGCATTAAAAGCGTTTATAGTACCGTTTGTTGAAATCGTATAATCATCAATATCTGAATTATACCACACTTTGATTAAAGAACCATCAACTTTTTCGGTAACCTTTGCAGAATTCCAATCAATTTTAGGTACATAAGATTCTTGATAGTTTCCAAACTTATCAAAGGCGTGACAAACCGGTTTTGTCCATTCTCCCTCTCTAAATACTATTCCTCTACACTCTCTAACAATATAATTGTTGAAATCAGACTTTACTTGGTTATATGTAAACATTACATAATGTTTATCATTTTTATAATAATGTTGAGTTTTAACACAATAAGGTTTTTGACACAACAATTGTTCATAATTACTGTTCAGGTCACAAAAACGTCCTATTTGTGTGCTATAAACCATAAAAACACCGTCCTTAAAAGTGTAACTGAAAGTCACACTATAATGTTAATTATTATATATATAATAATTTATCTTTACACTAAAGGTAACTAATTTTTACCTTTAATACTTTTAAGTAACATTATTTATATATTTGACTTGTAAGCTCTTGGGCTTGCTGTAAAGCGTTTTTGTATGAATATAATTAAATTATATTATTAAAATTAAAGTTGAAATTTTATTGCGTTATTTTAATAATAAAATAAGGGTTATAAATTACTTATAACCCTTAAAAATATTAACAATTAAATTTATTAACTTATAACAATAGTTTTAAAGCCTTTAAACATAATTACATAAAATCTCTTGACGACATTCCATAGTAACCAAGGGGGTCTCTTTCGTATGCAAGACTGTCTTCAAACTCTTCATAAGCTTCGTTTTCAAAAAATGATTTGACATCGTCTTTCATAATTTCAGTGAGAACTTCTTCGTCAGTATCCTTTACAACATGTCTTGCAAAAGAGACACTTTTAGGGTCTTTTACATCAAGTTTTGTACTATGATAGTCATACTCGTCCATCATTGCCTTCACATCGTCTTCTGAAGATTGTGAAATTACCTCAGAAGCTAAGTCAACTACTTCTTCGTCGGAAAGCTCATCAAAAAACGGTCTTGTATCGACTTCGTATTCGTAATCATACTCATCGAAATTTCCTGCTCTTGTTCTGTAATCAAACGTGTAATGTAAAGTAGACATTTATAACACCTCAAATTATTTAATAAGTTTTAACTTTTAATACAATTATGTTGTGTAAAAAAGAGGTAACCTTTAACGGGTTACCTCCAATACATACATTCCAATGTAACTAATTATAAGTAATATCAGAGACATTATAATTCTTATTATCATAACATGAAATTCAATCAATTCCAGGTCACTTGCACCCGCAGTACTAAAAGCACTTAAAAGTCCTAAAATAAGAAACATAATACTAAGAATACCTAAAACTTTTCTCCTACGTCTGATTACCTTAATTCTTTCATTCTTAGTAAGTTTTTTCATTTTCATTTCCTCCAGTACTTAATTTATGCATATATTATAGTATTAAATTAAATAACAATCAACTAATTATATGAATACTAAGATACCTGTAAAGACTTGAAAAATTAACATTATTGACAAAAAACTTGTAACAAGACAAAATAAAATAAATAGTATTATTCTTTTTAATTTACACCTTTTACAAAATTCACCAAATATTGTGTTATATAATAACACACAATCAATAACAAAAACAAACAACCATATTATTAGTAATAAAGACCACTTAAATATTGTCATAACTACCTCCTATAGTAAATCGTCTTCTAATATTAAAACGTTCATTTCTCCTGTATATGCTGTACACCTGTCAATCGCATATATTCCTTCGTTCTCGTAAATGTTCCAACAAGCATTATCACCAAATTCAGACATTGTTGTTTGAGATTTTCTTTCTGTATCCCTAGCCCATCCATACGAACAGTGCCAATGTCCACACACTGTTGTTTTATTAGGTACCAGTATTCCTTTGTCAGCTAAATCCATACCGTTATACCAACAACTTTTAGACCAATTCCCATTTCTCCAGTTAAGGTCATATGAAGGAAAGTATGGTGTAAAACCTTTCATATTACAAGGTATCCAACCATGAACAAATACGTAGTTTTTAGTCTCAAAGTAGTCAACCATTTTGGAGTAAAATTCGTTAATTACTTTAGCTACTTGAGGAAGTGTATATTCTTTCTTTTTAACTTTTATTTTATTAACAAGTGTTTGAAATGTTTCATCGGTACCGTTTTGATAGTCATGGTGAAGAGGGTATCCTCTATCAAGATAACTTTCCATAAGATATTCATGATTACCTTTTACAAGTACAACATTGTTTAACGACATTAAATATGTCATGACCTCATAAGGTTTGTCTCCCCTATCCCAATAGTCACCACAACAAACTAATAAGTCATTTTCGTTATTTTCTCTAAAACCAACACTCTTCAGTGTTTCTCTTAAGATATCGTAGTAACCGTGAATATCTGACACAGCGAAGATTCGCATTATTTATAAATCTCCTTCCACCTTTATTTTACTATATTATATTATTTTTAGTAGTAAAAAACAACTAAGTCATTTAAATATTTAATAGACTTAGTTGTTTTATATAACCAGCTTTATATATGTTTTACTGTTGTAATATTTCCTTGAAATCCTAATCCATTAACTGTTCCGGAACTTCTTGTTGCTTTAGACATACTTTTGGTATCAACAATAAATTCCATCATACAACCATTAGATAGTGTGTAAGAATGTGTACTATCTGTATGTTTATCACTTTTAATATCTGCCAGAATAACTTTCCAGTGAGTACCTTCGTCTGTTTCTATATATAGTTTATCGCCAACTTTTCCATAATGAGTACCCATTGCTACACAATAGTAATCACCTATTTTTCTTAAACCGTTCTCGTCGGTTACCGCTTGTTGTTGTAATTTGTAGGCAAAACTGTTTTTATTTGTTATTGTTCGGTAGTCCATATAACTTTTGAACGATGAACATTTTACCTTTGAAACAATATTGTTATTACTTTTTTGTGTTTGGACACTTAAATTATCAATCTTTTCTTGTAACGCCTTGTTTTCACTTTTATACTTTTCTAACTCCTCATTCAAACTATCTTGTTCGTTTTGTAATTGTTCAATCTGTTTATTTAATAAATCAATAGTACTTTTGCTACCTTCAATTTCTTGCTTATAGTTATATATTATATTATTAAAAGTATAAAACGTTGTACAACAAAAGATAATAAGCGATATAGCAACTATAATTTTAATGTTAAACTTGTAAGATGTTTTAATTATGATACTTTACTCCTTTCGTAGATGACAAGTGTCATCTCCGCCGGTTATAGTTCACAAACCTCCTTTTCTTTTAGCTTAGGTTTCAAGTTTATGTAAAATACAAACGGGTTTAATCCCGTTTGTATTGTTACCATTCGTTTATTAAGCTTCCAAATCATTAAGTTTATAAATATTTGCAAACTTAATAGTTTGTATTTCATTTCCTGAACTACCGTTGTTTTTCGTGAAATACAAATCTATTATACAATTTTTATAAGGGGAACCTTCAAGGGTTTCTGTGAAGAGGTAAATTCCTTCTTCAGGCCAAATTGTCAGAAACTTTGATTTTGTATTTGATTTTTCATTTAAGTTAGCAACCTGAAGGTAATAATTTGTAGTAACTAAATTATATTTAACTTTGTTTTCAACAATCCACTTATAATTATTTGTAGACTTTCTTTTTGTATCTTTTTCTTGTCTATTTTTAAGTCTTTCTACGACACTTCTAATGTTGTGATAATTAACACCTACTCGAGCACTTTTTTCAGTAAACTTAATTATCTTAAGACCTTTTTTATAAAAATCAGCTTTAACAGGTAATTCTGTTCGGTAACCTACTCTAACAATTCTTCCATTACCAATGTCAGTAACCTTTTTAATTAACTTATCCTTTTCAATTGTTCCAAACATTTTAATAATCTCCTTATTTAATTTACACTTACAGTATAGTATATTTTTAGTTAACATTCAACTAAAACTTATTTGAAGTTATTTCTTTATGTAGTTTAATGAAATCCCAGGCCTCTGAAATGTTTTTAACTCGTATATCATAATAATTAAGTTGACAGTTATGATTATATGGCTTATCAATAAGTATTCTTATACTATCACTATTTTTAATATTTTCTTCATAATCATCAATTATATAATCACATTTTATAATATCTTTATGTGAGGTAAAAATTATGTCAGAAGCTTTAATTACATTACCAAAATGGTTTAATATAGAGTCTTCCATTTTCGCCTTGATTGTTCGATAATCAGAATCAGTAACTATATAAACAATGTTGTCTTTCTTCATCTCTTTTATAACGTCAATATAGTTGTTACTAACAGGAACATTTAACCAAAAGTACTCATTATATAAGGGTTCAAAAATTTCTTCTTTTGAAAGTGTTGGAAAAACTTTAGTCATATCCCAATTACACACTTCGTTTACATTAACCCGTGTTCCGTGTTTGTTGTTTAACCAGTTAATCCAGGTTATTAACATATCGTTTAATACTGAGTCATAATCACATAATATAATATCGTTAGACATATTTGTAACTCCTTAAATTTATGTAATTATATTTTAATATTTATTTAGTACATAATCAACTAAAAAATAATTGTAAAATAAAACACCGGTATTAAATACCGGTGTTTAAGTAAAGGAGGACACAAAAATATAACAAACAATATATGGCAGGAATAAGTTGATTCGAACAACTACTGCAGCAGTCAAAGTGCTGTGTGCTACCGTTACACCATACTCCTATATCAAAAGGCCTGGTACATAAAGGAAGGAAGATAAATAAAACAATACTAAATACTACGGAGGTATGTACCAGGCCGAGGAATAATTTACATTTCTGACTCTACTTTATTAAGCGTATTTCGATAGTTATCGAGTTCGGCGCTAGAATCATTTACATACTTTATCATTTTTCTAAGATAGTTTTTAGATTCATAATACTGTTTAAGAGCCTCACGATATTTTTCATTAGCTCTTTTGTATCTTTTATCTCCAACAAGAACGTCACAACGACATTTTGCAAGTCTGGCACCCTTAAGAGGGTCATATTTATCATTAGCAGAACAAACAGCCTTACATTTAATAGTTTTGCCGGCATAATGACTTACACAATAAACTATATGTTTATCATCATTGAAATAATATCTATACATTTTTCCAAATCTCCTTATCCAAATTTACATACATATATATTATATAATATAAATGTAAAAATTTTCAACTAATTTTTAATATTTCAGTTAACCTTTACAACAATATCATTTGTTATCTTGTAAAGTATACAAATATCGGGTGATGGATGAAAATACTCTAAACATAATAATTATTTAATATCCAAAGGTTTTAAACATATATTTCCTCATCCGAGTGTGGTCCAAATTTATTTTGATATTTAAACCTGTACGATGATTTGGTAACAACACTAGGTGAGCAATGATATAAAGTATCATCTTCCAATTTAATATAAATTAAAGGGTCATCATCCCCACTAAGTATAAAACCTTTACTTTCTGTAAATGTGTACTTAATTTTCATAATCTTTAAACCATTTCCATTCTACCATTGTATCGCTACCTAAATTTTATACTTAAATTATAGTAAATATTAAATAAATTATCAACTAAAAAATACATTATTTTTAAAAATGCGAAACATAACGGGGAAAAGACCGTCATGTCATTTTCCCCGTATCACAATTTAAATAAAAATAAATTACTTGTAAATCTTAAGTACTTGTCCAACATAAATCCTGTTAGGATTAGAGATACCGTTGTCAGAAGCTATCTTACGATAGTTTGTATGGTATTTTACAGCAATACTAGAAAGGGTATCTCCACGCTTAACAGTATAAGTTACATAAGAAGGTTTGGGTGTACCAACTTTATTGTTTACAATCTTTTGGATAGTATCATAATCGTAACCTGCTGCAGTTAACTTATTCTTACGTTCAGCTCCATTACCCCATTGCCCCTTAAGTACTTCGTTAGCAATTTCTTCATTTGATTTAACAGGAACAGTTTTAGTTACTCTTTCGTTAACAATTTTTTGAACAGCACTGTAGTCGTAACCAGCTTCTGTCAAACGTTGTTTACGTTCATCACCGTTACCCCATTGTCCGTTTATAATTTCCGTAGCAATTTCCTCATTTGATTTCTTCACAGGAACGGTGTCGGTTGTAGTATCAGAAGATTTAATAACTTCATTATACATAATGTTCATATCAACGTTTCCTGAAATACCGTCTACAGAACCCTTTGATGAATACTGCCAAATATCGTATGTTCTTGTAAAGTCGTTAACCTTCGAGGCGTATTCTGCTACCCACTTACTAACATTGTCGTACCAAGCATCGGTCATTTTCTCGTTCCAGAATGCCGAGCGTGACGAATAAATACCCATCTTATAACCAGCTGCGGTTAACTGATTATAAAATTCTTTCATTATTTCTAACATTTTCTCGTTACTAATTGTTCGCCAGTCAAGTCCTTTTGTATTCTCGACATCAATGTACACAGGACCATCAATAGTCTTACCATTAAGTAATCTCTTAATGTGAGACATTTCACTAGTTACTTTACTTGTTGTTAAAGCATAACTAAAGAAATATACCGAGACAGGAATACCTACCCTGCGACACTCAGCATAGTTTCTTTCAAACTGTTTGTCATCTTGTGATTTAAGGTCATTACCAAGACCACAGCGAATAATAGCGAATTGTACACCAGAAGCCTTTACTTTGTCCCAGTTAATTTCGCCTTGATATTTCGACACATCAATACCTTTAAATTCTGCCATATAATAATCTCCTTTTTAATTATTTAATATTTTAGGTAAGTGTTTCTTTGTAAGGACATGTTTCTAAACACTTGTCTAAGTCACAATAAGTGTCATATACAGCGTCGAACACACTGTTATTCTGTTCCATCGCTTTTTCTTTTATTGAGTCTCCAACAGGACATTCATCACACTTTAAGTATTTTGTTCTATCAAATATATCAATTACCCACCTTTACATATAACCCACAATGACAAGGTCCAGGGTCCTTACAGTTTATAAAATCTTTACACATACATTTAGTGTCTTCATTTTTAATTAAACGACAAGGACAATATCCATCATTATCTTTTAATTTCTTTCTAATGGAGTTTACAAGACTTTCGTCATTGTTGACGACTATCTTCATTTTAACTTATCACCTCAGCATATTGATTGTCACTTACTAAATCTATTCCTAATATTTTGTCATAATGGGGTTTTTGATTGGGAATAAATCTCCCGTATTTGATAATGATATTTTCATATTTACTTAACCAAAGTACTTTATCTTGTAACTCATCTTTATAATATCCTGTGTAGATAATAATTTTTGCATCAGTATAATTTCGCGCTGTCTTTACTAAGCTCTTTAAATCTTCCCAACTATCAAAAGGTTCCAACCCTCCACAAACAATTGCTTTTGTGATATTGTTATTTATGAACTTTTTAACAATTGAACCTTCCGTTACATAAATATCTTTTTCATTTGTAAGGGAGATGTTTTGACAGACACAGTTCCCATTTTCCTTGTTACATTTGAAAGAACACTTTGGAAAGATTATAAACATTGAAGGTTCTTTGTAATTACAGAAATCCTCGTATATTATATCTTTAACAAACATTTACATCACCATGTCGTGTTCTAATACCGAGTACCACTTACGCATATCTCCTTCTTTACGGCGAACCGTTTGCCAACTACTAACAGGGGTGTAGAAACCTACAACTCTACGGTATTTGTCCTTAACGCCTTTCCCACACATAGGGCACTTTGTAGTTCCTATGAAAGAGTGTCCGTCTTCACATACATTTATTGTGGTAGTAAACGCCGAATATATTACCTTATGTTCCGCAAGATAATTTAACATTTCCCAAGCAGCTTCTTCTGTCGGGAATCTATTTTCAATGTTAATGTGTGCAATAGCTCCTCCGCTACAAAGATTGTCTAATACACTACTTACAGCACACTTTTCTTCAATAGTACATTTTTCATAAAGGGGTATCCACTGATTTGACAGTATAAAGTATGAGTTGTCTCCTGTAACTACTTTAGACTTTATATTTAATTCATTGAACTTCATTACCATAACTCCTTAATTCACTAATAAAATTTTCAAACTGACTGCGATATATCGTCATATAGTTTAATTTATTTTTAATTGCAAGTTCATGTTTTTTCTTGTCTAAGATTGACCAAGTGTATATTATCATATTTGACCAATCGTCTCCTTTCTGAAGTAGTTCGTTCAGAACTTTTACATCACGGTCGCATTTATCATTGTATGCGTGGTCAAAATGTGAGGGGTGTATATTCAACTCAATAAATAAATCTTGTGATTTTATATAGAAATCACACTTATAAGGGTATCTTTCATCTGTGTATTGACATATTATATCATCTTTATTATATTTACATTGTAAGGCTTCGTAAGCAAGATGTTCATAACTAGAAGTTGCATATGTCCCATTTTTCTTGCGGGTTTCGTTTGCAACCATACTTCTTCTTTTATACTCTTCTTTCGAAATAGTTTTTCTATTCCTTCTTGCAGAATCAGACATCCTTTTGTGGTATAAGTCGTACTCCTCTTTTGTCCAAGAATTTCTGGACTGTTCTTTTTTGTATTCCCTATTATCACGATAGTCGTCCGAAACATTTTGCCAGAACTCTTTTAGGGTATTAGAAATCTTCTCACTACGTTTACGGTTGTATTCTTCCCACATACCATTATTCTTTAATTTATCATTAACTTTTCTAACCCCGGCACCAGATTTTTCATTAAGTTCTTTCTGATTCCAATTTCCAATTGACCATCCCTCATCAATATATCTTGACAAATCCTCTGTTCTCACTTTAGTGTTTATGTGGTCCTTATTTATAAAAGTATATATCTTTCCCATCAAATCACCTTTACCAATTGATTTTACGTATATATACAATTTTAAATTTGAAATCAGTGGTTACCTTTAACGTATTCTATATCTTTCTATGTATTTCTCGTCCATATCTAATCCATTTCGAATAGCGGTGTCAAATGTCACCTTTATGTCACCATTTTTTTTAGTTACTTTAACAATATTAGTGCTATTTATCTTGTAATAGTGGTCCTTGTATTCAAATTCATAATCATAAGCGAGTTTTCTTGCATCCTCAAATAAAAGTTTGTCTGCAGCACACATGACTCCTGCAGCGTTTTCAGCCGGTATCTGTTCAATATTAAACGTAAACTCGTCTGTAAAATTATCTTTCACATCATTAAGGACATTAAATATATCTTTTGCAAACTCAATACCCTCTTCTGTGTAAGACTTGTATCCCAATTCATCTGTTTGAATGAAACCAAACTCACACATAACTTCATACATTCCAAGAATACCTATAGTACAGTATTGTTTATCAAGTTCTACGGCACCTTCTTGATAATTTGGAAGTAATCCTTTTTCAATATTACGTTTAAGTATATGTCGCATAGCATATAAAGCCTGACAATCAAGGGTTGTTCTCTCTCTTAATTTATCTAAGTACCTTTTCTTGTTACACTTAGTTTCATAAGCAATACGTACAAGGTTTATTGTAGAAACACGACAACTACCTACACTAAGAGCACTACCACCTACACTATTTTGAAAAGCTGTTAATTTTGAAGTATCTGAAAGTAATCTACAACAGTTAGATAACGAGGTTACTTGGTCACTAATAAATAAATTACTATCAGCCCATTTCATGTTATGTTTACTAGCCCAACGAGCAAATTCCTCGTCTTGAAACCTACCATCCTTATACAGAAATGACATAGTTAGAACAGGAAAAGTAAACATTTGTTCTGAACGTATGTCAGACACAACTCTCATAAAGTCTTTTTGGAACTGCATTATTTCTTCAATACTGTCTATTGCAAAAGTTCCGTCAGGATATTCAAGTCCCCCAAATAAGGCCTCTAAGTATTTTCTATCAAATATAGACATATTTGTAAAGGCACTTTGGTCAATCCTTAAAAAGGGCTGGTTAAGTCTAAATATCAACTTTTGGAAACACTGGTCTCTGTAATATCCAGGGTCTTTTATGTAAAATCCTGTCTCAATATCCTTTTTCCAGAACCAATATGCCCATATTAAAATATTTGGAAGTCCTACTGCCCCACTTTGTCTATTAGATAAAAAAGATATAAACTCTATGCAGTCATCAAGAAATGTAGTTAAATGTTTTGCTGGTTTGTTGTTATAATTGTTTCCGAGGAAGAATAGTCCTTCGCGAGCTAATCTTGATAAGTCTTGTGCCCAACAATAGGCGAATAAACTACATGAAGTACTATCATTAAGATAAAAACCTTTACTAAATTCTTGTTCCAACCAATCTTTAGCTACTTTAATTCCAAAAAACTTCTTTATCTCTATAAAGACTTTATTGAGTCCAAAAAGTTTGTCAGAACTTTTTCCTTTTTCAGTCATAAAGGAACGTATGTCACGATGACTTGAATTAGCATTAGGGTCAATTGAGGCATCAGCCAAGTTTTCAGCTACAATAAAATTTTTCAAAAATTCAGAATAATCTAATTGTGACTCGTCAACACCGTTAAGTATTTCAAAATCGTTGCCATATTTTATACGCAGGGCATTGAGGGTGCGTTCAAAATCTTTGTTAAGTTTCAACTCGATTTGCATATACTAATTAATTCCTCTTCCTTGATTATTAACCCATTCTACAGCTTCAGTAAATCTAAGTAGTTTTCCTTCTACTTCGAGAAGAGGAACTTCGTCAAAACCTTTTGCAATAAGTTCGTTTACATCAAAATTTGTTTTCAATGTAAAGTCTATGTTAGCGTTATGAAGTTTCTTAAGTAACACCTCACATTTTGGACATCCTGTTGAATATAGCGTTACCATAATTACTCCTTTCTTTTCAATGGTTAAAGGTATTCTTAGGGGTAAAAGCTCCACAAGGACCTTCAGTGCCATGACAACCGTGTGTATAATTAGCACAAGCCCAACATCTCTGTTTGTCCCACTTTCTTTGAAGTGCTCCTTCACTCAATTCACTAAAACTATAAGTAGGTTGTTTAAATTCAATACTCATAAATATTACTCCTTTATATAAATTTTACAGAAATTTGTTTTTCTGTTTAATCGTATTATAATAGAGTAATATATTTATTTCAACTAAGTTAACATAAACCGATAGTTTATCTATCGGTTTAACATCATTAACAATTGGTCACCGTTTGCGACCTTTCTACCATAAAAATCTCTTGTTACGTTTAATTTTTTATCGTATTTACCCTTAATTCTTCCATAAAAATCTCGGATAATTTTATTTCCGGTACGGGAATCTGTTTCAACGAAACCTATTATCTTCCCTGTCCAATCTTTTATCTTCTCTTTATGAACCATCCAAAAACAACTCCTTCATATTAACAATCCTTGACAAGGCTTCTTCTACACTTAATACGTTGACTTGAGTTATACCTTTTCGCCTGTCGTTAACAAATATATCTATTGCTTTCTCCAACTTTGCTGGATTAAACTGTTGGTAGTCGTATACAAATGTTCTAGGTATTGTATAATCATTCTCCTGGTCAATTATTTGTGGTCCGTATTGAATTATTTTACTGAACCCGTCTTTTGTTTCAACTATAAATAAGTATTCACAGAAATTATCATTTATACACGAAAGTGCAAACTCTCCAATATTATCTATTTCAAATGTACCATTAGATTGTCGAACATAGTAATAATTGAATGAAGGCATATCAATCAACAACCTCGTATTTAGTAATGTAAACCTCATGTGCTATACGAATTTCATAGTCCCCGTTATCAAGTAATTGTTTATGTTCTCTAGACCTAAATTCTCCTGACACTTTTAACTTTGTGTCTACACATTTAAAGGATAATTCTTTCGCTATTTTACCCCAACATATACAAGGAATATATGAATTCAACCTTTTTTGTTTATCCTCGGATACAATATTATTTGCCAGAATAAAGTGTAAGTTATCCTTACCTGTACGTGTTTTTCTTATTTCACTTATTTTACAAATCCTACCATCTAACTCAACACTATTTACAACATCCGTTTTCGGTTTGTCAAAGTAGGTAAAAACGTACATATCCACTTTATTTTTGTTATTACTAACCTTATGCGAATATGACCTAATGTTTCCAGTTAAACTAACCATGTCATTTTCTTTGTACGGATTAGTAAATTTTTTAAACTTTATATTCAAGACATCTTCAGTTCCATTATCTCGAGGTACAAGTAATTTAGCTTTATTGAATTCAATTCCTTGTATTGTGTGGGAAGGTTCAATATCTTTGATATAACCTTTCAAAGTAACTTTGTTCAAACTATATTCACCCCTTATACACACATTTTCCACTGTCCATTATCATAAACATATGGCACTGCGGATAACCATTTTTGTTGTTTTTCATCGTATACAAAAACTGCAGCTGGAGTTGGGACACTTGTCGGTTCCGTAAAAACTCTCGCACACCCGGTAGGTGTGTTTGTTACAGTATTTGAATGATAAGTTACATTATTTGAATCTTTAGTAGCATAAGCTGTTCCTGATATAGGAACATTGGGAACACCTGTCACCCTAAATGTACATTTTGTTGTAGCTGTAGTTGTGGTGTTAACTATTCGTGTGCCGTCATTGAGTAATAAATACCAGTTACGACATGGGACATCACTTTCCGCTGTGTAAACAATATCTAATCCTTCTACAACACTGGCTAATTTAATTATTGGATAAGTCGTATCACAGTTAATTGTTGTTGAATTGTCAATACGAGTATTATCGAGTCTTTGTAAAGTGATGTTGTAAGAACGGTTTGTGTTCTCACCTAAATTAACATTAAAAGTTCCTTTATAATTTTGTGTGTTACCAACATAAACCCCTTCGAACCACACACTAGAATTTATATCAGTATCTAAACTTAATATTCCGGAAGTATTGTCAGTAACTGTTATCTTTGCATTATTTATAGCAGGCCTTCTGCAATCCCATGTTACGGTTGGGCTTTGTCCCCAAGGACCATTTACACGCTTTGCCCAAAGATAAACAGTGTGAATAGTGGGACTTATATTACTTAGTGACCACGTACCGTTTGTAGTAGCTTGTGACCAATATGTTGTGTCTCCTGTACCATCTAAGTTATACATCCAAATGTCACAACTTACATCACTACCAGCTTCCCAATATAAGGAGGATGCAGTACAACCTGCATTACTTAACCACACATTAGGAGGGGCATAAGCCGGTGCCCCAACTACCACTGACCAAACAACTTCCCAAGTATTTTTTGCGGGACACCCACAACTTGATTTTGTCCAAATTTTCAGTGTGACAGTATCTCCATAGTTAGTTGTAGAAACGGTTACATTACCACTATACCTCCCTGAACTCCATTTATTTGGACTAGTAGGTTTGTGATATATTTCTACTAGAGGGCTATCATCAATACTTGCAGCTACACCAAGGGTGTAACCAAAGTACGAATACTTACCTGTCATTGCATTTAAGGACGCACTTACATTACATGTAAGAGTCGAACCATTTCTGTATATGTCCCCAAAGGTTACGTTAGAGGTTATTATAGGTGATTGGGGATAATAGGTATTAGGGGCTCCATGTACGGTTACTACTCCGTTCCAACTTGACATTTAATCACCTAACCTTAAAGAATAACTGTCCTTGTACCCCTGTTGTAGGTAAAGTACTCCCGTAGACATTATTACTTAAAACTATTTTTTGCGTATCAGTAAAGGTTGGTTTGTTGAACTCATATGTTGTACTTCCTGATTTGGGAGTAAATATAGAACCGTTACAAGATAGATTACCAACATTAAACACTGGTGTATCGTTTGTCACATCAATGTTTAACCACGACTTTGAAATTTTACTAGCCTTATCAGCCGTTCCCGCATTAACTTTTGTAACAGTTCTATCAGGTAGTCCTACATAAAGATATTTAGTACTTGTGTTAACAAAAAGTTCTCTGTCATCCAAAGTAGCAGGAGTACTTCCACCACCATTTATACTAATTGGTACATTAAGTGTTTCCATTAGTTTTCTCCTTTTTCTCTTTTTGTTTTTTTTCAAATTCCTTTACTATTTTAATTTCCTCTTCTGTAAAAGGAACTTGTTCTATTTGTGTTTCCCCTTTTCTAACACTGTTAATAAATTTTATGGCATTAGAAAGTTTAGAAGCTTCAGGGTCATCTTTAATTTCTTTATTAAGTGTTTCCGACTTTAAATCTAAAGAGTCAAAGTAATAGTTAATAACTTCTTGTCTTTCCTCTTCAGTAGCCTTATCCCATCTGTCATCTATTTCAAGTCCCACATCAGAAAGAAGTAATCCGTCAAGATGGTCAATATGGTGTTGCATAACTCTTGCAGCCATACCTATCAACTGTACACTTTGTATTTTACCAAGTGGTGTTTGATAAGTTACATTTATTTTAGGGTGTCTTATTCTAATAAATGTTTTACCGGGAATACTATGACAAGTTTCTTTTGAAAGCTCAATACCCTCTACTTTGTCAATTATAGGATTAACAAACGTCCTTATATCACCATCAAAATTTATACAAATAATACGTTTATTGTAACCTAATTGATTTGCCGACAACGCACAAATTTTCTCATCAGAACGAATGACAGCTTTAAGTTTAGAAACAATTGTTTGAACTTCATTGTTTTTCTTTGTTAAGTCAAATTCGTCGCATCTCTCTGATAAACTATCATAATCAGTAACAATGTCCTTTTTACTTAATTTTCTAATTTCATCAAAATTAAAAATTTCCACTATTAGTTATCTCCTTTTAACTCAGTAACAACAAGTTTATATGTATCACTGTCAAAGTCAGCAATTAAATTCAATGAATATTTATCACTAGTATAGAGTATGTTTGATACTGTTTTACTAATAACACTTGAATCATAATTCTCTTCAACTAAATCACTTTTATCAAGTTTACTAAATGCAGAGTTGTATTCTTCAGGACTTTCAAAATCTATAACATAATTATTATCAGATGAAAAATATCCCGGTTGAGTTATACCAATCTTTCTTAACAAATCTTTCATATATATCTATAATCTCTCCTAATCTTATACAATTTGTTCACAATTTCAAGTTGTCAATAATCGACTTGTTATCCTCTATAACATGTTGACCATTTTTGTTTTTTGAGGTTTTTAATAACAAATTATTTTTATCATATTTACGTTGTTTTTGTTTCTTCTTAGGCTTATCAAGAAGGTACTTTATATAACTTAAATTCTGATAACTTGTGATAACGGGGTTTATTGTTAATTTAAGGTTTTCAAGTCTTTCAGGAGAAACCATCCCTTCTTCAACTTCTTTAGACATATCTTCTAAACACTTTTTTAATTCAAAATATTGTTTACACACAGAATTATAATATTCGTCAAAATGCTTTTTAGCCATTTTACCTCCAAAAGAAAGGCGTACTACAAATATTTTTAACACTGTAGTACGCCTCAAACTTTTATTTTTTATTTATATGTACAACAGTTAATTATCTTTAATATCTATTTATACATTAAAACCAGAAATGAAAGAAATCTTTCGACAATCTGTCCATTCTTTTGTTAAATTCTTTAATAGCTTTTTCTCCAGTATAAGTCGTTGTATATACCCCAAATTTTTCATTAAATTTTTTGATTGCTTCGGTCTTTTTAGATTCCGCTTCTTCAATAACTTTCTGGGCATTTTTTAATATTGTGTCAATCTTTTCGTTTGACTCTTCTAAAATTTTTGCAGCTTCTTCTTTTGCAACATCGTAAGCTTCATAAGCCTTCTCAACCTCGTCGTTGGCCTTGTCAATACGAAGTGCTAAAGATTTTTTACTTTCTTCTTCTTTAACTTCTAGTTCTTTTGCATCGCCTTCGGCTTTTTCAAGTTCCTCAGGACTGTTGAAAACCTTTTTCAATTCTTCTGAATAATACTTCATTTTACATCAATCTCCTTACTTTTAGGGACTTACCATTAAAGGACTTACCCTAAATGACTTATAGAATTTTCTTCTGTACGTTTTCGTACATATTATTTATACAATTAACATAAGTTAATTTTGTATATGGCTTCAGCTACATCTTCTTCAGAACTTATTATAAAGTTTTGAGAAGGTTTATTTGTTAAACGTAAATCTTGTGCATACTGGTCTACTCCCATTAAACTACCATTTGATATTCTTAAACACTCGTGGGACTCGTCACAACTAAAATGATGATAATGACTTGAAATTACTAAATCGTTTCGTTTTCTTGTCATTGAAATCATATTCTCGATAACCTTATTAGGTTTGTCCTTATGTCCGTGTACACCTACAACTTCATGTCCTAGTACACTAAAAGACACTATATCATCAGCATACTTGTTATCTAAAAATTTAATATTTTTATTTGCGCTCAATCTCTGTTTAAGGTACCAAGGAGTTATTCTTGCTAACGTTTCAAGCTCCATAGCTTCGCTCTTTCGAGGCTCTAACCTAGAATGATTATCAAGACAATCGGTATAAACTAAATCACAATATTGTGATAACTCGTTTAAAAATTCAGCTAATATTTCACTAACTTCCATAGTTTGAGAAATAACATCTTCTCTAGATTCTAATCTTAATGTTAAATGAATTCGACCACAGATAAGGTCCCCTAAGTTTACTACATATATTTTTTTAATATTGTTTAAATTACAAATGTTTATAACCTTAAGTAACAATTTATTGACACGTTGTCTACAAATTTCAGGGTTATAATTGTTAAAATAGTTATTAACTTCAATTCCGTAGTGCCAGTCACTTAAACAAAGTATTCCTTCTTTTTGATTTTTATTTGTTTGTGAGTTAACATTTACATCGGGAATTGTAAGTAATTTTTCTTTTGACATCTTATCCGCAAAATCAGAAGCTATTTCTTTCAATGTTTCTTCTCTTGCAAGCATACGAATGTATGCATTATTCTGTATACGTTCCTCACTTAATTTGTAACGTTCCTTTTTAATGGTTGTTAAATAATTTTTATATTCAACTTCAGGGTCTGGTTCACATAAGTAGTTATTGAAATCAATCAATCCTTCATTATACATCTTATGTGCTTTACGACTATAAGCGTCTCTCTTTCGTCTATCTTTTTGTGGTTTAATAGAATTTAACGCTTCGACTATATCTTCCCAAGTAAATAAATTATCTCTAAGTTTAAGAGTGTATAACCTATTTTCATATTCGTCAAAGGTTTCATTTTCTTGTCTCACTAAAAGGTTTTCCATTTAACTAATATCCTCACTGTCATCGTCTATTGCGACAAAATTGTCTTCTTCTTTAAGTTTATATATCATTGCTTGTACAGCTTCAGTAACCCTTTGTCTACTTTCTCTGTCTAACTCTGTACAAACATTTATGTTAACTTGATTGTTTTGTTGTAACTGAATTGCGGGGGTAGTTTCAACCATGTTGAGGTTTTTATTCGCTCGGTCAATAGCGTTTTCAGTTACTTGCATATACTTTAGTAAATCTTCATTTGTAAAATTATCAGGAGTATTTTCAAATCTTTGAATTACTTTATCCGTTACGGTGTCTAATAAGTTCGACATCTTCATTACTCTTACAACATTTCTTTTTTGGTTGTTGAGATTAAACAAGTTTGTCAAATCTTGTATTTCATCAACATCTTCAGAATTCATTATACTAACTGCTAAATCTGAAGTTTTTTTATCGAGTTGAGATAACGACGAAGTTGGGTCTGCAGGTTGTAACTGGTTTTTTTCATCCTTAGACATTAAATCAACTCCTTATACGTTTTTAAAATATTATTTGATAATTTTTCACTGACAAGTTCTTTTAAGGGTTTTTTGTTATTGTTAACACATTCCTGTAATTCTTTATTGAAGTCTTCTGAAGGTTTAAAGATGTATGAAAAATTACCGTCAAGATATTTAACATACAATACCCCTATTCCTATATCGAGTTCACAAACAGTATCTTCTGTACAAATATTTTCAACAATATTTTCTACTAAAATTGTCTGACAAGTTTTTGTTAGATTATTTATGATTTTTATAGGTATTGTAGATAATACCGATAAATCATCAAGTAGGTTGTATTTCATAATTTCTTTGTCATCCTTCGATAAACAGTTTCTGTGTTACGATTTTTCAGATAAGAAATAGAATCTTCAATTTCTTTATCGTATACTAATAAACTTTTATTTAATCTTTCTTTTACACACTTAACATAAAGTTCATTTGGAGTATGTTTATGATTACTTAAACTTTCCATTATATTATACAGTTTACTCTTGAAACTCATATGTCACCTTCCACTGTTGAACGAAAAATCTTTTAGAACTTCTTTTATGACAAAATAATTCTTTTTTATACTTTTTGTATTTTCTCCTTTTTTATCTAAAGTTGTTAAACATTTTGTAAAGTCTTGTTTTTCTATGTCAACTTTCTGAAATAGCAACAAAGCGTTAAGCATATCCTCTAACTCTTCTATTTTAGGGATATATATAGTCGTCCCACCATAATATTCGCAAAGTTTTAGTAAATTTTCTTCGTCAAGAATATAGCTTAACTGACTTAAAGAACTGTATTCGTTAGAATCTTTAAGTTTATACATAACAAACAACATTAACGAATATATGTCATTTTTTGTTAAGTTAGTTATCTCTGTGCTTATTGTCATCGAAATCCTCGTTTCCGTTGTAATAATTATAAAAACAACCTACATCATAATCTACAACATTTTTCGTATGAATGATATCTCTTAAATCTTCTTTTATAATATTTTTAACTTGTTTAACTAAAACGTCTATGTAGTTCGACATACTGTCCGGTAAATGGTACAACACAGGTTTTGTATATTTAAATTTTATAAAAGCATTATTTATACTTTTCAAATTTTGAGTTTTGTTAACCATTTTTAAAAAATTTTCATACGTAGGAGTTATAGTATTGTTAAATGTTAGACACACACTAATATATATGTTATCCCAAATATAACTATCTTTTGGATAAGGTAAAGTTTCTAAAAACTTTTCAATTGTTAAGGGAATATTTTTTGTAGTTAACTTAAAATCTGTTAAGTAAATATTATCAATACTACTTGCTAATAAGGTATTAAACGTTCCTGTGTCATCATAAACTTCTTTAGACTTTCTAGAAATTAACGATGAACCTCTTTCCTCTTTGAACGAACAAAATTTTTTATTTATATTAGCATTTATGTAATTTTTTACAGATTTTATTTTAGGTAATAAAGGTTGTCCGTTTTCATTTATCTTAAATTGTTTTGGATTGACAAGTCTCATATACACACGGTTACTCATAAATATACAAAAATCATCAAGTGTTTCTCCGTATATATTAAACTTGTTATCGTAAAGACATACTGACCTTACTATATTATATATATAAGAATAAATTTTATATTCATCAATTTCTTCTTTATAGACGTTGTTGTCAACATAAATACACATTTCAGTTGTTGTTAAACCTTTTGGAATTTCAAAGTTCATTTTATATGACTTACCCCATTACTTTCTTTTACCACACTAATACAATTATCAACAGGAATATTTAACTCATTTGCATGATGTGAAATGATATAGATGCTACTAACATCATTAAACCTCTTACTAATCATGTTAATAACCCGCTCACACCCTAAATAGTCTAAGTTATCAAATATTTCATCAAGTACAAGTAATGAACTACTAAAATTCATATATGTTGATAACATATCTCTTAAAGCAAATTGTACTATTAAGTTAACTTTTTGTTTTTCCCCTCCCGAAAGATTTTCATAATCTTTCTGTTGAAACTTAATTATTATGTTATTTCCCTCAAGTTTAAACTCAATTAAAGAATCACCAAAAATATCTTGTGAATAAACATTTGCTCTCTCATCTATATACTTTATTATATTAGACAAGAGATAACCTCTGAAATCTCGTTTAATTACACTGTCAAATTTATTAAGTATAGATTCTCGACGTTTATAATTTTCAGTTAATTCACTTGATTTTTCATACTCGTTAGTGTAAGTATTTATCTGTTCCTCATATTTCTTAACATAAGTAATTAGTTTATTATTTTCATTTTCAAAATTATCTAACTCAACAGTTATTTTGTTTATTTCATTATTTATATCATTTCTTTTTGTGTTAAGTATTTTAAGCTCATTATCTAAGGAGTTCTTCGCTACCGTCAAATTGGACAAACTTTCTTTAATTCTTAATATATTTTGGTTATATTCGTCTTCAATAGTTTTACAAGCGATTTTATAAACATTTTCAATATCATTTATAGACTCATCACAAACATTTATCTTTGTTGTAAGTTCTAATATTTTATTTTTTTCGTTTGTGACGTCGGGTTTAACTACATTCTGTAACTTTTGTCCACAAGTAGGACAAAAGTCTACCATTTTCTCAACATTCTGAACATATTGTTTAAGTTCATTTAATTCACTTTTTTGTGCTACAAAACCGTCTAGAATATCTTCTCTTTCCTTGTATCTCTTATTATCAAGTTCTTCTTTTTTCGTTGTGTAAGTTTTAAGGTACTTATTTTTTTCGTCTTCAAAAGAATTTATACTCGATTCAAAATCGAGTCCTTTGATTTCGTCTTCCTTTTTTACTATTTCTTCACAAACTAGTTTACACTCATCCTTCAACTCACTCAAATGTATTTTTTGTTTATTTATGTCAAGAGCATTTAATTTTTCTAAATCTTTTTTACACTCACTTAATAAATCTTGATTTGTTTCAATTTTTGTTGAAGCCGTTAACGTCTCATCTTCAGCTTGTCTTAAAAGATTATTTACAACAAGTTTTCTTTCGACCAATCGTTTTTTTAAATCTTCAATCATAAAATCTGACTTACTTAATTTCTCAAGAACTTCTTTTCTTCCTGAAGGGGTGTTATTAGAAAACTTTAAGGGCATGCCTTGTCCTAATATTATTACACTACCAATAAAAGAACTAGTTAAGTCGGGTAAGAGCTCCTTAAGTATCTTTTCACTATCTCTTATACCTTTACCACTTATATCTTTACCATCAACCGTTATCTGTAACGTTGTTTTATATTTTGAATGTTCTTTTGACCTTAAAACAGTGTAAACTTTATCATCAAAACTAAATTCGAGGACAACGAGAGCCCCGTCATCACCATTTATGTTAACAACATTTTTAGAGCCCCTTAAGGTTTCCCCACAAAGACACCATATTATAGCTTCAAAAATACTACTTTTACCACTACCGTTTGAAATTGCCCCGTCATTACTATTATTAGTACCAGTTACGAGAGTATATCCGTTATCCTTCAAATTGATTTCACTACTACCTATTGACATAAAATTATAGATACTAAGTTTATTAAATTCTATGTTCATTTCAATATCTCCTGTAATTCGTCAATAGTTAAATTATCATTACCAACATTATCTAGTACAAATTTCTTAAATTCCTCTAAATGGTCTAATTGTAATGATGTTATACTTTCACCTACTATGGGGGTTGTATCCTTTTCGACAATAATCCTACAACATACTCCATTACAATTTTTAGGACAATTTATACTTTTCATTTTAGGATTATTATCGTTAGGGTCAAAACGATAACTTATGTATTCTCGACTCTTTTCATCAACTTTTATAGTGGCAACATAATTTTTTAATTTAAATGATATATCATTTAAATAATGAATATCTTTATTTGTAAAATCGAGTTTATAAAAATTAAGTGCAAACGGGTTTTCGTGTAAAGTATAAGATAAGGTATCCAAATCAATTATCATTGCTTGGTGCTTATACTTTAGTGCATCTTCACTGAAGTTTTGTCCTGTTATATTCCCTATATTTAAGACATTATTTTTTACCCACTCACTATTATGAATGTGCCCGTTAACAGTTAAGTCGAATGATTTTTCTAAATTATTTAGTTCAAAACCCAATTCAGAAACATAAGCTCCCATTCGTATACCTTTAATATCATTGTGTGTCAACAATAATTTGAATTTTTTGTCATCTGGCACATCTTTAGGGAAGTAATCTTCGACAGGATTTTTATCATTTTCAAGAATATAAGGTAAAACATAAATAAGTGTGTTTCCCATACCCAGTATAGCTGGCTTATTAAATATTTCACAATTTCTATTCTGTAGAAAAATTTGAGTGCTTGAAAATGAGTTATCCCCTCTACCGATTTCGTGATTTCCTACAACAAAGTAATTCGGTTTACATGAAAAGTCAATTTCAGATAATGCACTTATTTCTTCAGCGTTTAAGTCTGAACGGTCAAAAAAGTCTCCTAAACAAAAAAGCCCACAACAATTCTCTTGTTCAGCTAAATCGTTTAGCCATTTCATTGTTTGTATCTGGTTCTCTAACCGTTTTGAATATTTTTTTCCAATACCTCTAACAATTGAACTACTAGAACAAAAATGATTATCTGAATATATTAGAATCTTATTGTTCAAAATAACACCTTTCTCTTAATTTGTGTATCCATTACTGTACCATTTATACGACTTAAAGCAGTTTTATAATAATTTTCATTTATTTCTATTCCTATGAAATCTATATCCCTATTTAATTCTTTACAAGCAACACCAGTAGTACCACTACCCATAAAAGGGTCTAATACTATAAATCCAGGTTTAGTTGAATTACTTAACATACTTTTAACAAATGGTAATGGTTTTATAGTAGGATGATTATATATTTTATTTTCACGATTTATTGGTGAAATGTATAATTTTTTAGCATCATTATAACACATAGGTTTACAATAAACTCCAGGGGTATAAAAATATAAACAGTACTCTATATCATCTATATATTTATTATAATATGTTGGTAAGGCATTTGTTTTATTCCAAAAAAGTATAGTATAATTACATTTATATTTATTAACAAATATGTTCATATATTTAATTATTTGACTTTTATTGCACCAAACATAAATATTAACATCCTTTAATACTCTTATCATTTCTTCACAAAACAAGTTTATATTAAATGTTTCACAACGTAAAGAATTAAGGGGTTTTAAACTTTTAGCTAACTTCATTCTTTTATTACAACTTCCAGTAGTATCTTCAGGATTGACATGGACATCATAAGGTGGGTCAGTATATACTAAATCGATACTTTTCGAAGGTATATTTTTCAATATATTTATGTAATCGTCATTATATAACATCTATTAAACTCCCTACATTGATAGTATTTTCAATACTATATAATCTCTGATATTTATGTTAACCAACTTACCACTTTTCAACAGATAATCAATATTAGTTAAAAAACTAATTATTTTAACTAACTGTTTAATATTCCATACCTTGGGACTTTTTCTTATTGCATATATCTGTTTCGAACTTAAACCAGTATTTTGAGGAGTTGGATTGTTATTTCCCCAAACATTTAATAACTTAACAAAATTCTTATATAGAATAGTAACAACACCTAAGTCTTCAACATCCATTACATCAATATCTTGATAAATACATTTTAATGTATTCAAATCTCTTTTTTGTAAAGCATTCGTAAAATCAAAAATTGTTTTATTTGTTATATCTGAAAATGCATTATCATTAAGCATATCCTCAAAGATTGTTTGTCTCTGTATAGGCTCAAAACAAATTAGTTTATCTATTTCATTTTGAATTTTATCAATATTATTTTTACAATTTTTAATCAACCAGTCAAGATATTTTGTGTCAACACCTTCTAGTAAAGAATAAACATAATCTTTTATACACCACTCTTCAAGGTCGGGAACATTTACAATAAAATTATTATAAATACTTTCAGTGTCTTTTTCAACTTTTTTAGTGACAATTATTAAATTGTTTTTATTTAAAAGATTTTTATAGTTATATTCAAATTTATCGGTGATATAAATATTTAGACAATCATCAAAACTGTCTTGCCCGAAAAGATTTTTACTATCATTTTCATAAGTATCTAAACTGTCTATATACTGAATAGGTTTATTTAGACATTGAGATATTGCTTTGTAATATTGTCGAGCAATAAACGTCTCTTCCCCTTTGAAAATAATAAAAGTATCTTTGACGTTACCAGATTCAATTTGTCGTTTTACACTAGTTATATCCACAATCAATTAACACCTTTCAATTCAAATAAATAACGTTCAAAAAGATACTTTTTATTAACTCCCCTTGTTTTACATTTTTTGATATAATCATTTGTTAACCAATAATCTTCAAAAGCTCTAGGATAATTTTTAATCATTCTATCATAAGAAATGTTTAACAAGATTTTCCAGAATAAATCAACATCATATTTATTCTTTTCCCTTTCAAAGGCCAGCCTACTAGAAATACTTAAAATATTGGCATAAGTAGCCAAATTTATCTTATCAAAAATTTTATTACCAAATTCAAATAGTTCCTTTAAATTGTAACTTTGTAAGAGTTGTACATCTCCCGGTGTTTTCGCTATCTCTAACACTAACTCATTATCGTTATCGTTTTCAATATCCATAAACTGTCTTAAACAATTTACATTGTAAGGGTTAAGGGTTAAACAATAACATCTATTTCTTATAGTACATATCTGGTTATATTTATTCGTAGTTAATAACACAATAAAGGCATTTTTTAAGGGTTCTTCAAGAAACTTTAAAATGGTATTTTCGTTTTTAACTGTTATTTTATCACAATCAATTAAATATAGAAAAGGTTCTACTTTAAGATATATTTCATTTATTGTGTCTAGATTTAGTTTCTCTGATATATCAACTACAGTTAACCCAAACTTATCAGCAATGTAATTTGTAATTAAATGTTTACCGCCACCTTTTGGACCTTCTAACATTAACGTTTTTGGAAAAGTGTCAAGATTATTACTATCTATGAAATTTAGTATTAAATCTTGATTAAGTATTTTCATCACTGACACCTCGTCATTTGCAAAAACATAACGATTACGGTATTTTTCAAATTACTATCATCCTTAATAACTTGTTTAACATTAAGTAACTTATCAAGTAGGTATGAGTAATAATTTGTAGGATTTTCAAAAGCTATACACCTTTTTATCTCTTCTTCGTAATTCGAAGGAATTGAAGTAATTTCAACATCATTAAACAAGGCGTATTTATCAATATCCATTACAAAAGTAAAAAACTTATCAACAAATATTTTTAAGTCGTTTCCTTTGTTGTAAAAATCATCAATAGTTTTTATAACTACTTTTTCATTACCATCTATAATAGCATTAACAAGTTCAAAAAATGACTCATATGAATAATTTCCTAAACTTTCAAGAACATTTTGAATTGCTAAATCGTTTGAATATCCTGAACATTTTTCAAGGGTTGAGATAGCATCTCTCATTCCTCCATCACTTATTTTGGCGATATACTCACAAGCTTCAGCATAATTCGTAAACCCTTCTTGTTTACAAATAAATTTCAATCTTTCCGTTATTTGTTGAGTACTTATTCTCGAAATGTTAAATCTCTGTACCCTATTAAGTATTGTATTTGGTATTTTCTGTGGGTCGGTTGTACAAAACATAAATATCGTATAAGCAGGTGGTTCTTCAATTGCCTTTAAGAATGCTTGCCAAGCTTGGTTACTTAATGCGTGACACTCATCAATTATGTAGATTTTATACTCGCTATCTATAGAACGTTCTTTTGCTGCATTTATAATACTTTTTACATTGTCAACCCCGTTGTTAGACGCTCCATCTATTTCAATCGGTTCGCCAACATTCCCGTTTATTTTTTTAGCAAAAATTCGAGCAATCGTTGTTTTACCACAACCTGATGCTCCAGCAAATAAATAACTATTTTTAATGTTGTGTGTCTCTAATTGTCTATTAAGTATATGCACAACGGACCTTTGAGAACAAACATCTTCCCAGTCTTGAGGGCGATATTTTGTTGCCAAACTTTGTGCCATTTAGATAACACTCCTTCCAGTTACATACTATTTTACATATATTATAAAAAATAAGCCACCAAAAATCAACTAATTGGTGGCTTAACCTTTATAACTTTTCTATTATTTTTACGCTTTTCGAAGGTAACCAACCTTCCCAAATGTAACTTGTATCAAGGTTGTTGGTAATATCATATCCAACTCCTTTTATCTTTAGCATTTTACCCATACACTGTAATACTTGAGCTTTCATAAATTCGTATTTTGGTACAATACCTTTGTTCCAATTACTATGTAAATTAAAATCTGGAGGGGGATTTATAATATAATGTTCAAGCTGTATTAAGTACCAAGAATTCACATCAAAAACTGTTTTCTTATTTAACTCTTGTTTTGGAATAAATAGTTCTAATGTCTCCGGTGTGTATGGGGGTACTTTACAAAGTTTTAATTTTTTAAGTTGGTCTTCAATTATTTTGTTCATTAGGCCTTATCCACATAACAACTTAACATATCAGCTAAATGTAGTAATACCGCTAAAGGATACTTGTCATAAACTAAACCAATGTTATCTTGTGCACTATCGAATGACATTCCTCCCATATGATGAAGTATTGCAACACTTTCTTCTACAGTTAAAGGTATATACTGTCTGATAAGAAATTCTGAATTCTGTTCGTGATTTCCATAAATGAATAAGTTGTTATTATCTTTTGTTTTGTAACTATCCTCTTTTGTCCAATTTGGACAGTCTTTTGATGGAGGCACATTTCGGGTATAAATTTCATACTTGTTAATTTTATCCAAATCGTGCAGCAAAGACACAATTATGATACTCTCTTCACTAATATTTGTTAAATGTTTTGAGTTAACAAGACTAACAAGGTTATGATATACACACAAACAATGGTCCGCTAAACCTCCTGGATAACTACCGTGATACTTAGTTGAGGCAGGGGCTGTGTAGAAATCACTATTCTCTAATCTAGAAAGTAGTTCGTCAATGTTTGCCCCACTTCTTGTAATCTTTTTAATTAGTTGCTCAATGTTATCGGCATTTGCTTGAATTTCGTCATTAGTTAATACTTGTTTAATCACTTTTATAACCTCGTAAAATTAAACTGCAAATTCCCGCATCTTTCGAGTGTCTACAATTTCTCTCTTCCACTTGATTCTGTCGGCCTTTGTTATGTTGGTAACTCCTGTGTGTTTACCACATCTTGTGCTATTGTAATGAGCTCTCCATTCAGGACAAACATGATACTTAACCATTTTGGGACTAATTGACAACTTCTTACTAATTTCAGAAATGCTTATACCTTTTTCATACATTCCTTTCATACGATTAAGAGTTGAATTACTAAACTTGCGTTTACGGTCAAATCTAGTTCCCTGAATATTGATAACCTTATCAATTTCGTTATCAGTCATTTTCAAAATTTCGCTTCTTGTCATCTAGTTACTTCCTCTCAAATATATTTTATACTGATAGTATATAATAATTTTATATAATTTTCAACTAAGTTATTCAGACAAACCCTGAACAAGATACTTCATTAACTTTTCGTTAATAACGTAATAATTATCACCGTCAGGTTCAAAATTAAAACAAAGACAGTTGTTTGAGTGTCGTGTCATAAAGGCTTCTTTTTTATTTTTTTCCAACCATTCTTTTTTAACCGAAAAAGAACTCTTAGGGGACATTGAACATTTAGCTTCAATGAGCATGTTAGCCAAAGGTATTTCAATGTCACCTTTTTGAAAGTTACCCGCCCCGGAGTTCGACTGTCGTCTACCTCCGAGGGCTTTACAAATACTTTCTTCATGTTTAGTAGAATAATATCGTGTACTTTCTTTATTTTTAGTCATCACGATTTTCCTCTTCTAAATCTATATTAAATACTTCGTTCAAATCTACTCCCAACATCTGTTCGAAAGAAATAATTGAAGGGTCTAGTTTTTGTGACAATTTTTCATAAACTTTATCATAAAGTTTTTTCCAAAGGTCTTTATGCTCTTCAAAATAAGGTTTAACGTTTTTCTTACCTCTTATTTTTATTTCGTTACCTTCAGCGTCACACATTAACTCGCCGGTTTCGGGGTCAATTATTTTGAATGTACCTTGAACACTATTGTCTATAAGTCCAAAATAGGTGGCTACTTCAATGGTGTCTTGCATAATATCAACACCTCTATCGTAGTTAATGTACATTCTACCCAATTTTCTATCCCACTTACAAACCTTCGTTTTAAGTACGGCAGCTTCCATTATGTATCCAGCAGGTGACTCGGCACTATTTGTCAATACATTACCTTCTTCGTCAATGAACGATGATTTCTTAAACATCATTCTTACATCACAAGCGTGTTTCCAACCTCTACCACCGGCAGTTTTAAGAGGGTTACCGTAACCACTGATATTTTCTCTTAATTGATTGATACCGATAAGGGTACAATTATACTTAACAAGCATACCTTTTACTCTTCTTGCAAAATCACCAAGAGGTTTTGCAATACCACCCATATCTTTTTTAGTCAACGACTCTCCAAAAACTTGTTGAGGTACTAACATATTTAAGGAGTCAAGAATAACTAAACCTATCTGACCGGAACGAATTGACTGTAATATAACATCAAAAATGTCTTCTGCACACATATCAATTCCTGTAAATCTTAATGTTTTGACGACCTCGTTGTTCATATCGTAACCCATTTTCAAAGACCAAGTAGGGTCTGCCCCACACTCAAGGTCTACAAATAATATTCCTCTTGGGTTTTCAGGATTTCTCTCTATTTCTTTACGCATATATGAAGCCGCAACAAGATAAGCCGTAGTTGTTTTACCGGAACCTTCAGCACCACTAAATTCTACACAACGTCTTTCAGGAAAACAATTATACAAACAAAAGTCAAATCCGGGTGAACCTAACGATAATGTTCCATAGTGTGTTAAATCTTCCACACCTATTGACATTACATCATTACCAAACTTTTTTGTTACATTCTTTAATATTTCGTTAAGACTTAAAATTTCTTCTTTAGCCATTAAAACTCCTCACTACCTACTACAACAGAACCTGTGTTTCTTGTATAGTCTAACTGGTTTTCTTGCATTCGCTTACTTATGATTTTTCTTAAACTAGATAACATTTCATAAGCAGCCTCTATCTTATACTTAATTTGTCTATATACTCGAGAATAAATGTTATTAACAACAGTTTGATACCTACTATCATTTTCCGCCATTACTGTAAGTTCAGCTACTGTCGGTTTCTTTTTCTGGTCACCTACATTAGTTAAGTTATTCGTGTAAGAATTGTTGTAAACTTCCTTAGCCGAAAGTTTAGTAATATCATCCTTTATCCCCACACTCTCTAATCGTGTACCCATAAAGTACAGTATATTACTAAGTTCCATTACAAGTTTTTCGAGAATGTTATCAGAGGGTGTATTTTCAACAGCATTTTCCTTAATTTTTACAAGAAGTTTGTCTAAGTCCGAGGTGTAAGCTTTAACCACTTCGTCGGAAATATTTGTAAATAAACTAGAAGCTTCGTCAGTTTTTTCGAAAACATTTGTGATTTCAACTTTTGACTGTTCATTCTCAATAAAAGTTTTTTCCATATTTAATCCCCTTCTTTCAATTTAGTCAACAATGTATAGTCGGTGTCCATAAATATTCGCCTTTTTGTTGAAGGTAATTCAAATATTCTATAATTCGAATTAAGATGTCTCATCCCAACAGACTTCTCTCCGTTTTCTTTTAGCTCAGTAATCGTCTTAGTCGGTATATATAACACTTTATCCTTCTCATATAACCACAACACGACACCACTCCTAACACCTTTTATAGATACCTTTTTACAAAGGTTTTCATATTGAGATATGTTACAAAGGGGCAATGAAGCCCCTTTATGTGTCTTACATTCAAGATAAAATATATTAGGAAATATAAATCCAATATAGTCTGAAATTTGTTTTATACTTTTATATCCCATTACAACGTCATATAGTCTATCTATTGTGGCGTTAGGAACTTTCAAAAAATCTTCTTTAAACTTTTTTTCAAAAGTTTTTCCAAAATCTTTAGACATTAGTCAACTACACACTCAGGAATTACATTTGTAATCCTACCTCTTGTTAAAACAATTGAAGTGTTATTTCCAAAATTGATATTTAAGTACGGTTCGTTACAAGTCTCTAAGGTTGCTTTCAATTCAGGTAAATCAAGAATAGCCGTATATGGCTCATCAATATCTAATACTGTGTTATTGTAATTAACAACTTCTTTGTTTTCTTTTTTAACATCATAAATAATTACAGAATCTTTTCCAAACTCTAATGTACTGTATGGTTTAACAATATCTCTACTTCCTGACAAAGTGTTGAACAACAACAATCTACTAATAGCTTGTAACAAATACTCCTTGTTAATATTTATAGAATAAGGATATTCTGCAGTCGCAATACCTCTAATTGCTGATACCGGTACTTTTGAAAGTAAACTATCATCACAAGACAGGATAGCTGTTAATTTAATATCAGGCGAGGTAAACGAAACTTTTGTTTGAATTATATCTTCGCTAATATTATCATAACCAATTTTCAAATTAACTTTTGAACCGTCAAACAACTTAAACAACTTAACAAGTCTATCGTTAAACAACAACTTAACTTCCTGAGGAAGATTAAAAGAGTTAACACAAGCACCACTTGTAAATGTTATAGCGCCCTTTTCATCAACATAGTACAAACGCTGTACAGGACGAGCTATTGTACCTTTAAGTAATTCCTTACTGTTATATTGAAGAATACTTGTTAATATGTCACTATCAATTTCAAATTCGTTAGTTACATTCTTAATTTCAATTTCAGGTAACTCGAGAAGTTTATCACCGTCGAAAATCAGTGGAAGTTTATAAGTTCCATTAGCCACGACTACAACATAATTATCCTTGATATTAAGTTCAACTGTATCCGTTGTTATCTGAGATATAAGTTTGAGGAACAACGTAGCATTTACAGTGGCGTGAAAATCTACAACTTCTCCAATATCTATCTTAACTTGTGCAAAATACTCTCTATTTGTAACATTCATATAAAGATAATTATCTACAGTTACTAATTCAAGAGTTTCAGTAATAGTTGAAAGTGTATTACTATCAACTGCTGTAAGTATGTTTTTACAGGCATTTTGAAGTTTTTCAATTCTAATAATCATCTAGTTATCTCCTAAAATAATTCATTTTTGTGTATATTATTACCACAATACACATAGTTGTTTGCCCAATCCTTACCATAACGAAGATTAAACAATTCTCTCATTCGTGAGGCTTTAATATCATCGTCAATAAGAAGGTCGTCTAATGTCATTCCCATTTCGTTACAAACATTTTTAACAGCCTCTATAACAGCTGGGGATTGGTTGAGTACATGTTTATCATCACAAATTTTACGATTTGAGGTAAATAGAGTTTTCTTTCCTATTTGAATTTGTCCAAAAGCGGCAAGCTTTAGCCACGTCGTACTGTCGGAACTTGTAAAAGGGAAGTTTTCAAGAATTTTATAAGTCGAAATTCCAAATGCATGAGTCTTGACGTTTGGGTTACTACTATTCTTAATTATTGTAAAAACTTTTTCAAGCCACGGTTTCCAAGTGCTACTTGGTAAACTTTTGTTTGGTGAAATACCTATGTATTTAATATGACTACCATCTTCGTGTGTATATTCAAGCATATTTTTCAACCACTTGAAATCTTCCTGTTGGTGAAAAACTGGTATTAACTTATCCCTAGATTTAACACGGTCTTTCATATACAGATAATTTTCCCAACTAAGTTTGGGTGCTTCTAATTGTTGCTCAATAGTTACTTCTTGACCTCTTATACCAGCAATTGTATCGAGTTGGGCGAAAACAGTAGTATAGTCGTCAATAGAATTAAGAAATTCTATATATTCGTCAACATCTATAGTAACACCTTTAGTATGTGCAGTAAAGGCACCACTATCAATAAATAGATTACATTTACATTCTGGATGTTCTTTTAAATAGTCAACCCATTCCAAAATATGCTTCTTTTCGGTATACTGTGACAACAATTGATGATATCCAATTTCACGTTTGAAAGCATCTGTTTCTTTTGTTGTTGTCCCTGCCGCATATAATGTAAACGCCACTTACTCACTCTCCTTTAATTTATTTTTTATGTATCTATAGGTTTTATACCAATTTATTTTACCCCCAGGAACACTTCTATCATCAACTATAAACAAAGCACATAATTTTCTAGGTTTAGTTTCAATTGAAGCTTCTTCTAAGGTTAGTATTGGTAAGTCCCATTTATGAATCATTTTAACAGCATAATCATATCGTTCATCACATCGACATGTCCATAATATAAGAGTTAAGCCAAGTTCTTCAACTAATTTTTTAGTATATTTTTCCGCTTTTTTACATAATGTCTTACCGTCTGTTGTTAACGTACCGTCAAAATCAATTCCTACTATTTTTAAGTTTTTCGTATATTTCGATAACATCTGGTTTCTGTTTTTCATAATTATTTCCAACATAATTCATAAACTTTTCAATTGTTTCAGGGTCAAACTTATACCCATTGTTATAAAAAGCTGCAAACTTACTTGTGCACGATGTACACGACATACAAGGTTTACCATTTGTTGGATTATAACAACTTACAGTCGCATTGTAAGCTTCTTCAATATTACCTCCATTATCAACAAACATCTTTAACAATTCAGTCTTTGTAGTGTCTTTAAAAGGTAATTTTACTACCACAGGACCTTCCCTTGTTTCACTTAATAGATATGAAATAACATCTCCAGCTTTTGCTGCAAAGAGCGTTGTCTTGTCATAATGAGTACTTGAACCTGTCGCTCCTAAATAGATTTCGTTACCGTAATGTGCTGCTAAAGTTACAAAATGTAAATTTCTCAAAGGTAAAAAATAATTCTGGGACGGTCTTTCGTACTCACTTAAATCATAATCAACAACTTTTAATCTTGTTGTGTCAATTTTACCTTCTTCAACAAGTTTCAACAATTTTTCATACTCTACTTCATTGTTCGCTGTATGTATCCTAACAAACAATATAGTGTCAGGTTTAATGAGGTGGTCAATCAACCAACTATCCATTCCACCACTATAAAGTAATACTTTACCTTCAGGAATTTTCAACACTTCGTTCATACATATTCTCCTTGTTTATAATTAAATGTCTGGTTTCATAGTTTCCGACTTTATGTGCTATAAAAGTTGTTAAAGGAAGAATTATTGCTTCATAACCTGTTTTAAGGATAACTTGTAAACAAATCATTGTGACTACTTCCTTAACAGTCATAATAGGATTAAGAACTAAAAATGCTAAAGGTAAGTAAATACAACTATCTACTATCTCACCTACAAAACTGGAAAGTATGGCTCTCAACCCAAAACCTTTATGGTCAGTCACTTCGACATGACGTTTTTTCATCTTAGCAAAGATAACATCGTTAGCAAAATCTCCGAAAACATAAGCTATAATAGAAGCAACACTACAAGCAAAACTACCATTAAGTATCAATTTAAAAGAAGTTGATATTGTTACATAATAATCATTATTAGGTACCGGAAATTTACTGACAATTGCAAATATTATTATCATTAAAAGGTTACAAGTAAAGGCAATATAACACGTTCTTCTACTCCACTGATAACCGTAAACTTCTGAAAAGACGTCTGACAATATATAGGTTACAGGAAACAACATCACAGCACTTGTCATACTAAACCCGAAAAAGTTAAATATTCTAGAGGATATAATGTTTGAAATTAACAATGCGCAGACAAATATAATAGTTAGAATATTTTGAACGGGACTTATATTCTTATTGTCAAGTCCAAATTCTTTTTGTAAAAACTTTAACATTTAATTTTACTCCTTTAATTTTTTATGGTTGGGAAAGGATTACAACCAGATTTTGTTTACTCTTTTTCCACTGTTACTGGAAAATGTTTAGCATTTTCAGCTCTAACGCTTACTTTAAGATATTTTGGTTTATATTCATCTTGGAGGTGTTGATAAACTCTGTCTACAACATCCTCTATAATAAGGTTCTGTCCTTGAATATAATTATTAAAAAACTCTTCTTCGTCAAGATAGTCCATCATCACCGTACCAGGGGTAAACTGAACGGTTATATAGGTTGTGTAATAATCATGTCCAAGCGGACAATAAACTGTAAGAGTTTTATCAAAGGTTACTTTACTTATACCTTGTGTGTGTTCAAACTTAGCCAACTTGTCACCTTCTCTTAACAATATTATATATATATAATCACGAATTACTTCGTGTTGTTTTAATAATATTTATGAAATAATAAACATCTAATACCAATATAATACTATTAGAAATCATTGTACTATAAGCTAAAAATTTTATAGAATATATCACAAATAAGATAGAAGCCAAACCATTAAACGCCCTCATCAGTAACTGTGTCTTAACAGATTTACAATTAAACGTCATTGACAAGATAAGTAATATTGTTGCAAAAATTCCAAGACATTCATTAAACAACTTCATCAACACCTTTCATTTCAATGATTAGTATATATTAAATACAAATAAAATTCAACTAGTTACAGTGTAATTTTTCAAAATAGTTTTAAGTTGCTCTTCACTAAGTTCTTCATACATAGTTTTTATTTGTTCAAAACTTTTATTAAAATCATTATTATTAGTTTCCATCAAATTTTTGAAATTATCTTCTACAATTACAGAAAATTCATCAAGATACCAATTCGTTACACAATATGTGTCAACAGACATTGGAACTGTTGGTATTATATTCTTAGCACTAGTTACCATATCATCAATTAAGTACTCTGAAGCTTTTTCTGAAAATTTTTCAGGTACCTCTATAAGGATTTCATCGTGAACAGTATTTATTAGTTTTGCTTTGATATTATGAAGTCTTTCATCACTATAAATTTTTATAAGTGCTAATTTTGTAAGAGTTGCCGCTCCTCCCTGTACACAAGCATTTACACACTGTCTCTCAGCCTGACTTATAAATCCACCATTGTTTTTAATATCTATTTTATCTTTTATTGCATTTTCTTTGATTACATTTATTTGTTTTAGACTTTTAGCTTCAAGTAATTGCTTCATATAAATATCTATTTTAGGATTCACAGTTTTACCAACAAGTCCTTTACAATATAACAAAGGATTTTCTGATATATTTGTTTTTTCAGATAAATCTTTCAAAGTAAACTTCGGTAATAAAATATCTGGTAATCGTCTTCTTCTACCTACAATGTCTTCAACATACCCTTTTGTATGTGCCATTTCCATAGTACTATCTATCCATTTTTTAACTGAAGGGAAAGCATTAAAAAATTTGTCTATTATTTCTTGTGCCTCCTCAGTAGACTTACCTATTTGTTCTCCAACAGACTTAGCACCTCTACCGTACAAAATACCTAAAAGTATACTTTTAGCTAATGTTCTTCTATGAGCTCCTTCTTTGTTTTTATGTGTCTTATACCCACAAGTAACTTTATTACCTTCGAAAACTATTTCAGTACCTTCAGGATAAAATTCTAGACATTCTTCATAAGGATAATTGAACGACTGTGAAGCTATAACTGAATATAGGTCACGCTTTTGTTTATATGCCTCAATCATTCGAGGGTCGTTTGAATAGAAAGCTGTCAAACGAGGTTCCTGACCACTATAATCTCCGCCAACTATAACATTTTTACATCTTACATTAACACTATTTTTAACATCTTCCAAAGTCAAACCTCCTCGTTAACCAATTTACAAGTAATTGTATACTTTGTACAAACATTTGTAATAGAAATAACTTCCAATTTACCATTTTTTGACAACACTAGGTCTCCAGAAACAAGTTCAAAAGGTTTTTTCCATCCATCTATAGTTTCAAGCTCATCATCTTTATCTAAAACTATTTTGTCGTTATCAACCGAATATTTATCATATGTATAATCAGCACAAAACATTAACCGAATATTTTTACTTTTTGAAGGGATATTTTGAAGGTTAGGATTATTTGAACTATATCGACCTGTTTGAGCTCCTAATTGATTGAAACTTGCGTGTAGTCGATTATCTTTTTCTTGAACACATTCAGGTAACTTATCAATATACGTTCCAATCAGCTTTTGGAGTCCTCGCTGTGACAACACTAATTTACACAAGGGTATATCTATCTGTTTTAGAATGTCTTCTCCAGTTCCCCTTGGACTCTTTTTACTTTTTGGGGGTATAGCTAATACGTCATATAATAATATAGCAAACTGGGTAGGACTGGTTAATTCTGGAGGTGACTTTAGTTGCTCAGACTTTGAACGTTGGTACGTATATTCACCATTTTTGTTTGGTTTTTTACTTTTCGGTTTAAATATTGCAGCAGGCGTTTTTCTCCACTCGTTTATTTTATCCTCATATTTTAAAAGTTCTTCTGAAATTTGTTTATTAACTTCATCCTCAAGTTTATGATACTTAACACTAAGTCTTTGGGCATATCCTTTGTCAATAGACATTCCTGCGAGTTCCATTTCGGCGGTTACAGTAACTATTGGCATTTCAATGTCGAAGAATAACTTCTTTATTCTTGAGTTATCTGGTAAATCCATTTGAACTTTTTGCCATTCATAAAGTTTATATGTCATATAAGGGTCAGTAGCGGCATATAAGGCAAAAACTTTAGGGTCAACCAAAGCATATTCAAGATTCTTAAATAAATTTTCAATATCATATTTTTCAATTGACGGGTCAATTTTCTGTATATACTGCTCCTTCAATGATACGTGTTCATTTTCATTAAGAAGTGCAGCGGCTATAATAGTATCCCAATAAATATTAAGGGATAATCCACAAGTACATTTGATAACTTCATAGTCAAACTTACCGTTGTGCATAATTATATTAGTATTTGATAATCGACTAAACTCGTGGGCTATCTGTTCTTCCGTTAATTGATTTTCCAGTCTTTCTCTTGTTTCAGGATTAACATGATTAACTGGAATATAAATGTTTTTCCCACCAGGAGTATAAATACAAGGACCCATTAGCTTACAACTAACGGGTTGTAAGCTATTATTTGTCTCAGTGTCAATAGCTATAACACCGTTTGAAATCGCTAAGTTAATATAGTTATGTAAAGTAACTATATCAGTTATTACTTGAGTTTTCTCTTTGTAAATTCCTAAAATTCTATTTACTTCTTGTTCAATCTCCAAAAGTTGTTGTTTTAAGGACAAAGAACTATTTGATTTAGTCTTTGTCCTTTCACTTCTTTCTTTTGTGGGATTACTTATTTTTTTTATTATTTTTTTCGCTTTTTCGGGTGTCTTAGGAACAACAAATTCGTCTCCCCACAACGACGTCATTAGTAATACCTCGTAGGACGACTAACGGTGGTAGTGGTACCTGTTATATTATTACCGGAAGGTGTAGTATTGTTAATGGGAGAGTTGTTAATGAAAGGTGGTGTAGTATTAAACGAGTTTGGGTTAGTAACCGGGGGTGTAACTGTTCCATAATTACTGTTAATTGTGGGAGTAACATTGTTTGTATTACTACTTTCTTTTGAGTCATTAAAACTTCCTGTTTCAATAAATTCCTTTAACTCTTCGTAATTCTTATCAAGTACAGCGTTACCGACTGCTTCATACCCTTTAAAAGCATCATCTATCTTTGGATACAAATCATTATGATAAATTGAAGGGTTACCAAAAAGAATTTCATATTTAGTTGTTTTATCTCCAGGTTTACCGTTTCTACGAATCTTAAAAATACAATCTGACAACGGTCCATACTCCTCGAGAAGAGACATTAACTTCTGTGACATAGACTTTGCAGCTCTACTCCAGACAACAGGAACCGGAACAATTTTACCTTCCTCATCCTTAACATAGTTAATCATATGAACATATATTGTCTGTTTCACAGGTAATTCACACTCACAAAAAGGACAATTTGTAACTGGTTGACCGATTTCTCTTATACAGTTCACACTACGATACTTACCATCAATCGTAACAGTATGATTAGTTACGATATCAAAGGTTTCAGGACTATCGTGCATGATACGAACAATAGCTTCATCACCATCGTTCTTCAATGAAAAGAATTTAACCCTATTATTGTCACTACTTGTAGATGACATTTCATTTAACTGTTGAAAATTTATCTTCGCCATTTTATTTCTCCTTTATATATATTATATTATGTATTTTATATTAAAACTTCTTAATATTCAACTAAATTTAAATTATCAAACTCGGTTTTTGTTAAATCGTTAACATCTTTTGTAAAAGGAATTTTTTTACCTGAAACAAAAACATCCTTCCTAATATTTTGTAAAAACCTTTCAGTTCCCTTTTGTCCTGCGGCGTCTCCGTCAAAACAAAGTACATAATTTCTTATAGGACATTTATTAAGTATTTCATATTGATGGGTAGTTCCTGTACCAAAAAGCCCAATAGCTGGATACCCCCAAGACCACAAAGTTAAAACATTTATTTGACTTTCCGCTACATAGACTTTTTTGTACCCTTGTTTAATTACTTCGTTTAATAAATATACCGGTTTCTCAACATCTTTTGGTATATTAAATATTTTTGAATCTACATTTCTTCTAGTTATCATAACTAACCTATTACTACTATCCCAAACAGGGAAAGTTATAGAATTAGATTTACTGTCAAAACCTATCTTAAAGTAGTCAACAACATTTTTAGATAGTTTCCTTTTCCACATATAAGGATGATAAAAAGCATATTTGTTTAATTCGTTTTCATTTAGAAATTTATTTTTCTTACATTTATATATGTTTATTTCAGGTAAACATAGATAATTAGAATTATACGAGGTACCAAAGTTTTCTAACAACCACTCTTTACCAAAAGCTTCTGTCTCCTCAAAACATTTACCTACAAATTGTGGTAAATTAGCCGTATACCCACAAGTAAAACAATGTACTTTTCCGTACTCAACATTAGGGTTGTCTTCACGACAGTAAATATTGCAAGAAGGGTGTCTCTCCATACCATTTTTATGATTAGGACAGGTCACTAAGACATTGTCTCTTTCTACCTCTCCAATATCACTTAGTAATCCGTTTTTTAATTCACTTTTAAGTTTTTTAAGAATAACAGGTATAGGAGTATCTATACACTTATTATTTATAATTAACTTCATTAAAAGACATCATCCTCTAAACAATTATCACTTTCAAACTCATCTTTTAATTTTTCACAAGCTTGTGCATCAGTACCATCATTAGGTAAAAACTGGAATATACCTTTATCAAAATCACAAACATATTTAAGATGTTTATCATTTACAGAATCTCGAGCTTTGGTGAGATGTAAAGTCAGTACACCATCTTTTTGTTCAATAAATATAACTATTGTACTGTCTTGTGATATTCGGTCACTTTGTGCTATATTGGCTGTACTTGGAGAATTGTTAAACTCACTACGATTTTGCTGAGATACAGCTATAATCGGTATTTGTTTCAATACCTGTAAATTTTTCAAATCTCTTGAAATATTTGCAGCTTTTTCAACCGGGTTTTTAGCTTTTCTATCATCCTCTAACAATGAGTGTTGGTCAACAAACAATATGTCTAATTTTTCTTTTTCTACAAAAGCTCTGAGTGCCGTAACACATGCCGGACCGTTTATCATAGTAGGTGTAAGAACCTTAAGAGAACCTTTATACCTTGTTTTAAGGCTATCTATATATTTTTTATACTCACCCTCAACATTTATATTACCTCTTAATAAACTACTGTTTGACAAATGGCTTACCAAGGTGTCAAATCTATAACCTACCTTACGTTCACTCATTTCTCCTGAATATAAACCTACTTTTAAACCTTGTTCAAGTGCTGCAATCGCCATTTTTAACAATATCCAAGATTTACCAACACCAGGTCTTGCAGCTATCGTTGCAAGTTCTTCTGACTTATCCCAACCCCCTATTAAATCATCTAATTCATTAAATCCAGTTTTAATGTAATAATGAGAAAAATCTTGACACTTATCTACATAACTATCATAACGACTTGTATCTTGAGTTATGTCAACACAATCCAAAGGTACCGCTTTTGATAAGTCGTTTGAAGCGTTCATATAAACCTTCATAGCTTCTTCGGTTTTTCCATTTTCAAGTAAGTGTCTAACAGAGTTAAAAGTTTTAGCTAAAAATCTGGTATTATAGTCGTTATATAACTCATTTAATAGATAACTTGTCGGTTCATTTACCTGTAATACTTCAAAATCTGGAAACTTGTCTAAAAAAGATACTTTATCAGGAATTGTACCGTATTCATTAAGATGTGACTTTATATAATTATACTCATTAGGATAATCACAAAAGTACTCGTCACTTAAATTATTAAATAAGATTATTGACGAATCCTTTTTATCAAGTATGACATTTAGAAGTTGTAATTGAACCATTATATAATACCCCTTTTATCTAAACCTTTAAACTCTATTTTTTCAGATTTTGTAACAACTCGAGAATAAAGCCTATCCCCAACACCATCCCTTAATTCCTCAGGGCTAAGATTTGAGGTGAATATTTGACATTTATTGTTATCAATACGATTATTGATAAAACTTAATAAATGTTCATGTTCAAATGAAGTAAGGTTCTTAGTACCAATTTCATCCCAAACAACAATATCAGCGTTATAAATATTATGTTTAATATGTTCAATATATTCAACATTTTCCGATATATTGTTTTTTAACTGTATGAAAAAATTTGGTACATTTATAAACAAAGCTTTACAACTCATATCACATTTATACCAAATACTGTTAAGATAGGCTTGTATTAGTCTAATCGACCACGCTGTTTTACCATTTCCACAAATATGAGAATAAATATACAAAGAATTACCGGACTTAACAAAGTCCTCAATATTATTCTCAATATTTTTAAGATGACTAAACTCGATTTTATCCGTTCCGTCAGCATCAGTTCTTAAGGGAATATAATTTCGTTGTTTTTCCGTTAATAAGGATTCTTTATAAAAATAATCTAACTTAAAAAGTTTTATACAAAAAGAATTGTCCTCTAATTTACAATTACCTTTACTAAATTTTTTACAGTTATTGTATAAAAAACAATCTCTAGATAATATCATTAAAACACCTCACTGGACAAGTCTTCTAAGTTAGTAGCAACCTTATTTATAGTTGTATTAACACGATAACTTAATTTATAATTCTTTTCGTAGTTAACAATAGCCCAATGAATATCTTTATAACCATTCACGGAAGCTATTTCTAGAATTTTCAAAGCCATATCTAAATCACGATGTGTGTATTCGTCAATAGTTTTCATAGCTACTTCTACCGCTTTTTTAGTCATCCAACCAAACTTTATGTAAACAGAATCTATCCACGTACTATAAGCTAATTTTAGTTCTTCATTAGTTACACTGTCAAGTAACTTTTTAAGGTTAAATTTAATAGACTCTTCTTTGGTTAAACGTTTATTTTTTCGTTTTGAAACTTTTTGTACTTCTTCTATAAGGACAGAATCCGTTGTACTCATTAACCGTATAAGATTGTCTAAATTTATTCTTATAAGGTTACTATTTTCGACTCTTTCAAGAATTTCTAACTTTACAAGATTTGTCTCAATACTTAACTGTTCCTCTGTTGTTAATGTTGTACGTTCCGTTATGTATTCTCTTTTTAAGTCAAAATAACCTTCAGATAATTTATTCTTTTTTATTGCCTTATCGTTTATGTTTAACAATTCAGCTAAATAAATAGCTGTATGTAACCCAAAAAGTTGTGCAACTTTATAATTATACGAAACAAGGTTAGCGTTACTAAGCAAATCAATTAACATAATTACTTCATCTCTTTTAAGATTTTTTTAAGTCTTATAATATTATACTCCAGTTTTTTCTTCAACATCACAGGAGTAAGATTAACAACATATTCAGTACCTTCTTTAACCTTTTCAACAGGTAATGAATACCTATTTGCAAATTCATTACAAAAAGTATCGTCAAGTTTTCTTAAATACAATGATAGATTCTTCTCATATGTTTTATTTTTAAGTATATCATCGTATATAACTGCGTCTATAATAAAAGCTATCATATATTCTTGTGTGTTAAAAAACTTTATAACCATTTCAGTTATTTCGAAGATATTATCGTCAGTATATTTAGGTATAAATATATCACTATAATCATCTTTTAATGTATCTAAGGATAATGTTTCGCTATTTATTTTTCTATTAAACCGATTAAGTTGTTGATAAAAAGTTAAGCGATGAGACTCCATAACTCTATTTATAACTTTATCAGGACCATTAACATCATTATAAATACTAGAACCTTCTTTTTCCCAAGGTTTGCGATTCATTGCATACAATACAGCTATTTCTAACCATTCATGAATATCCTCAGGGGTTGTAACAAGTTTACACCTATAATAAAATTGTGATATTTTATTCCAATATTTTAACATTATTGCTGACACATAACCGTCTTTTAACGGTCCTTTTGGTAAATCCGCTGCAGTTCTGATTAAATCATTTTTATCTATCGATTTCCAATCGGGTAAATAACATTCAGCACATTGTGTGTAAATGTCCTTCACTCCCTCTAACACTTACTTTTTCTCCTTTTAATTGCAGATAAGTAGATAAATTTAATAAATTCTTTAACTTTTTAATTCTTAATTTAGTATATAATAAAATATAAATTTAATCAACTAAAAAGGGTGTACAATGTACACCCTTTCTCTAATAGTTATTTACGAATCAAATCATAAAATTCAGAACGTAGAGCAGGGTTTGTTTTGAAATGTCCCCTTAAAGCGGCTGTCCTTGTCACTGTCCCGGGTTTCTTGACACCTCGCATAGTCATACAGGTATGTTCCCCTTCAATAACGACAATAATATTGTCAGTATTAAGAATTTTACTTAATACCTCTGCAATATCAGTTCCAAGTCTTTCTTGAAGTTGAGGTCTTTTTGCACACATCTCTGCTACACGGGCTATCTTTGATAAACCAATTACCTTACCGTTGGGAATATATCCTACCGAAACAGTTGCATTAACCATAGGAAGAAGATGGTGTTCACACATTGAGTAAATCGGGATATGTCCTTCAACGACTAAGTCTCCACTTTCAACGTCCTCAAAACAAACATCGAATTTTTTAGCAATTTCGTCGTTTGTATAATCAAGTCCTTCAAAGATTTCTTTCCAAGCTTTATAAAAACGATGTGGCGTTTTTACCAAACCTTCTCGGTTAGGGTCTTCACCTATACACACAAGCATATTTCTAACACAAGTTTCAAAAATATCTTCAACAGACCCGTTCTTGTTTATGTTTTTTATTTCTTCTCTGTTAAGTGTTTCGTCGGTCCTCATATTAAACTCCTCTCATATCAACAGGCCAAATAAATTTATGCAGCTGTAACTGCATTCTAATATCATTGAGTGAATGAAATTGTAGATATTCTACAATTTCCTTTGGTTCAATATCACCAAAAATAGGACTTACAAATATCTGACAAACAGGATTATATGTTGTAACTATTGATTTCATCTGTTCGAGGTCTTCTTTGTTCCCTACAACGAATTTAAAAACATCCTTTGGTCTAACAAAACTTAAATTTTCAACTAACATTTTATCAGCCATTCCAGATGAGTGTGACTTCCAGTCAACAGTATACATAAGATTATCAAGTAAGTGAACAGGTAATTTATTAGACAATTCATTTATTGATAAACTTCCATTTGTTTCAATATTTACTTCATAACCATTCGTCAAAAGTTCTTTAACAAGTACATCAACATCTTTATGGATAAGAGGTTCTCCCCCTGTTAATGTTACCTTTTTACATTTATAACCATTAACAGCGTTAATTATTTCTTCTATTGACATTTCAGTATAATCGTTATTCGTAAAAGCATAAACTGAATCGCAATAAGAACATCTAAGATTACAACCGTAAAGTCTGATGAATGTTGCTAAATAACCGGCTCTTGAGCCTTCTCCTTCTATACTATTGAATATTTCAACTACTTTCATTTAATTCCTCCAATTTTAGATATAGCAATATTATTTTCAGTTTCCTGAACCGCTACAGAAATTACTTTACACTTTTCATCAATTTCTTTAAGTTTTGTTTCAAGTATTTCTCTAAATACTTTTGACATCCATTCCGCTGTTGGGTTATCGTCAACAATGTGTACTTTTTTACAGTTAGCAAAAATTACTGAAGCTATAGGGTCATTAGATTTAAGAATACATGAATGGTCATAAACATTCTCAATATTTTCTCTGATAACTTTTTTCAACAACTTGAAATCAATTACCATACCAGCGTCATTTAATTCATCTCTACCAACAACTACTGTTACCTTATATGAATGTCCGTGAAGATTATTCCTACACTCTTCAGAATATGTATTGACATCATATAGTCTATGAGCTGCTTCAAAAGATATTTTAGTTTCAACTGAATACATTTTGTCTCTCCTTATTAAATAAATTTTAATTTATTATATAATTATGCTTTACATAATTCAACTAAAATATGTTTACAATTTAGTTAATTTTTGTGTTTTAGACAACTTCTACATAAGTTGTCTTAATAATATATATCTGACACATTACCTCTACATTTAATATATGATATTTTTTGGTAGTTCGTCAACTAAAAATTAGAATTTTTTGAAATAAAGTAGAAAAATAGGTAGTATTTAAAAAATACTACCTTAATTCACAAATATACTTCTTTAAAGACGCTATTGAATCTTTTGTTATTTCGTTATCTACAACAAATTCCGATAAAGCTTTTTTATCGGTTATTATACTTAAAACTTTTTCGTCAACTGTGTTTGTACATACTAGGTTATATATAAACACTGGATTTTTACTACCGATTCGATGTATTCTATCACAAGCTTGTTTAAACGCTCCGTCTGTCCAAGGGGTATCTATGAAAATCATATATCTAGCTCTATTTAATGTTAAACCGGTCCCACACTTTTGCCAAGTACCTATAAATACTTGATGTTCATTATCTTGTTGAAACATATCAATACTTGTAGATAATTCTACATCATCAGTTTCACCTGTTCCAATAACAGGATTATATTTTGATAACTTATCTTTCAATACATTTACAGTATCCTTAAATGTGCTAAATATTACAACTTTTTCACCTGTTTTAACAAGTTGTTCAGTTAACTCACAAGCTCTTTCTATCTTAACAGAAGGAACATCACTCGTTGTCAAAATTGAGGGACAAGCAGTAGCTTGTCTTAATCTTAATATGAGTGCTAAGGTGTCTGTGTAAGTTAACTTTACTTTATCTACCTCACTTTTAACTCCGTTAACTACATCTTCATAAAATTGTGTTTGTTTATCAGACATATCAACATATTCGGTAATAACGTTCTTTTCGGGTAAATCTAATAAATCTTTTTTTCTTCTTAAAGAAAATAATTGTAGTTGTTTTTTTATTATATCTAAATTATGATAACCTAAAAAATCATTACCAAATTTACCACCGTATATACAATAATAATTTTTAAAATTAGTTAATGTAGATTTATCTATTCCTGCCCATTTGAAAGGTACATAAACATCTAAAGGGTCATTTAGCATTAAAGTACCTGTAGCCCCAACAAGATATTTAGCATCTGTTAATTTAAGTAAATTTTTACCTTGTTGTGAACTGTCAGACTTACACGTGTGAATTTCATCTACAACAATCATTTGATAATTGTCTTGTTGTTTTTTAAGTTCTTTGATTATATTATCGTCTCTTAAAGCTTCTATATTAACGATTACAAAAAATTCTTTTATATCACTCTTAAGATGCTTTAATTTTTCTTTATTTCCTCCAAATCTTAAATTACCTTTACGTGTATTGTATTCCCCTAAAATGGTACTTGTTAAGTTAGAATGTTTATCAATTTCTTTTTTCCAATTTGTTTTAAGATTGTTTATTCCACAAACAATTAAACAATGTTTTAATTTATCTCTTTTTTTAAGTTCGTATGCTAAATATATTATTTGTAATGTTTTCCCTAAACCAGGTTCGTCTAATAATAACCATTTATTATGGTTTAATCCATATTGTATTCCATCTAACTGATAAGGGTAAGGGTGTGTTTTGTATTTTGATAACGTGTATACATTTTCTTCGTCAACAATGTAATCGTATAACTTAACATTTATATCATCTATAAAACATAATCTGTCAAGTAACTCACTTAGATATGTAACAGGTACTTCCCAAGTTTTTGTAACTTTTGAATAATTCTTGCAAGGTAGCGCTTTTATAATTTCGATTATTTCTTTATTATAGTCAAATGAAACGAATAAGGAGGTTAAACCAGGTACCTTGGAGGTTAATTTTTCCTCTATACTAATCATTATAAAACAAACTAACAGGTTTCAAAGACTCTTTTTTATCGTTTTCAACAATAAATGAAAACCTTGTTTTGACAGTAAACTCTTTCCCACAATTATCACAAATATATGTTTCAGTGTCTGTCATTTCAATACCTTCAAAACCTAGTATTTCTCCACTAACATTTCGAACAACATTTTTTGGTTGTCCTAAAAATTCTTTAGGCGTAAAAATCTCTCCTGGGAGGTACTGGTAACTACAATAAGGACAACTTATAGTCTTAAACAAATTTATATCCCCTTTTATCTATAAAGTGTTTACACAATTTGGAAAATCAACTTTCTCTAATTTTTTTGTGTTATATGTTGGGACAATAGTAACTTCAAATTGTTTGTTACAGTTATCACAGACATACTTTTCAACCATACTAGTAGTATCATTTATAACGTCGTGTATTTTACCCAGTTCGTCACGAGATACTAAATCAAATCTACCTATAACAGTATTTGGTAAAAATATTTCTGCTATATGATATTCATAGTTACAATAAGGACATTTTATATACTCCATACTAATTTCCTTTACATTTTTATGTGTGAAAAAAAATAACCTGTGTGGATTTCTCTACACAGGTTTATACAATTAAGGGTTTTGAAAATCAATGTTTTCCGTCGATTTTGTCAATTTTTAAGGAAGAATTATCAAATTTTGTATAGGATTCAATCACAAGTTTCCACCCATCGGAGTCTTTTGACAACAACTTAATATAATATCCTTCAGTAGGTTCTGTTCCTAAAATATCAAGTACCGTAAAGTTGTTATTATCGTCCTGTCCTACGAGTTCGTTAGGTTCACCATCTAATTGAATTCTTGCATATACACTATCTGTTGCATCTGCCGGAACAATTGATGTTTGGGGACTTATTTCAAAGTAATATCCTTTTATATTAAAACCTAAAGTTTCGGTAACTATACCACTTAAATCTACTTTACCCGAAACTATAAATCCTTGGACATCAATGAGTTGGTCAATTAACCTACTAACGTTCATTTCATAAAACAATCTACTACCTAAGTCAGACGTTTGTCTAAATTTGGCAAAAGGAAATACTTTTATATTTGTAGAATTTATATTCATTTACACTTCTCCTTGAATAATTTAATTATTTACAATATACATTGTCCAAGTAATTATTGCATCTTGACCAGCTTTTAAAGCGTCATACATAAGTTGTAAGTTACTGTTCATTTCACCGTTTATGGAAGAGTCTCCTAACGTTGCTAAACATTGTCTTTGTGTATTATTATCCCACATTGAAAATCTTAAAAGTTTATTTGTAGTTGAAAAACTTTTTATATTACTACTTTGTAATGTCGATACAAATTTAACTTTACCTATCATACCAGTTGGGTCTCCGTCCTCTACTAAGGGGTCTCCGTTATTGCCAGTTAACGGATAGTATGTGGCACCAGTTAACGGAACACTTGTCCTAACTAACGAACGCCAAATACCTTGACCTTCAGAAACTTCGAAATCAAACCATTTAGGAATATCTGAACGATTAAAATATCCTGCAAGGATTTTTGAAAACAGTAACCCAAGATAAACTGTTCCGTTGTTAAACATTGTTAAAGGAAAATGTTTATCTTTTTGTGATATGTCTATTTTAACAACACCCTTATATGAAATTGAATTACTTGAAATGGTGTCCACTATATACTCTCCTTATTTTATTTAGTTTCGGTTTCAATTTCGTGTGAAACGATTTTTGAACCTTTTGTATTTTCTTTTACATTATTTAATTGTTTTGTTTGTTTACCTGAAACAAATGTTGTGTCAACTCTACCTAACATATCAGGATAGTCTATACTGTCTTTTGACGGTCTTAAACCACTTGAAACTAAACTAAATGTTTCACGAGATTCTGGTGTTGGATAATAAACATCAACTTTATCCGTAGAGCTAATTGTGGTTATTGTATTACCACCGACTTTATAACTAAACCTTATTTTATATCCAGCTGGAATTACATATCTAAGTATTTCAGTTAATATCGTTGTGTCTGTAAGTTTACCCTTAACAGAAATGTCTACTATATAACTTTCATCATCCAAATAACCGTTTTGTTTAAAGTTTATTTTATTAGTTTTATTTGAATCATAGTAAAATGTAGTTTCATTAGTACCCCAATTATCCGGTGCATAATAACTTGTAATCATTTTACCATTACTGTCATAATATTTGTAAGATTCATAAATAGGAGTAGTCCCATAAGTTTTATTAGTAATATTAACATCAGAATCAACATCAAGTCCCATTATCTTCAAATATACTTGAACAGCGTATTGAATACCTGTTAATGAACCTTTGTTATGTACAATCAGTGGAAAAGCTTTAAGTATTAACCTTAAGTCTTCTCCTTGAATTTTCGCGTTTGTAAAAAATCCTAACTTAGTTTGTAGTAACGGTAAAAGTCGTTCGTTACACTGCGACGTGTCTGTTACATCTCGTATAGAGTCAATGTCATACTTTAACTGTCCAAACAAACAATCAAATATTGCACAGAACAATTGAAAGTCTCTAGACTTTCGACTGTACACATCGGGAGTGTGCTCTGATAATCTAAACTGTTTCATTGACATCACCTATTGTTTACAATTGAAATTATTGAGTTAGTTTTTGAATCTCTTTCCACCGGAGGTTTAAGTACTGCTTCGGCTAACGCATACTTACTAAAAATATGGTTTTCATCGAAAAATGTTTTACCGAGTATAGGGTCTTCTATCTTCGATGTTTCCGGTATATTGTAATTATATTTGAATTTGTCGTGTCCCTTATATGATTGCATATCTTCTAAAATAGTGTCAACCGACAACCCATAATTTTGTTCAAAAATTTTATTGTCTTGATATTTTAATAAATCATCAAATAAAATAAACCCTGTTTCATCAACACTATCTGTTGTTATAATCATTGTTAAATTTGTTAAATCGTTACAGTGAATTTTGTAATACCAAGGATGTTCGGAACCTAAAAATTCGTTTTCATTACCGTTAAGTAACTCAGAAACAACGGTGTTACCATGTTTGATTTGTAATTTAAAACGAACACCTTTACTGTTGTTATTCACACCTAACAAATAATCAAAATCACTTTGTAACGAAATACCTGTTACAGGATGTTCCCCAGTAGTTGTTGTTGATAACGACACTTGATTATTGTAATAAGCGTAACCGTTAGTTAAGAATTGTTTATTTTTTTCATAAATTAAAACTTCTAAGGATTTTCTTATTCCGTCAATTGTCACATAACTTACGTCAACATTTTCTCCTCCTGTTCTTGTTAAAGGTGTGTTTGTCAACATATATATTAAACTATCACCTTTTAACTTTTCGTTATCAGGATATTGTGTACCTAATATTTCAAATATTTGAATTGACTTTCGGGTCATTTTAGTACCGTCATTGTTTAACCAGTAATTGTCAATTATTTGTGGTTCGGTACTAGAGCTATCTATATTAAGAATAGCAGTACCTTTCCAAATTGTCTCATCACTTTGAATTTGAATACCCGGTAATTCTGTATACGTTGAACCGTTAGTTGAGTAACTAATTTTAAAATCGTTAACAAGTGTTTCTGTTCCTGTAGAAAAGACCGGGAAGTTAGTATACTTTTTCGATGTATACTCCTTATCCAACTCTATTCTTACGGTGTCTCCCGAAGTAAAATTGTAAAGTTGTTGTTCTCTTAACAAGCAATTGTAAGGTAAAAGTTTACAAACATTTTCAAATACTGCAATTCCTTGTGTAGCTATTAAGTTATAGTCAACAGAAACAACTTCCTGCGTTAGTGTTGTTTCACCATTATCTTCTCCTGTAAATCTTATAAGTGTACCTTGTCCAAGTATTTCATATTCGGTTTTATCTAAATTAGTATAAATAAAGTACTCGTCAGTTTTAAGTACATACTCGTACACAGCCGTATTGTTGTTTGTAGACTTTTTATTTAATACCATTCTAAAGTATTTGGTACCTGTTGGATTAGTATAAACATCATTTGTAACAAAATATATATAGTTATCATTTTGTTTGATGTTTGTCTCGTTTATTCCTCTAATATCAATTGTTTGTGTACCAGATAAAGCATATCTACCAGTCATACTATAGACTTTTGAGTAAGCCGAGTCATTTGCCGAGTTATAAGGGATATATCCAGTATTAGATAATGCGTTTACATTTATTTTACTTGTTGTAGCTGGTATCGAGTTTAATGTAAATGAAGCCCTTATTATAGGACTGTCATTTTCAGAAGAACCTTTATAACATTCATATGTGTAAGGAGCTGTCGAACTATTATCTTCCGTCCAGAATAATGTTAAAGAGTCACCTTCAGATAGCTTATAATCAGTATTTGCGGGTACCGATAAAACATACGTTTCCCAAAATACTCCAACATTATTTTGCTGCCAAGCTTGTAAGAATGTTAATCCTTTGTTATTTGAAGGATTGATAGTAAAATCTACCTTTCTTGTTAACTCAGCATCATAATAGAAGTCACCTGTTCCCCAAGGATTTTGAGCACCTGGGGTATCAGGGTCTCCTGGATAACTGTCGACTAAACTACCATTGTTTGAATAATAAACATTGTCTTGGTAAACAGGTACTAAATACTGTTTATCTAATAAATTAAATCCAGTTTTAGAGTTATATAATGTAACATATTGATAATCATAATCTTCTGTGAATAGTTGTGTATAATAAGCAGGGTTAGACTGATAATCTTGCCAACTTAAGGATACTTTTTGTACAGTGTCACTGTCAGTTTTTTGTTTTATGAATTGATAAGTTACATAGTTTGAAAAGTTTCTTTTAGTTACAAAAGATGGTGCTAAGAATTGTAAAGTTTCGTTGTCTTTAAGTGTGTATTCTGCTGCTGTTTCCGTGTTATTCTCAGGCAACTGTTTTGGAACCCAACTGTTTGTGTTGTCATCGTGTACTAAACCGAAAGGACTAATTGTTAACTTTGTAGTCATTCTGTCAACGTCTTTCGTTTGTTCAATAACTTGTTGGTCTATTGTATAATTAAAAATTACTTCCTGTTCAAACAAGGGGGTAACACCAGCCAAGACACTTTTTATTATTATCTGTTCCCTGAAATTATCAACTTCACCTTCTACCGAATACGGTTCGAAAGTTTTGGTTGTTTTGTTGTATTTGTAAACACTATTTGGTTTACGTATATCCCCTTGTAAATAGTTACCTACAAAAGATAACTTCTCAGGACCGTTTATTGAGTTAACTTTATTATCGAAATCTTTTAACATTCCACTATATGTATTCGCGTCACTATAATAGATATATGGGTCAGAGTTATAATTACATAAAGGAATGTTTTTGAATTGTGTTCCCGTCCAATATGTTGCATATGTCGTATAATTAAAATCATCAAGTATTACTAATTTAATTCGCTCGTCCGCATTAGTTATTGTGTCATATATAACATCATAAGAGGGCTCTTGTCCGAATTCCACTTCGTGGGAATTAAGCGAGGAGAGTAATGCAGATATTATGTTAACCTTAACAGAATCTTGCTGCATATCTGTTAATTTATACTGTGGTACTATTTTTATTCGCAATGGATAAGCAATTCTAAATAAACACGGACTTCCTTTTTCAATATCTTTGAAATCGTGAGTAATACATTTAGTTTGCTGAAGAGTTAATTTTACACTTTGAGTGGTAGAACTTTGTGACGGTATCATGTTAAATGTAGCTTCATAATCATCAAGTGTTCCTATATCTCCACCATTTTGTAAAAGATATAACTTCAAATCAAATGCTAACATATTTGGTTCATTGTTTTCATTCTTTGTAACGACAGTGGTATGTGTGCCAGCTCCAGCTTTATCAGTAACAATAGAATATGAACATTGTAAATCGTTGTTCCTGTCAGAAACTACAACATTTGATACTAAACCTTGTGTATATATAGCGTCTATATAGTCTCTTAATGTTACTAAGGTTTCAAATGTTCCGGCATACTTTTTATAACTTTTATAAGCTTCACTAATTTCTTGTGGGTCGTCACCGTTTTTTGTTGCGGAGGAATTATATAAAACGACAGAATCTGAATTAAGTGTTATTGTATCTGTACCAACTTTTATTGACGTTTCCTCATAAAAAGAAGTTAACATCTTAGCAGAAACATTACCTTCTCTACCGTCACTCAACATATACTTAATATTTAAACCATCTTTTATTAACGATTCAATGTCATTGGGAAACTCGATATAACAATTATTTGTCCTACCGTCTACCCCGAACTCGTAGTATGTATTTCCCCGTGTTTGAACAGCGAGGTTATTAACCCTCGTCCAAGGGTTATATTCTCCAACATTTGTAATGAATATTCCGTTTTCGGCTACTGAGTAATCATCTAGATATAACCTATTGTTATGGTCAAGATTAACTAATGATATTGTTGATTCTCCGTTAACCTCAACAGTTGTAACTATACCTTGTATAGCATTTACCATTGTTGTTAGAGAATCAGGTGTAAAATATACATCATTAACTAATGTATATATAAATTTACTGTCACTATCACAAACCATGGTGTACATAGGAATATGAACTTGTTCTCCAGCTGTCAAGTCCCTACCTACCCATTTAAGTGTAATTTCAGTTGTAGCTGAACGATACCAGGGCATTTCATAAGACAACTGATGATACATCGTTCTCGCTGAAACTTCTTGAGTTAAAGTTTCTGGAAAAACTTCAAGAACATTTTTATCTATGTTATAATTGTTTTTATCAGCAATTATTGCATTTAACTTTAACAGTATAACACCTGGGTCTGACTCGTTTGAAATACTCGGGTCCCATTTATATGTTAACTTTTTAACTAAGTCTAATAATTCAGGGTAAATATCCCTAAAATCCTTGTTTGTGTAACTTATGGCACTTAAAGGATTGTTAATATCAGGCATAAATCATCCTCCTACTGTTCATCCTCGGTTAAGTTTATCGTGTATAAATTAACCTCATTATTCAATTTATTTATACAGTTTATGGTGCAAAAAACCTGATTGTTTTTAAGTGTAATACTTATATCGTTACGTTTTACAAATACTTGTGGCATAAAGTCTTGAATTGAAACGTATATGTCATCAATTATTATTTCTCTAAGAATTATATTATTTTGTTCAAATATGAGCCTTTTAACATTAGTTCCGAAATAGGGGTCGCCAAACAATGAAGTTTTCCAGCTTGCCAACATAAGTCGTAGATTTGATAAGGTAGCTTTATTATCTTTTATTAGATTTGTTTTGGCACTACTTAACATATTTGGAAAATCAATTGAATACATTATATTGCTCCTTATTCTTTGTTTACATATATTTCATTCCAGATACCGTTGGTATACAATAAAGGTACTCCCCTTTTCCACACACCTTGTGTGTATACGAAAGGTATACCTTGTCGTCTTTGTCCATTAACTGTCGTATATATACAAGGAATACTTGCGATGAGGTCAGCAACCGATAAAACTCCTCTATATGTATTTCCGTCATTATTTAACTGATAGGGACAAATAGCTACATTACCTGCTTCGTGTGGTTTGGTTATAATTATATCAAAATCTAAACCAACTTGTACATAACCACTATAGTCAGAATCACTTACCCCGTTACTATCCCATTTATAATAAACAATACTTCCTGTTGTTGTACCACTTACACCATTACTTTTACCAATTACTCTTATTTGTGTTTTAGATAATTGTGTAATTGATGATATATTAGCAGGGTTGTCTCCAGGATTGACAAGTGTAGTAGCGCCTGGGTTTGAAAGAAATCCTAGTACAGTACCACGGTATCCCCAGTTCTTTCCTCTCGATACATTTGGGACAGTATTATTACACCAACCGGTGTTAGCCGTATTACGAACTGTCCACTTAGGAGTTGTATAACCGGACTCAATTATTGTAATTGTGTTGTTATCAATAACGTCCGAAATGTACGCAACGTGGTTAGCACTACCTCCCCAAAAAACAAGTCCTCCCAAGGGTGGGTAGGCACCTGGAGGTAATACATAAGGACTTAATCTTTTATCTTTTTTGGCGTTGTTAAGTATATTCTTAGCGTCACCCCTAACAAAAGTAAATCCTCGCCAGGTGTCTGGTTGTCCCTTTGACCATGTTTCATTATAGGCTCCCCAAGCAAAACCTACACAGTTACAAAGAACATTCGCTCCGTTTCTTGTAGGTTTACCGTTTATACATCCTGAAATACCTCCGGCGTGACTATTGTTGTAAAAACGATTGTGGTCAACAACAAATCCATTTTTACGGATACTACCTTGAAATTCTTCACTTGTTAAATTTACGTTAACTGGCATTTAATCAATCCTAATTTTGTATCCAAATAAACAACTGGCCTTCGACACCTGGGTCATAAGGCTTTGTTGTTCCATAATAACTTTTTCTAATTTTTGTTGTGCCCTCTTCAAGAGTTGACACCCTGCTTGTAATATTTGTTAAGTTAGTTTCTAAACTATTTTTGTAGGCGTTGTAACTACTGATTAAGTCATCGAGTTTTTTCCCTGTCTCAGCAATTAAAGAACTGTTATTTTCAGTTTTCAAATCAACTGTATCTATCTGTGTTTGAATATTGTCATTTACACCTATTAAGGTTTTAATGTTCTCTTTACTAACATCACCAATTGAAGTGTCTTCAGGTAGTTTTGTTGAAACGTTTACTTCTAAACTGTCAATTTTGGCGTCGCATACAGTATCACTAAATGGTTGAAAAAGTAGACCTAAAACAACTGGAGAACCATCATCATCGTCTTCATAAGCTACTAAAACAATATCTCCTCTTTTTAGCCGAGGAGAAAATCCAGGAGGTACACACATAACTGCCATACCTAATTCAGTATACGGAGTAGCTCCTACAGCCCCTTCTACTTTATTTATTCGAGGAATTCGTACTTTCACATGAGTATTGTCTACTATTCCTTCCACAAAAGCTCTAGAAATCATTTAATTGTCACCTGCAATTCTTAACAGTGTTAATGTCGTAGTATAACCACTAGTATCAATGTTGTCAACTTGTTTTGTTATTATGTAAGTACCACTAGAAATATGTTTTATACCTCCTGCAAACAGCACGTTTAATTTAACATATGTCATTAAAACTGAGGGTCGAGTTAAACCTTTTATTGTCAAAGTGGCTTCTATAGGAAATTCTGTCATCTTTGTCCACCAACTACTTTTTGAAGGTGATAATTTATCACTGATACTCGACTTCATCATTGAAGGTGTGTAATTCGTTGAAATACTACCGTTATCGTTTATGCTATAAGTGTATTGTTCTTGTTTAACACTTTCAGCAAAATCATACAATATTGCCCAAGACTGGTCATTTGTCAAACTAAACTGTGTAACAAAGTTGTCTCCCGGATAGTTTATGTCTATTTCATATGTGTCGGTAGACTTAATAGTTTTCGTATTTTTACTTACTTCTTTAACTGAAAAGTACGTTCCTCCGACTTCGTTTTTGAAGTCGTCATGTATCGTAAGATAATATTTAGAAGACTGTATTGCAGAACCTTCTTTATTGTCCGTACTTATCATTGAATCAACAAGATAATTTATATAATCAAGTATTGTAACATTAGTTTGTGCCAATAATTGTACCTTTTTATCATTTGTTGCAATCAAGTTGTTATTTATAATGTTTGAAGCGTTACGCATTCCGGTAAATACTTTTTTCAAACCGTATTTTGAATTTGATACAAGCTGCATTAAAACATCGCTTGGTTTAGCCGTACGGGCTCCAAAATTAAACGAAGTAGATGTTAGTCCTATTGCGTCACTTGTTGCTTGAATGTTATAAGATATCATTGCCGTATTCATATTTAACTGAGATGTGACATTTGTTATAATGGCTTTTTCAGCCTTATATATGTACGCCGGGGCGTTCCAGTCTCCGTATTCAAAAGTTATTACCCTATCAATAGCGGCTTTACTAAATATCTTATCAAGTAGATTAGGGTCATCACCTGTTCGAACTTGATACTGAAAATTTAAGTTGTAAGTATTAACTGTACCATTAACTTTTGTAACACTCATACCCCTCATGAAATTAGGGTATGTTACTGAACCTGAATAGCCGTTACCTGTGTAAGACCCAAAAGTTACACCACCAATTGTTACTATAATAAAGGGACTTTGTACTAAAGTTGGTATACTTAAAAGACTTGAGGACATTTAATTACACCCCCAAATCAAATTCAATACTATTAAATGTAGGAATTTTTAACTTAGTTCCAACTTTTAATTCCATATAAGGGTCTTGGATATGATTATAATCGGCAATTATCCAATAATATAAGGGGTTTGAGTAATAGTATAAGGATAAACTATCTAAGGTGTCATTTAATACAACAGTGTGTACCACATAGGGAACATTGTCTTGTTTAAGTTGTGAAGTTATTCCGTAAATGTATTTTTCGTCTACCCTGTTAAAGTAGTACGGAAATACTGAATATCTAGACACCCTATCGTATGTTTTATATTGCTTCTTTGAAAGAATCTCCATTACTATCCTCTTTTCCAAATATTTCGTTCTAATGTTTTATCAAGTCCTCTGAAGCTTCCCGCTGTTGCTACTTGTTGTGCACTGTAAGGGTCAACTTCTTCAACATTGAAAGATACAGCTATATGTGCGTATTTATTATTATCAAGTATAGGTAGGGAGTATGTTACTGACACACTTCCACTAACAATTCCTTTTATAAATATTTCATTACCAAACCTTACTGCAACCATTGGTGGGTCTACAAGTTTTTCACTTGCTTTATATGCAGGTAATGCAACTGCTTGAAGTTGTTTTACTAATGTGTCAATATAATCATCACCAATTTCAAGTTTAGCGTTACTAACACCGTAATTTATCTGTGTCATCATGTCCCTATGTAAATCTAAGTTTATTTGCAAACTTCTAGGTCCTGAATCACTATATGAATATATAGGAGCAGAACGAGACATTGGTGTTGATTTACTAAAGTTAACGGACATCGTATCAGTTAAAGATTCAGCAAATGTGGGAATTACAATGAATTGATTTATGTTATATATGTATACATAATTATCAACCATATTAAATATTTTTTCAGTCGCCATAGTAAGGACTCAACCCTCTTTCTGCTTGTGTTTGTATTAACATTTCACCCCTATTTACGGCACTTTCTATATCGAGGTCTACAAATCCAAAGATATCTTTTTTGTTAATCCAAGGTTTGTTAGGTAAGTTCATATATGTCGTATATAAGGCGAAACGTAGTCCTTTGTCCCAGATACCGGGATAAAAATTTTTAAGATTCGGATTATACCCTATTTTTGTTTCTATATTTGCTACATTGTCATCAATATATTCCCTATCGTCTATCGTATACCTTAATAAATATTCAATCAACTTATCACTAAAAGGTACTTGTGTATTTGTATTTGAGCTTAATAAACTTAACTCGCTCCTAAAGATAGAAGACAGTCTAGGCTCTCCTAAATTTTCAATATTTTGTGCTGAAGCTGTATAAGTTCCAGTGTTTAAGGTGTATTCACCCTCTAAAACTACTATTGATGAAGTGTTTGATTTAGGAAGTTGTATCGCCAAGTATAAATACTTTTCAAAATTACTTAAATTAACACAATACTTTGTAGCTTTTTCAATGGCGTTTAATTCCTCAACACTACTTGCATTGTACCCTATGTTAACAATCTCCGAGGGGTCATTTTTTATCTTAAATGTTTGAGGATTTATAAACTGTAATGAATTATATTTTGTAAATAAATAGGACAGCTTATCTGTCATACTCTCGTTGTTAGAATCTTTTATTAAATTTTTCCCGTCGTAAAAAACAGGACAAACACTTACGGAAAATGGACAATCTATTGCTATTGTATATGTTTTATTAAATTTAATTGGTATTAAAATAACCTTTGTTTTTGGGTTAGCATAGTCATTAACCTTACCGTCTGATAAACTGATGTTTTCAGCTATTGTATAGTCAAAACAGTTATAAAGTCCCATTAAATCTACACCTTTAATATCCCTCAAACACCTTAAATATTCACCTAAAGTTCTATGTGTTTTTGAATCATAATAATTAACATTTGAAACAAATTGTTTAGTAACATTAGGCACATAAGCACCAAAATTATATCGTGAAACTATTTCAAAGTCCGCTGTAGGTAGATAACTAAGTCTAACAAAATCGTCAGTAACTGTTAGGCCTCCTTCGTATTTTGAATTTGTTTCAAAATCATCAGGTGTCGGGTAAGGCCCTTCGTCTTTATAGTATACCCATTCATATTCTTTTTTCGTTGTGTTATAACGTAAATGTTTCATTATCTGATTGTTATCCGTAACAGTTATATCATCACTTACGTATAAATAATCTGATTTAATATTTGTTGATTTAATACCGTTAAATCTACCTGATTGAGTACATTTTAGTATATCGTGTTTGTAAATATAGGTAGCCCCAGCTATCAAATAATCATCTGTGTTTATAACTGGGTAAGTTGGAATAGGGTTACACGATAGTAAATATTTAATATATGAAGAAATAATTGTTGATTCAAAAAACTTTTGCATTTATCTTAATACCTCTTATCTACGAATATTTACACTTGCGGAAGGACTAATTGAGGCTACATTTACATCAAAGGTGTTTCCAAAATCATTTTTTGCTTTGAAAACAATTTCTCCACTCTTAAGCAAATTAAGCACTTCTTGTAACGAAACATTACCTTCACCATTATTTTCAGATAATGCTTTTACAAAGGCTGTTTTCAAACTATTTTCATCTATTCTAACTGTTTGTACTTGACTTTTAGCGCTTGCTTGTGCCTGTGTGGCTTGTTGTATCGCCAATAAAGTTGCCACAACATCGTTCAAACCGCTATCAGTTACTCTGATTGCTGTTCCTGTACTATATCGGTCTAACGAGTTATCTGAGACATTTAACCTTTTGTCGTAAAAAGAAGTTGTACCGAAAACTGTTTGAATTTGTGTTGAAACAGTTTCGTCAAAAGCTCTTATCCATTGATTTCCTTCATCATATGCTTGACTAAGATAAGCTTCTTTTACAACAACATGAGAGTCATCTTCAACTACCGCATTGTAGAAATCCGCAAATGTTTTTTCTTTTCTTGTCTCTCCTATAATCTTTTCAGTTTCTTGTGCTTCTTCAGTAGCCGAAGTTATAGATGATTTTTTAATATCTCTTGTACTTCCTGTAGCTACGTATGTACTAGAAGATGTTCCACCTAAAGTTGTCGATAGTCCATTACCACCTAAACTACCTCTTGTAACAACGTCGTTACCTCCCCAAGCGGCTAAATCTAACCCACCATCAGCACCTAAGCTACCTAAAACAGAGCTTATTAAACCAATTGAACCTGTTAAACCAATTCCAGACTTCATTATATTGTTTACTGTAGTATTAAGGTCAAAACCCCAAACCGCTGGAATGTTCATTTCGATACCCAATGCGTCTAAGGTATCTAAGGCTTTCATCATAGCATATAAAGCAGGACTATTATATATTTCAGTCCCAAGTCCAAATTTAGCATTTGATGTTATGTTTGACAATTTTTCTGAAAGTGGTATTCTTTCATTAAGTGCTGAAAACTGATTTTGTAACTCACTCAACATTCCATCATAACTTAAAGTATTTGCCGATATTGTTGAAATGTCAGAAGAGCTTAAATTCTGTACTGCAGTAAAATCCGAAGCTGATAAGTTAAATATGTCACCATAGGCTCCCCTTACAACTAAGTTTGGACTTTGTTCGGATATTTCCTTTAAGTAACCAACCATTGATTCCAATAATTTATTGGTATTACTTGCGTTTAGTCCTCCTAAAAGTAAGTCGGAATATGATAAGTTAGCTCTAGAAGCAGACATTGCTAACAATGTTTGTAATGAATTGTTACTTGCAAGTGCCTGCACATCTCCAGTGCCTAAGTAATTCAAACCTTGTGCTATACCTTGTATGGCGGTAGAAGACATACCTACTGAACTTAATGAACCTAACCATTTTTGTACAACATATTCAAATTGTGCTGAATCGCTCCTGTTTAATTGCGAGCTTGCGTCTAATATAGCTCCTGATACGGAATCATATAATTCAGACAGGTATGAGGTATCTTCGAATAATTTGTTAAATGTACTTGTTAAACTTGCCTCCATACCTAACCTTGCGGCGGTAGAGTCGGCTTGTTGTAGTCGTATTAACCTTGTAAGATTACTATCGAACGCGTCAAATGTAGAAGCAATCTTATCCGAAATACTTTCTAAAAAGGCTCTTTGCTCAATATTATAAGCAATACCTTGGTCAGAAGCTTTTTTAACCGCACTTAAAACTTCGGTAGTTTTAACCCAGGGAGAAGTAGAAGTGTTAGCAACGGTTAAATCAAGAATATCAGAAAAGGTTTTACCACTACCTTGTAAACGAGAACTTATTGGAGCATTGTATTCGGTCATTAAGTTCTCTACTTGATGGAATACATTTGAAACCCCTTGTCCTAAATTATTTATTGTCTGTCCTAATTTATCGAAAAGGTTAACCATTTGGTCAGCTTTGAAAGATTCTTCCTTTGCTGTCGAAATGTCTTGTTTTGCTTTTTTTAACTGTGCTTCACTAGCTCCGGCTTCTTTTAAGTCAACATATTTTTGTACAGCGTTGTCTAAATCATTCTGTCGAGCTTTAGCTATAGCTTTTAGTTTTTCACTTCTTTTACCTAATGCGTTCGCATAACTTTTTTCATAGGCAAGTTCTTTTTCATTTGCAATTTTACGGGCTTGAGATTCAACTTTAACTGAATCTCGTAAATCTTTTTGTCTCTGTTTGTTTAATTGTTTATACTGTTTCGTCCGTTTATCCATACCGGACGTTTCTCTTGCGAAGGTTTCCTCAATTTCTTCTCTATGAGTTTTTTCAGCGTCAGCATAAGTTTTAGAAGCTTTTATAGCATACTCACTCATTGACTTATCGACAAGGTTCTTATATGTTTCGGTAGCTGCCCTGTAAGCTTTTTCTTGAATATTTTTTATTTTCTGTGCATACTCATTTTCAAGCTTTTGTCTTTTTTCCAAATTGTTTTTACAATTTTTTATTTCTTCTTTAAGTCTTTCTAAGTCTGACTTTTTAGACAGTTCCGTAAGATAGAATTGAAAGTCTTTGTTAAGAGCTTTTCTTTTACCTAATTGTTTTTCTAATTCTCTTAATGAGGCGAACTGTGAGTTAGAGCTTGTCGTTTTATTAAGTTCACTACGTTCTATTTCCCCGATATTAAAATCAGCCACTTAACTCACCTCTTTCTATTTTGTTGTGCTTCTTTTATCAATCTATTATTTCGCTCTATGTCTTCTGCTATAAACTTTAAGAGATAATCTCTTTCTAATGGGGTTATTTCTCCTACGTCATTATATGACGTATGAGTATGCTTGGTTATTTGGTATCTTTCCTCAATTATTTGTTTAAGACGTATTGGGGCATACGGAGCTCCAGTATTAGTAACTTGAGGGTCTAAAAAATTCCCTTGTGTAGCGAAAGGAGCCTGTATAATCTAACCCACATACCGAACACTCTCTTTTAATACTTGTTTGAATACCAAAACTGTCTAATAACTGCTGTGCTTTATTTGTTATAAAGTTTGTATCCATCATAGGAAGATTTCTAACAAAACGTTCTTTATTTAGTTGGTCTAAATATTCTCCGTCTACAGTGTCTATCATATACTCCAAAGTAAATAAAAATGCAGTATCCCCTTGTGTTCCTTTTGACTTTTTATCTAATTCTTTACTTTGAATAGATATTTGGTCAATCATCCTCGGGGTCTGCATTTTGAGTTTAATTCGTTTATTTGTTTTTGGTAGTAAAAACTCCTGTAAATCTCCGAGATTTTCTGAATCTAACAACGTTACTTCTAATTCATCTAAATCTAAAGTTGTTTCCTCTTTTGTTCCACAATACGGACAAATAAACTGTAGATTATAGTTTTTTCCATATGTGACAACTCTTAATTTTTGTAAGAGGAACTGATAATCAGCTAAACACATATCGTATGACGATATTCCAGGATTTTCTACTAAACATTCATCAATTATCTCACACATTGTTTTGTAAGGTCTTTCTCCGGGAGATAATCTTTTCATCTCTTGATTGGTTGTCATTGACTTTAACTTAACAACCGGTGTTACGTTCTCAGAATATACCTTACCTAAAGACGGTAATGTAAATTCTTCAGCTATTGCAAAATCTGCCATAATTGACTCCTTTGTAAAGTTATTTCATGTTATATATTTTTATACATTGAAATAACCTTAAAAGTCAATTATTATTAAGATAAGTAACCAACATCGTCGTCAGGATTTTCTGTTTTCAAAAGGGTTTGTTGAGGGTCATCTTTACTTGCAAAGCGTACTCCTTGTGTATTACCAGTTTTAAATCTTGTCGACTGTTGTTTTTCAACATTCGCTTTATCAATTACATCTGTACTTGTGTCTAATTTATCACTATCGTCAAAAGATAATTGTACAGGCTCTTCATAAGGTTTTCCATAAATTGCCGGATATATTATATCAGCATACATCTTTTGATAATGTTTTTTCATATAATCAATATAGTTAATGATTACACGAGCTACTCTTAATACCCACGAAGTGTTATTTAATACTAGAAGTATGTGTTTACAACCACTACCTAACGTATCGTAAGGGTTAGTTATGTCAGACGGTCGAGTTTCACTACCATTACTATTAACCTTATTTACTGTTTGGAAGAACTTATATCTATAATGGTTGTCAGGACACGAGCAATCAATTAAAACATCGTCACGATTAAATCCAGTAATAGCCGCTCGTGAAACTTCTCTGAAGGTACATTGTCCCGTACGTTTTACTTCGTCCCTGAGTATTTCAAGAAATCCTCCAAAGGTTATATTTACAATATAATCATTTGTCTCTCCCTTAACAGGAATATTAACAGATAGTATATCATTTTTGAAAAGTTTATTCATATCTATACTATTAAAAGCTCTAACAGTGTTACCGACCTTTGAACGGTTTCGTTTGTTAAATCTTTCTTTTCCTTTTTTAGAGGATTTTGATTTATTTATTAACTTTTGTCTAGTATCTTCGTTCAGAACAATCATTAACTTCCTCCCTAGAAAAGAAATACCGAGGACTTTGTCCTCGGTATTTTATACAATAAATTTAAAGAGTGGAGAATACTTTTGTAAATGTTGTCATTTCATATCGTTGAAAATAACCCCTTATTAAAAAATTTGTGTATAAAAATAAGAGGTTTTTACACCTCTTATTTTATCTGTTTAATTATCAATAATCAACTAAATTAAAGAACACTTGTTAAATCAATTTGTGCTCTGTCATATTGAATTGTTGCATTTATCATATGTTTATCGCCATTGTCATTAGTATAACCGTCTTCACCAATGGACGATATCCAACAACCGTAAAGTTTCCAAGTACGAACAGGCTCATAGTAGTCCGGGGGATATTCAATAAGATATGCAAGACGTTTATAATTTGTCCGCTGTAAACTTGCAACTTTCTCAGTATTAACATCATACGAAAGGTTTTGCCAAGCCATCAAGATATCTTTTGTTTGTGCACCAATAAAGTCGTGGAACTGGAACGAACCAGCCTCGAAATTAGGAACACCTGCGTAACGTAATGTGCTATTACCTCTTTTAATTTCAATTGGTTCCTGTGAAAAATGAGGTACCGCAGCTGAACTAACTGACAATCTTAATAATTCGGAAGCATTCTTAATTTCAGCATTAGATTCAGTTCCAATCGCTCCAGCACGGATTAGTGGGTCTCCCGAAGGTCCTCCTAAAAGTGGTACCGAAAAGACGTAGTTATTATTTCTCTGAATTTCAAATAACTGTGGGTTATCTGAAAGATGATATGTACCTATCTGTTCAATAGCCATGTCATAAGTCTCCTTTTATCATTTATATATAACGGTTAAAATACTTATATTGTTTATTTTAAAAGTTAGTCCTAAGTCATATTAACAAATACTTAGGACTAACATTACAGTTTAGTTTTTATTCGTTAACAGAAACTTCGTCATCCTTCAACACTATTGAAATATAAAAATCTTCAACAGCATATACTGGGTGTAAAACTATTTTTACACATAATGTAGCCTTAGGATTACCAAGTTCTCTCTGTTTATCTAAATCTTTTACTATCTTGTAACCACTTATACCATAACCTGATAACATCGTATCAAGTAACGGGGACATAAGAGCCTTAAATGTTGTCCACAATACATCATTGTTTTGTTCAAATGTTAACTGTCGAGCTGTCGTATAACATTGTTTCTTAACATCACTTACAAGATTTCTAATATTAAGGAACGAAGTAGCTGTCAAATTACCGTCTGTAGCATTGTCTTTAAGAGTTCTGTTTCCCCAAATAACATTTCCGTAAGGATTGATATTTGTAATTGGGTTTATAGCTACACCATTCCTTGGTTGCATCCTATCAGCAGCTCCATTAGGAATTATAGTTGTCATACCTTCGTCAGCTAAATGTAAAACACTACCTCTTGCAGCTCCTGCGATAGCTAACCAATTAGCATTAGTTTTAATCGAATCAGCTAATGCGGCTAAATAAGCAAAACTTGCAGGTAATCTAATCTGGTCACTTGTATTTATATCCCCATCAAAGGTTGTGCGATTATATGTAGCCCAAGGAGTAAACATTGTTCCAAACTCACCGTGTGACTTCCAAGATTCGTCGTCTTGTACCACGGCATAA